TTTATTTTCTCTTCTGCCTGTCTCATCATGTCCTCTTTAAATTTCTCTTCTTCATAAACAGACATTCTTTTCTCGTCTAAATTTTTAGGCATTTTCTAACCTCGTAAAGTTTTGATACTTCTCAAATTTTAATATATTAGTAAACTTGTCAAACATAATATCTCCTTTGTGTGATATGATAAAGACATTTTCTTTTGAAAGTTGAGCAATAATCTTAAAGAAGTCGTCTGTTCCTTGACCATCTAAACTACTATCAAATATCTCATCAAGTATTAATAAATTAGTATTGACGGAGTTCTTCATCTTCGCAATACTTCTCCAAGTGAATAGTAATGATAAATCTATTCTCATCTTCTCACCTTCACTAAAATTGTTATAGTTAAAAGAATCCATATGTCTACTCTTAACCGTTTCTTTAAACTCTTCGTCTAAATGAAAAGATATAAAGAAGTCCATTGATTGTAGATACTGATTGATAAGTGTATTCATTACTGGAATATACTTCTTAATAATTTGTGCTCTTGCACCACTATCGTCTACAATCTGTCTTAATACATCAATGTATTTTTTCTCTTCAATAACTTCGTCTCGTTCTCCCATTGTCTTAACTAGGTCTTGTTTCAACTTCAATATCTCTTCTTTGATATTTAGGCCTGAAGCATCCTCTACTTGTAGGAGTTCAATCTCATCTTGTATTCTATCACTATGTCTTTTAATCTCATCAACACTATGATTAAGTTTTGAAACATTTGTTTCTATAGTTCTAATAGTTTCTGATACCTTATCAATGGTTAGTATCTTCTCTTCTGTATTAGTGATTTCAGTCAATAGTTCTTTATAACCATTATTCAATTTATCTACAGCAGCCTTCTCTTCATTGATTTTCTCTTGTTTGAAACTAGGTTCAAGTTCTTGTGTACAAGTTGGACAATTAGTATTCTCTTCAAAGAATTTTAATGTTCTTTTATGTGTCTTTAAATTAGTATCAATCTTGGATTCTAACTTCTGCAATTGAAGAAACTTACTTTTAGTCTTATCTTTGTTTTGTAATTTTAATTTGTTTGTTTCAATTTCGTTATTGAGACTATTGATACGGACCATATAATCTCTTTTACCTTGTTGTGCTTTCTCTATGTCTTCTTTTTTTCTAGTGATAGCGTCTGTATCTCTACCTTGTAATTCTTCGTAATGTTTCTCTTGTAGATTAACTTTGTTATCAATCAAGTCTACCTGGTGTCTCATTGTGGTAATGTCTTTTGTTAAGTCTTGTTGTTTACTTCTTAACAATAAGTTCATACTTGCAAATACTTTAATGTCTAGTATCTCTTCAATTACATCTCTACGATAACTTGCTCTCATCTTCATAAATGGTTCATAAGAAGAAGAACCTAAAATTACAACTTGACAAAATGACCTATAATTAAGTTTCATTATGTTTTGTTCAAGGTACTTTTGATAATCTATAGAAGAAGCATCCTGATTTAATAAAATACCGTCTTGGAATATTTCAAATATGTTAGGTTTAATACCTCTTCGTATCTTGTATTTCTTTGGACCAATACTAAAGTAAACTTCAACAACGGTATCAGCATTGTTGATTGTATTAACCATCTGGTCTTTCTTAATAATTCTAAAAGGTTTGTTAAACAATGCAAAGCATAAAGCGTCAAGTAAAGTTGATTTACCTGAACCATTAGTACCTATGATTAATGTCGTAGGTGATTCGTTTAAATTTACGCTGATTGGTGTATTGCCTGTAGAAAGAAAGTTCTTCCAGGTTATGTTATGAAATATTATCACTTATCTTGCACCTCACTATATAAGTCTTTCACTATACTATTCATCTTATTTTTATCTAATTTAGTATCTAAACTATTAATATAATTTTGCAAGAAAGATAATGTATCTTCTCCTTGGTCTACGATATTAACATCAGCAGTTGAATTGATATTATAACTATCTTCAATTACATTTACTTCATTTGTGTGTATCTCATTATGTAGTCTATCAATAAAGTCACCAAACTGGTTGACATCTGTTTTTTCTTCTACAATAACTTTAATAAAACAATTTTCATATTCACTTATATCCATAGTACTATATGAATTAACTTTATCATTATATAATATCTTCTTAAACATACTGATAGGATTAGGAATTCTTGTTAGTTCTCTTGTATTTGTATCAAAGACATGAAAACCTTTAGGACATTGATAATCAGACCAAGTAATTTCGTATTGTGTGCCTAGATAAAAGATAGTACCATTATCTGATTTTCTATGATAGTGACCAGAATATACTTTCTCAAATCTTTTAAACAAGTCCATTTCTAAACCGTGGTCTTGGAAGTGTCCTTTGTGCATTTCAAAACCTTTAACTTCTAGGTGACCCATACATATTTGTGCTTGACTTTCTGTTATTGCCTTTAGACTTTCTTCTTCATTCTCTGGACATATCCAAGGTACGAATAGAATAGGCAAACCATCAAACTCAACCGTCTTTGGTTTCTCATATATAAATGGTTCATTTACACCATCAAAAGTTGTAATCAGTTGTTGCATACTATTAATAGAGTTTGTGTTCTTATAGTATGTGTCATGGTTACCTAGTATGATATGTGTATCAATCTTCATCTCCCATAGTCTCTTCCAAAACTTATTTTGAAAGTTATGAGCAGTATTAAAGTTAATAAACTTTCTTCTGTCTACTACATCGCCTAAATGTATTAAGGTTGTGATGTTATTCTCTTCCAAATATGGAAAAAATATCTCATCATAAAACCTGTTAAAATATTTAATAAATGCAGGACTATCACTTCTCGCACCAAAGTGAGTGTCATTCAACAATGCTATCTTCATAATATACCTTTAAAAGTTCTCTAAATTTATCTTTGCTTTTCTTGTTCTCTTTAGTTTTGCACCTTTAGGTTTTACTTCTATAGGTTCACTTGTAGGTTCTTGGTTTGGTAAGTTCTTTTGTAAGAATTCTGTAAATTGATTTTTAAAGTCTCTATCTTCACCAGGTTGCAATGTCATATCGTCATAGTTTGCATCCATAATAAGTTTATGTTTGATTGTTGTTTGTTTCTTTTCTTTTTGTATTCTTCTTATAAAGGCATAATAGATAATTTGTGTAAAGTATGCAAATGGATTGTTTGACTTCTCTGGATTAAAGTTACCAAGATATTGTAAACAATTCTCAATACCATCTGAAATCATATCGTCTCTAAAAGTATAATTAATAAAGTTAGGTCTATACGATAAATGGTTTGCAATCTTTAAAAAACATTCTCCAATGTAATTAGTAACCGGAGGTTTCTTTCTGCCTCTTGCTTCTGCTTTATTACATTTGTCTTTATACTCTACCATTGCAATTAGAAACTCTTTGTTATTAACATAGTGCTCCTTCTTCGCAGGTGTTCGTATGCGTTTCTTTTTTTCAGGCACTTCGGCCGTTTCAATTTCTTTAACTACTTTTTCTTTTTTAGTTTTCATCATGTTCTCACTATACTATATGTTGTTAAATAAGTCAAGCACCTAACACATTTATTTTTAAATGATACAGGCGCTTGACATATCCTGAATCGTGTGTTATTATCAGCGTGTTGCTGCTGAGAGATAGAGTCTATAGAGTAGCGTCTAGTGAAATGTAGTTTTCTTTTTAATGTCATTAAAGGTCTCAAATATTTCATCATACTCTTCCAGTTCCTCGTCTCGCATAATTTCTCTATCCATAAGTTTTTGAGTTAATGGATTATCTTCTCTTCTCATAACCTTGTCGTGGTTGTTGTAGTCACTAATAACTTGCGTATAAGATTTAATCATTTGTTCACTTGCATTAGTAATAGTTAGTATCTTATCTTTAGGTATAGTAACCATATGGTCGTTTGTATATGCAGCCCACTTCACAAGTGCTATATAATCTTTGATACCAATGTTAGTAATCTGTGGCACATATTTTATTTCTAATGGTTTGTCTAATGTCAGCAACGGATTTCTTTGTTGATTTGCTACCGTAGGTATATGGCAAACAATGTCTGTGCCATTTATAATCTTTACGATTTTGATTTCTAGTTTCGTTTCTTCTTTGTTCATACTACTCCTTCAGCTCCACATTATGTATTTCGTAATCAAAGTTTTCTTCGTTGTATATATTTATTCTTTCTCTAAAGTGCTGTAATGTATAATTCTCTTTTTCTCCATGTGAAACATCATCTGATATATCGTATAATGTCGCATTTACTTTATTGTCACCAAGTCTTAAACCACGACCAATAGATTGTAAGTTTCTTATCCTAGACTTACTAGGACTAGAAAAAATAATATTATGCAAGTTTCTAATATTAATACCAGTAGAAAAAGTACCATAGGAAGCGACAATGATTGCATTATCACTCTTCTCTGTAATTGCTCTAATGTTTTCTCTGTCATCTGCTGACACTCCTCCGTATACGAAAAATACTTTACGACCATCATCTACTTTCTTTTCAATTTGTTCTTGTAATATCTTACCATGTTTTTCTACAAATTGAAATAACAATAGTGTATTACCTTGAAGACCATTTGTCAAGTTAGTGATATATTTGTTTCTTGCTTTACTAGCACATAAGAAATCCATTTCTTCTTGGTAGTTCTTATCTTTTAGAAAGTCTTTACTATTCTTTCCATGCTTGAGTATTAAGCAGTGTATTTTAAAGGCTGCTAGTTGTTTCTTATCTATCAAGTCAGTTGTACTCGCAACTCTGTTTACAGCCCCGAATAGACCCTCTAGCACGAGCTTATGCGTCTTTGAACCATCTAATGTACCAGTCATACCTATTCGATATTTACAATTAGTCATCTTCGTCATTATACCTGTAAGGGACTGGGATTTGAATAGATGTGCTTCATCACCAATGATACAACCAAATTGTGCAAACCATGTTTTAGGTAGTTTATATATTGATTGCCAAGTAGATATAACTACTTTCTTTGTTGTGTCTTTATCGTGTCCTTGATATATTCTATGAATGTGTTTTGTGTTATATCCATATTCTGCAAAGTCTTTATATAATTGTTCTACTAGTGATGTTGTAGGTACAATGATTAATACTTTATTTGATTTCTTTTCTTTAATTCTTAATAACTGAAATCTTAATATGAGATATGCAATAAGTGATTTACCACTAGCAGTTGGCGATAGTAATAAACATCTATCTTCTTGTATGGCATGATAGAAAGCATTGAATTGATAATCTCTAATAGTAATCTTAGGTATCTTTAATGCTTTACAAAATCTAGCACACTCTAATTTATCTAATGGTTTTGCTTTCTCTTTTATTTTAGATACAATACTAATATTGTTATCTTCACAAAACTTTTTAATATATGGTAGTAGACCATAGTATATCTCACCACTTGCATATTTAAAAAGTCTTATCTTACCATCCCAATATCTACTTCTATATTGAGGCATGAATTTATAACCAGGAACTTCAAATGTAAAAAACTCTGATAGTTCTCTACGAATATCGCTCTCGGCTTCTATTGAAAGATAGACTTCATCTTTCTTTTCTAATATTAAATAACGATTTTCTACCATTTATCAAATAGCGCCAGAAGTAAACTTACGCCATTCAATAGCATCCTTGATTAGGAATCCACGATTTGATATTTGTTTGATTGTTTTGTCCAGATAATCACATATAGTTTTCAAGTAATCTACTTTTTGCTTTATTCTTATGTAATCTTCATCTGCGTCAATGTACTTATCAACATCATACTTTAAAAGTTTTAGATTGAATGGTTTAGTTTGATAAACTGCTGGGTCCGCTTTCCCTGTGTAATATTCCCATTTATGTAATTTTATAATCTTTAGTTCATTTTCAGTTTTAGAAAGTAAAAGATTAAACTTGTTGTAATGCTTCAAAAATTCATTATGTAGTTGTGGTGTTTTAAGAGCTTCAATATCAAGCTCGGTATCATTGATTTTTAATTTCTTATCTGAAAGTTCTTGTAATTCTTCTAATGTCATAATATAGTATCTTTCTCCAGTTTTAAGTATAATTATATACTAAATCTAGTGTTTTGTCAAGCTTCTATTGTTAATAAGTTGTAGAAGTTTTGCCAGGTTCAGCAAAAGAATAAGTTGTATATTTAAAGCTAACACTACTAGTTAAGTATTGAACATCACCTGCTTGTTGACTATAATTTACACCGGTTAATGAAACAGGAAATATATCTCTAAATCTTACTTCTTTAATCGGATTATTCTTTGCACTTAATATTGTTAGTGTGGCGTCAGACAAAATACCTCCTTGAGGAGTAGCAGTTCCTTCTCTACCAGCATTGGCATTTTGCACACCTTTACCTTGTGTAGGAAATCTATCTCTTCCAGATTTTACTAAATTAGAATAATCTGAATGGTCTTCAGGAAAACCAAGACCTCTTAACCAAGCAAATACTTCTTCATAGTTTTCTAACTTTTCATCTATCATAAATGTAAGTACTAAATCTCCAAAGTCAAGTTTAGTTCCAGGCAAAGGTATATCTCTCAAAGGAGTTACCTGTGTTGCATTGGTCATCTGTAGGCTTGGGATATTAACTTCTGTACAAAAGTATTCTACCTTTGGAAGTTTTGTAATATTAAACTTAAATTGCGTTGGTGACGCATAATCAAGTTGCGTTGGTTGTCGAGTGATTGCGTTTGTACTTGTCATAATACTATTTATAAGACCTAATAAACCCCTAGTAAAACTGAATTACTAGGGGCCATAATTATACTAGTTTTTGTGCTATTTTAATCTCGTCAGCACTTGCATAATCACTATCCCATTTGTCTAAATGTTTTTTCATAAACTTATTAAACAATGGTGGTATTAACGCAATAGTGAAAAGTGTAAAGTAACCAACACCAGTATTAGGAGCACCGACATCATCAAGTTCCCAGAAGTGTGTTTCACCTCTATCGTGGTGGTCTGCTTGACGACCAATTTCAATGAAGAACCAACTTGTGAATAATGTTGAGTTATCCCAGTTGTGTCGATAATCTATTGGTTGATTTTTTACTCTTATTAAACCGTAGTGTTCTAGGTAGTTCAATGCTTCTAACTCAAAGTTTGAGATAACCCACATTGTTGCTAATACAGCAACACCTGTCCAACCACCTGCCATAAAGAATAAACTTACTATAGGTACAGACATAAGATATCCTCTTATCCATCTGTTATCAAAACTGATAAAAGATTTACCTATTCTACTTAATCTTGCTTTCTCCATTTCAAAAAGAAACTTTGATTGACCAAGATAAGACAATAGATAATGTCCGTATATTGTACGACCACGAGGTGCAGTCGCTGGGTCATCTTCACTTGCAAGTTCTAAATGATGATTGTATACATGAGCATAGCAAAAATGTGCTGACCCACTTAACGCCATCATCCATCTACTTATTACAAATGACCCACCTTTTGTATGAGATAGTTCGTGTCCATATATGATACCGATACCTAAAAAGATACCAGCAGATAATGTTGTACCAACTAACTCCATGCCACCCACTCCGTTAAAGAGTTTGTAAGCGACAACTAATTGTAGGATTAAGAAAACAGGTAACATTAAATACATAACGCTGTTTTGCAACCACGCAATACCTAATGAGTCTCCATTTCCATCAACCCCAGCACCTTTAGTTTGGTATGTGATTAATGTATCTATTATTATTCCAACACCTAATAAAGCAACACCAGTCCACGCAAATAGACCACCTATGTGGATACCGTAAGCAGTAGTGATGATTAATATTGGTGCAATGAAATAACGAATATTTGTTAAGAGTTTTAACATAATATCCTCCGACTATTACTAGTCATTAATTGCATAGTGATAAGTCTTTTATCACTCTAATATTATTTATAACATAAAGAAGTTTCTATGTCAAGTATTTGATGTATATAATAAAATCTGAATATACTTATATTGTAATGTGGGCCAAAAAAAAGGCGACTTTTACATCGCCTTTCTTCATAAGATTGTCTACTATACAATCACTATTTGCAATTACGCAAGGTTAGTGATTTGTACTTTTCTGTAGTATCTGTTTGAGTTAGCAGCACCCGAACCGTTAACAACAGCATTATCACCAGAACCCGCTTCAGCAAAAGGATTTGCTTGTAAGCCGTATCTAGTTTTAAAACCGATTTTCGGTTGGAAAGTGTCTTGTCCAACTGCTCTAACCATTTGTAATGGCACATAAGGGCAATAGAACATACCAGCGTCATAAGGTGAAGTACCTTTGTAGCCAACAACATAAAATTGTTTGCTAGAGCCGTTCGCACTATATGGATCAATGTACACTTTGAATCTGCCGTTTAAGACACCAGCAAAAGTGTTCCCTGTATCGTCAACAGCTAAGTTGTTGTTCAATGCAGGTGTATAGTCTAAAACACCAGCCATCTGTAATGCACTAGCAACATCGGAAGAACAGATAATAACATTACCTTTTCCTCTTCTTGTTCTTTGTGCGATAGCGTTAGCGTCTCTTTCTAGTTGGAACATAAGTCCTTTAAATCTCTCTACAGACCATCTACCGTTTGAGTCAGTATCTAAATCAAAGATACCAGCAGTAGTTGTGTCAGTTTGAGCACCTTTTTCTGAATTTACATAGATAGTTCTAACAACTTCTCTGTTAATTTCAGCAAGGATTTCAGCAGAAAGAATATTCGCTAATTCAGACTCAGCGTCTAAACCGTGAATAGCTTTAAGGTCTTGTGCAAGTTCCATTGTATACTCAGCTTTAAGAGCTCTTGACTTAGCAGTTACCGTTGACTTCTCAATTGAGAATGCCATTTCAGCAAAACTATTATTAGCCGTGTCTCCTAATGCTTCTGCCGTAGCAGTAGTCATTCCACCTTCAGCAGTATATGCTCCAGGTGAAGAGTCGTTAAGTACAGCAGGATTTGTTTCTCCAGCAGATGATGTTCCAGCAGAACCAGGTACATTTGCTGTAGTTTTCGCAGCTGAGAATTGTGATTCAGCTTCGTCAAATAATGCCTCTGTTCCGTTTGAAGCCTTAAATCTGCTTCTCATAGCAAAGATAAGTCCAGTTGGACCAGACATTGGTTGTACGCCAGCGATATCGTAAGCGATAAGGTTTGGCATTGCTCGTCTTACTAGACTAATTAGGATTGGATCCCAGTTAGCTACAGAACCAGCAGTTGAGTTAGTCGGCGCAGTTTCAGTCATAAACTGAGCGTCCTCTTTTAGTGCTCTTTCTTGGTTTTCAAGTATAACACTAGTAACAGCTCGTTTATAAGTATCCGTAATTTTTGGTAAATCTGGATGCTCTAATACTGGCTGCCACTTTTTTTGGTAGTTTTCAGATAAGTACATATCTTGTTCCTCTCTCCTATTATTATTTTATTAACTTGAACACTAAAGTTTCAAGTCTTTTGTTTTACTAATAGCGGTAGTATAAGCAGCCATTGCATTAGATAAATCTTGTGTAGAATCTACACCGTTATTATCAGCTACCGCATTATCTATTTCGCTGTCAGAGTTGGCTTCTTTTTTTGTTCCAAAATAACTTTCTTTAATAGTCATTACTTTGTTTCTAAAGTCTTCACCGTTTGAAAATTCAACCGCTTCAGTTAGTTTATCAAATTTCTCTTTCGATACATCTGTTAAATCCGAAGCAACATCAGCTAAAATGTCAGACTTTTCAAGTAAGTTTGTCTTACCGTTAAGTTCAACATTCTTCGCAATCTGTTCGTTAAGTTTATTTTCTAACGATTCGATTTTTGAAGCTTGGTCTTCTAACACATCATATTTTTCATCAGGTACATCTATATAGTGGTCTTCAAAAAGTTTTTTTAGACCCGAAATAAAGTCCTCAGCAATTTCGCCCTTGATACCTTTTTCAATAGCAAGTTCGTTTTCTTTCATCCATTCGTTGACAACATAGTTCAAATAATTGTCTACCTTCTCAACTAATTCGGATTTAGCTTTAGCACTTTCTTCATCAAATTTCTTATTATAGTCTACTTCCATTTCTTCAGCAATTTCTTTTACTTTACTAGTAATTGCAGCTTCAAAAATAGTAGCAGCCTTTAATTTAAATTCTTCGGACAAGTCTGATTCACCAGAGGTCAAAGCGTCAATGTGTTCTTTTACATCAATGTCTTTCGCTTTCTGGTCAGTAGATTCCTTAGAAGTAGATTTAGCGTCTTTGTCGTCAGCTTCAGATTCTTTTTTCATCTTGTGGCCGTCTTCATTAGTTGCTTTATCTTTCTTCTTATCTAGGAATTTTTTCAGACCGTCAGGCATATCTCCCTCGGAAATCTTCTCGCCATCAGAATCAGTTTCTTCCTTCTTTACAGAAGGCATTGGATCCGCACTACCAGAATTTTTCTGTTGAGCGTCACCTGAAACTAGTTTAACTTTTTTGGTTGCGTCTGGATTACTATCTGTAGGTTTTACTACAGCAGCACCTAAATCTTCAGCACTATTAGATAGTGGTGAATTTTCAGCAGCTACAGCGTTCTTTTTGGGAGCGTCTGGAACCGTCATTTCTGCGACCTGTTTTTCTGTCTCGGCCATATTGAAGTTCTCCTTATTTCTTTTAAAAAAAATAATTATTTTCTTGTTTTGTTATAAGATATTTATAATATTACAAACCTTTAAGGAACTTACTAAATACCAACGCTTTCGCTTCGGCAAGTTTTAGTGATTTTGCTTCCTTAATGTATTTTTTATATTCTTCAATATCTTTTTGTTTTATTACACCATTGTCCCAAATCCATTCTTTTCCTTCCATAATGCCTTCTACGAAAGCGTCAGGAGCAGATGGGTCTGCCACAATGTCAGCTGCAGTTGCAAGGTAAAAGTCGTTTCCAACTCTTGCTTCACCACCACGACTTCTCTCTAATGAACCCATACCACGAGAAGAAACGCCTAATTTAGCGCCTTCATCTATAAGATTTTTTACAATCTTACCATATGGAGTATCCATTATCTTTGCTTCACCGATAAAGTTGTTACCGTCTGGATAGAGTTTAGTAATCATATGACTTACTCTTTCCAAGTTAACCGTTGGTCCATCAGGATGTCCTAATTCACCAAACGCTCTTTTCTGTTCCACAAATTCTCTGTTATATCTACTAACTTCTTTTGCTAGTGTTTCTTTAGGATAGACTCTACCATTTCTGTTTTTTATTTCAGATTGTAGGAATACGCCACGAATTTTGTAATTCGTTTTACCTTTTACTTCTTCGGTGATGTATTCTACATTTTCCAAAGTTTCTGTAATTAATTTCATAATAGTTTATCTCTCTCTTTCCTAATATTTATAATATTTATTATCTAAATTCAACAATAATCGTATAATTGTCATTTAATGCAAAGTCTTTAGTACTTAAATAGACATATCCGTTAGGCGATGTCGCATTGTTTACTATGTCATTTCCCGCAGTTCTAAAGTCTAAATGCCCTTGTCCAGATAATAATAATGATGTTGTGTTTTCAGTAGCGCCTCCCCAAGCAATCTCTACTGCTGATTTTCTATTTGCAGTATTAACTGAATACCACACTTTCGCAATCTCTTTAGTACCATCTGCTGTCATAAAGTTAGAAGTTGTCGGGTTAGCAATCACGGTGTTTGTCTCACCAGTGCCATCAGAATAGTTTGTTTGTTTTACAACATACTTAACACCTGCCGTGTCCGATATTATCTGTTGTGTTATCAAATCTGCCATTTTATTTTGTCTCCGTTTCTTTCTGTACTTCTACAGCCATATTGAATTTTGACACATTAGCGTCTGTCGTAATCTCTAAAGTTGTTGCCGTATTTAATTCTTGTTCAATTACTTTACGAGCTTCACCTTCTTTTAATCCCCAATTACCAAACCCTGTTAAACTTAAAGATTGGTCTCCGAGTTTAAGAGTCGCTGTGCCTGTTCCTCTAATCTCATAATATACATTCGCTAAAGATACAGATTGACCAGCAGAATATAATGTTCCACTTTCATTGTCCGCACCACTAGCCGTAATAATAGCTTTAGTGGTATCGTCTACCTTTGAGACAATACTTAATGCCATCTAATTACTCCGAAAAATATGTTGTCAATGCAGTCTCTACATCGCTATCGCCGGCCGCAACTTCTGTGATTTTAGTTTCAATAATATCAACTAAATCTTGTGGTTGTTTCCAATCAATTGCGTCAAGGCCACTTACTAAGGATTCTACACTTTCTTTCATCGCTGGTGATAGAGCGTTGAATCTATCATTTTTGATGTAACCAGATGTATGTCCTACAATACTTGATACCGTTAATGCCATTTTTATTCTCCTGTGTTACCAGGTGTTGCCTGGTTAAATGCTTGTTTTACTTCGTCTTCTGTAGCGTTTTGTCCAATAGGTGAAGCAATTTCAGGTTTCGGATCGGAATGGTCTTCAGCATTAACCTCTCCAGTCATTACATTAGCTGCACTTTGAAATAGAGAAGAAGCGTATTCTTTTCTACTTGTGTCTAATGCGTCTCCGACTTTATCTCTTAAAGCACCTTTAAAAGCGTCACCGGCCTCTGCGTTATTGCCTTTTGCTAATTGGTCTACAAAAGTATCTACTTGTGTTATTTCATTATCTGCCATTTTATGTTCTCCTTATATATTTCTAATAGCCAGTATCTTCAGGTACACTTGTTTGTGGAGCTGCGATAAGACCATCATCAATTTCTTTTTTAATTTGATTATCAATTTGTTCAATTTCTCTTTCAGATTGTTTTAAAATAGTTTGTCGTACAAATTGTACACTAAAGTATTTACCAACATAATCTCTCACATCATTCGCTAATGCTATTCTTTCTCTTAATAGTTCAGCGTCTTTCAGTTCCGAGAAATGACCATCAGCCAAAAAGTCGTATTTAATTTTTTGACTAATTGCCTCCCAGTCTTCTTCATTTATGACTGATTTTAAAACTAGTTGAGTTCTTAATAAGTCATTAAATAAATCTGTAAATTTCTTTCTTAATCTATGTACAAACTTCGTAAATTTAAGTTCGTCTCTAGTAATTTCAGTTGTTCTACCTAAATTGAAACCTTGACTTCCTTCTAATCTACTTACTGGTACATTTAAACTTCTGTATAGTTTTGCTTTAAAGTATTCAATATCACCTGTCTCACCTAGGTTTTGTCCACCAGGTAATGTAGTAATATCAGTTCCTCTTCCGCCTTCTCTACTTGGTAACCAAAAGTCTTCAAGCATAGACATATAGTTTCTATCGTCTCTAATCTCTCCAGTACTTGCGTCATAGACAAGTTTGTTTCTGTATCTTGCCATAACATCACGGAGATATTGCTCTGCTTTTACTTTAGGTAAGTTACCTACATCAATCTTAAATATTCTTCTTTCAGGTGCTCTTGCAATTCTGTAAATAACAACAGCGTCTTCAATCATTCTTAATTGATTAACTGGTTTAATTGCCTTGTGCATATAACCCATAACCATATTTTTGTTCAAGTCTACTAATCCACTTGGACAAAATGCGATAGCGTCTGTAGCAATCTTAATACCACCACTTGCCATACCAGGTCCTGCAACACCTTTTTCATTGTATAAAAAATACTCATTGTAGTCATGTACCACTTGTATGTTTGCCATATCAATTGGTCGACCTTTTTTAATCTCTCGTATTTTTTTAATCTTACGAGGATCAATATACCTTAATTCTGTTATACCTCTTACAGGCGATTCTCTATCAATAACTTTATGATAGTAAATTCTTCCATCAACATACCATCTTCTGAATATGTCGTGTCCTTTTGTACTAAAGTTCATCAACCTTAGTATCTCTTTAAATTCATCTTCAACCTTACGCTTAACTTTATCGCTAAAGTCCGTGTCAGTTAAATCTACTCGTACTGGATCTCTATCTATCTCGTTTGCAACTATAGCCTCGTTGACAATATCTTCAACAGCCATATCACATTCAGGATGGATTGAAATCTCTCTATACCTTCTTATTAAGTCTTGCTCTGTCTTGGCGTTACCTTCCATGTCAAGGTATTGACCAAAATAACCACCAGCAGAGACGGTTTGTGTTCCGTCATCTGCTGAGGGTTGAGTAAAACTTTGCTTCGGGTCTGGAGTATCTTTAACTCTAGTAATTTGAAAACCGAAAAGTTCTGCCATTATATTTTCCTCACAAGTTTACTTTTTATTATATATTTATTCAACTATTAAGTAGTCGTTCTTGCCTCAAAGAATAGGTATCTAAACGCCACTTCAAATGTTTCAACTGCTTCTGTTGGTTCCATATTCAAATCAATGCCACCGATAGAAGTTGGAAAACAACCTCTTAAAGTGTATGATTTAATAGTAGAGCCATTTCTGTCTAAATGGTCAATAAATGCGTCTACTTGATAATCTACTGGATTAACTAATCCTTCGTTATCAGACATATTATTGATTCCATTTTGCCATCTTTCAAAAGCGTCTCTTAATTTGAAGTTTGTATCGTTAAGTACCGTAATACTCCAAGGTTCAAAGTTTCTATCAGCTGCAAGATATACAGGTCTTCCACGGAAGTTAACCGTAGTAGTACCAATAGACATTGCAGGTATGCTTGTCGTTTGACATAAGAACGCTAGTTCTTCTGTTTCTCCACCAACTTGTGCATAACCAGGGAAAGGCATTGTTACCTTAAATTGGTTTGCTCTAGCTCCACCGCCAGCAAGTTTAGTTTTGAAGTCATTAATGTTTGCCATTTTTTATTTCTCCTCTTTACTAACCTGCGACTTCTGAAAAAGCCACACCAGTTCTGGTTGCGACAAAAGATAATGTGATAAAGTTGATACTTCTTGCTGGTTTAATGTAAATCTCAGCAATAAACTCGTTTCTATCAATTACTTCGCCTGTGTTATTTGTTTCATCACATACTACTAAAAAGTCTGTGATACCTCGTCTACCTTGTACTTCTCTTAAAAAAGGTTCTGTTAGGTTTCTAAAGTTAGCTCTTGTAAACTCATCATTGAATTCAAAGAGTTGAAATTTAGAAGCTGTAGCAATTGCCTTTTCTAAAACAATGAACAATCTTCGTACATTTATTCTATCAAATGCAGATGGTGTTGTTAGTCCAGTCTTATCACCAAACAAGATAATACCTTGACCAGGGAAAGAAACAACTGGGTTTACTCTCGCTCTGTAAAGTTCGTCTCGTTGAGTTTTGTTTGGACTATAAGCAAGTTTAACTGCACCTCTAACAATACCTCTGTTTAATCCAGCAGGACTAAACCAAGCGTCATTAGTTAAATCAGTTCTTGCTGACAAACCAGCCATATCTCCGTTTAACGGTACATATCTATATACATCAGAATATCTGTCATACATATATTTGTAACCACTATCAAAGATTACATAACTAGATGATTGTACTGCATTGAAGAACGCAAGTACATTATTAGTTTGAGTTATAGCAGAAGCAATATTAACTACATCACTTCTTTGTGGACTAGCAAATACTATACAATCTTTTCTTGTTTCAGCGATTGTAATTAAATCACCAATCAAGTTCAGACTTGCTGGACCAGCCATTATCAAACCAACATCAACGGTTTCTGAATCTTGGAACAATTCAAATGCAGACTTTCTAGCACCGTCAGTCACACTTCCATCAGCACCGTTTCCGAATGTTAATGCAATAGGTCCTGATACAGCAGTGAAAGCAGTATTTGCTTTTGCGTTACCCCAATTAGTTCCGTTTGAGTTATGGTCTCCCCAAAAGATGAAAGATGATTTCTTGTAAATAACTTCTGGATAGAAATTATTAGAACCACCAGCGTCTTTTGCGTCTTTAGCTTTTGATACTTTTTCGTATACTTCTAGTACTTCGCCTTTAGTTCCTGATATAGAACCGTCAGCGTCTATAACGACAACATGAATTTCATCATCACTACCACCGGCAGCTAATACATCTGGAGATGTTCCAGGTGCACCACTTACAAAATCGTAATGTGACCATCTTCGTCTAACATTAGCGCCATCTAAGATAACTCTAGTTAAACCACCTGAACCAACTTTTTTCTTAATTGTAATGTCGTTAGTTGATACGGCTGTTACCTCGTATTCAATTCCGTCATCATAATCGTTAGTAGCGGCTGATGTTGAAAATGCAACAATGTCACCAACATTAATGTTAGTTCCACTTGTCATTGTTATAGTTGTGTCGCCAATTGATACTGCACTATCGTTTACGGTTGTAACCGCATCCTGTGAGTATGCAATAGCAGAAGGACATACAGAAACAGATAAACTATTTCCATAAGCGCCAGCTGTTCTTGCGACAAACTCCCTACCAGAAATACCAGTGTAAGCACCATCTGCTAAGTATGTTGAGTTATATTGGTCAGTATTTTTGACCAATACTGCTGAACCACCGTTGGTTACAGCGTTTAAAATTCCAGGGTTTTCAGTTCGTACTAGCTTCAGAGCATTGGAATACTGAAGGAAAGATGAAGCAGTAAAATACTCTTCAAAGTTCGTTGCAGTAGGTTTTCCAAAGATACTAACTAATTCTTGTTCAGAAGAGATAAGCGTTACCTCTCCAACTGGACCTCTACTTGAATTTAGAGCATATGCTCCAATACTAGTAGATACAGCAGGAATTATATTAGTTAAATCCTTTTCTTGTACGAGAACGCCTGGTGATACTTGAAATGCCATTAGGTTTTCTCCTCTATTTTATTGTTTGTATTTTTATAAAAATACATAATGTTTTCCTTTGTCAAAATTCGTATTATTCATACGCCCATATTCAAATTTCTCAATCGTTTATATTTATCAAATAGGGAAGCTTCATCAACTACCTTTGCGTACAGCGGGATGCCAAATCTGTCCATATTCGTCTGAAAACGGTTGTTCTTCTTCTGTATCAATACCATTATCCACGAATCCAAACGGCGCCATATCTTGTTCTATTAACTTTTCTTGTTCAGCATACATTTCTGCTCTGATATTTCTATCAGTCATTTCTTTGAAATACCTTTGGTTTGCAACCCAACCTAATATAGTTAGACAAGTCATATAGTCATCATTGCAACCTTCTTCAGCTTGCCAACTTTGATTTTTTCTTGTAAAGGTAGACATTTCTCCGATAATATTAAAGTCATTAAGAATTATTTTATCAGACTCTATAATCGCTTTGATGTTTGCAGTACCTATTTTTTTAATCTGTTTAGTCATTCGTACACCTAATTGTGAACCTCTTGCACTAAACATAGCGCCAAGTATTTGTCCAGCTCTACCTTTCTGTGTAGTCATTAACATATTGTCATACTCTAATTCATAATGTAAACCATCTGAAATCTGAGCACCAATATCATTGACCTCTACAAGTATATGTGCTTTGTTATATTGTGTACAGACTTGAGCAATCGTATTAGGAAATAATATAGGTTTAATCTCATTGTCTCTAAATGTTGCAACCACTCTATAAGGTAAAGAGGTTACATCAAATATAATAAACGCTGAGAAATCTTTTAGTGTACCTCTGGCAACATCAACCGTACATAAGTAAGTATTGCCTTTTACAACTTCTTCAAAGATACTCAATCGTCCATTTGTTTTAAGTGGTGTCATATACGGTGTCGCTTTGATTTTAGCAGGATTGATTAATGTATCAATACTTCCTAAAAACTCACACTCAAACTCACTAGCAAATTGAGACTCACTAGTGTTTCTTATTGTTTCTTCTTTCCACTTAATATCTCTACCTGGTACTTCTGACCAATGTACTTCAATAGGTATGTAATCGTTTTGTCCTGCTTCAGCGTCAACCCATAGTTTATAAAATTGATTCATTCCGTGAGGAGTTGAAACGATAATAACTTTAGTTGACTTACCAGAAGTAATCGTAGGATAAACGGAACTAAAAAATTGTTCAGCAATAGTTGTAGGTACGAAAGCAAACTCGTCAAGGAAGATAATGTTATATGAACCTCCTCGAACAGCACTTGAAGATGTTGCAGCTGCTACTACTTTACTTCCATTCTCTAATTCTATATTACCTTTGTTCCAGTTTAACACACCTTGTTGTAACCATTTTGGTAAATTCTCATATGCAAGTTGTAGTCTTCCTAATATATCTCTTGCAGTAGATGATTTGTTTGCCAATATAGCAATATTACTATTAGGATTAAATAACGCATAATGTAATAGATATGATATAGTTGTTGTAGACTTACCTGATTGTCTAGGTAGTTTACAAATAGTAAATCTATTCTCATGTATTGTTTTTACAATTTTTTCTTGGAAAGGATACATATCAAAAGGCACTAGTCCTTCATCAAGTGAAACAATCTGTACATATGATTTCATAAAGTACACAGGATTATTTTCACATTTTTTAAACTCCTTAATCTCCTCAGAAGTAAACTCTTGTGGTGTGTTTACTTTTTTTAGATTAGGGTTACCTAGATATGCGTCTGTCATAACTTAATCTTTTCCTTCAATTGGTGTATCTTTAAAGGGGTCGTTTGATATGTCTCTTGGTTGTTCATCAAACTTTTTGTCCTTTAAATGTTTTTGTAGTTCAGCAGTTGAACCTACAAACAAAGCATTCTTAATGTTATTAGTTGTCTTATTCGGTACATCTTTTAGTTTAGATAATTTACTTTGTAAGTCTTGTAATTTATCAACGGTGTCGGCTACATTTTTAATTAATGCACCTGCGACTTCATATGCTCTTGGGTGTTGCCCTTCTTTTGCAACATCTAAAATGCCTTGTATTGCGTCTTGTCCTCGTTCAATTAAATTATAGTAATTTTCTCTACTATATTTGTAATCGTTTTCTATATCGTCTTTCTTTGGGTCTTCAACTCTAGGTACAGGTACAGACTTCTCTTGCAACATTAATTCTGCTACAGGAGTACTCTCTTCTTTGATACCTAAAATATCATTTACTTTGTCTTCTAGTTTACCCATTGTTTACGACCTTGAAGTTTGTATTTAAAACTATTCTACTATTAGATTTAACTGGATTACTACTTGCGTGAAATCTCCAACCATGAAATATTACGCAACGATTTGCTTTTGGTTTAACTCTCTTAGCAATACTTAGTGTTTCTGGTTTCTTATCTTTACTAAAAAACTCATTAAACAATATAGTATCACCATCTGTATCTGTTGGATAGTAAATGCAAACCATATGTTCTTCGTCTTCATCATCAACATGAGCCATATTATATTTACCATCTTTGAAATCAGGATGTGGAAACATTAAATTAAATTTTGCTCTTAACATTTCTACCTTATCAAACTCTTTTGTAAGTAGTCCTGCTTTGCCAACCATTTCAGATAATGAATGTCTTATAGGTTCAATGGCAGGATTTTGAGGTCCTTTTTGAGGTTGATTGTGTAAAAAAACTCTGTGTACCATTTGTGTAGACGAAAATGTATTATCATCTTTTACAATGCCTTTATTGTCTACTTGATTTGGTAGGATATCCATAGATAGGATATATGCTAGTCTTGTAATGTTTTGTTGAAAGCTGTTATTTACGACTTCTGGTAAAACATTGTCTAATACTATTATTTCTTCTTTGTTCATTTATACCTCTCATTATGTATCACTTCCAGTTGATGGGTCAAATTTCTTTCCATCGTTAAAGAATGATATATTTGTTGTAAATCCGAAATCGTCACCAGGTGTTGCTGATGATGGATTTGGTGTTATCACTATTCTCTCTTCTCTTGCTTTATTTATTGTATCTGTACCAAGGTCTGTTTGTACTTTTCTAACAACACCTTGACTAGTTGACGGTCCATATAGATAGGTTTTTGCAGTAAAGTTAATTGTATAAATTACTGCTCTTCTTGTACTAAAGTCTCCGTCATAATTATCTTCGTATGCAATGTCGCCTATGATAATAGGTACATCACGCTTAATGTTCATGTCTGGTATCATATTTATAGTCACCGTATAATCGGGTTGAAAATACGGAACTATCTGTTCCATAATCTGTAATCCATTTTCTGCTGTTGCAGTAAAGATATACAAAGAGTAAGTTATGTTATACGGAACAGGTGTATAATTAAACTTCATATTTTGTTGTTGAGCAGTAGTAGAACCTTCTGTTGATGGAGTTCTAGTTTTTGTCAACTTATTTAATTTTCTACTAGGGTCATATTGTAGACCACTAATTTGAAAACCTATACGAGGTAGAATAGTTGAAAATTGTGTATCTTGTAAATCAGGTTGTTGTGTTAATCTTGTAATAAACTTTTCTTTAGGTGCATATGCTAAAGGCACCGTATATCGTTTTACAACTGAACCGTTTGCGTCTTTTGTTTGTACAATAATCTTATTAAAAATCTGTCCAAACGCAATAGTTAGTTTTCTTAATCCTTCGTTATAAAAATGTGTTCCGAACATTACTTAACATCTCCAAATGGGTTGCTTTCTGTAAAGTCTAATATGTCATCTGAAACCGTTGCAGTATCAAAACCTGCTTCAGTATCTAAATCTAAATTATCAGCGTAAACAGACCTTGTTTGTATACTTGTAGCGGCGTCTCCGTCTGTAGTAATATCATCAAATTCTTCTTGTATTACATACTGAGGATTACCATTTGCGTCACCTTGTTCTAGTTGTAAGAAACCAGAATAAGAAGACTGATTTAGTGTACCGTCTTCAAGTCTAAATTGGTATTGTAAACTTGTATCTAATGATAGTCTATCATCTGCTGAATCTATTGCACCAACTCCTGTGTTAAACTCTTCACTTGAATATTCAAAAGTTTTACATCTTAATTTGTAAACAGGTAAAGCACCTAATTGAAAGAACGGCTCTTGGTCTTCGACAAATGCAACTTCAAAAAACTTGTTCATTAAAGGATAGTATATTACATCACCTTCGTTAGGTCGACCATCTACTACTAAGTTTGCAGTATCATCAACTTGTTCTTGGAATCTTCTCTTTGCGATTACAAAAGTTGTATCGTCTCTTATTTCTAAACCAAACTTACTAATTATTTCTTGTTCGCCTTGGAATCCTTCTACCGTTTCAAAGTACATTTCAACCATATACGAGTCGTCAAACCTAGACGCAGAGTCTTCGCCAAGAATTAAATCTCTATTGACAAGAGTTCTTGGTAAATAATAAACAGCGTGACCATAGATTTTTAAATTTTCAACGATTAAATCTTCTATTAACCTTTTTTCATTTTGACTACCTATGCCATCGCCGCCTTGAAAGTAATGATTAACGGCCATTGTATTTTTATCCTATTAACATTGCTGGGTTTAGTTCAAACGAGTTTCTAATTTCTGTTTCTAATTTTTCTACATCTTGTAGTGCTTCAGAATAGATTTGTTGTCCGTTTAATGTAACCCCACCAATCATTGCTACTCCATTAAATTTAGAGAGGTTGGCACCCCATTGTTTTTTTACTAATGCAGTTGTGTATCTCTTTAACCAAATGTCATCATATACATCTGTATAAGTGTCTGGGTCTAGTTTTCTGTATGCGTCAATAACTAGATACTCACCAACTTGCAAGTCGCTTCCCCAATCCATATCAATGTGTAATTTATTGTCATGTTGATTAAACCTTAATGGTTTTTCACCAACTAATATGTGGTCTAGGAAATCTAATTGTCTCATTACAATGTCATAGTTGACAACACTTGTAGATGAGAAATCGTAAAGGTCATTTAGTCTTAACTGATATCTAACATCAAATAAGTTTAGACTACCTTTACTAGAAAAAGGAAATATGTTTTGTACTCCAACAATTGAATCAGGAACAATGATATAACCGTTTCCTGTTTTCCAAGTTGTGGTTACAGAATTTTTTGTGACACCTTCAGAAGTATCTGATAGTATTCTAGTTTTGTCTGCCTGTGTGTATTGGTATTTTAAGTATACTCTTTTGATACCGTCATAATGATATTGTTGATAGTATTGTATTGCTTCATCAACTCTATCATCTACTTGGTCATCATCAACATTAATTTCAATTACAGGATGTCCCAAGGCTCTCTTAGCATATGAGATAAGCGTCTGTCTAGTGTTAGGTATGGCCATAGTTTTATTCCTTTGTCTTTAGCAATATTTATAATTATCCATGAGGGTCGATGTCCCATTTCGTGTCTTTATCGTCTTTTTTATCAAAATACCAACATACTAGTACAAATAACACCCCTATACCTATCAAACTTTGTATAGTTGTGTCGTATCGTAATAGAAACAATAAGATTTCTAAACCATTTGCACCATCACTTATTAACCAATCAAGTTCTTCTTTTACATTCATTTAGTTTTACCACATCTTCGCATAGCAGATTTAACTTTAACTACCATATCAAATATCATCATATCTGTATGAAATGGTGTAGGTGTAAATCTTAGTCTTTCAGTACCAACAGCAACCGTAGGATAGTTAATAGGTTGTACATAGATACCATCTTTGTAAAGTAATTCATCTGAAACTGCTTTACATTTTTTAGCGTCACCTATAATTACTGGTACGATATGACTATCGTTTTGTAATACTTCTATACCTTGTCTTGTTAATTCTTCTTTTGTTTTTTGAGCTCGTTCTTGTAGTTGTTCTCTTAATTCTGGATGGTCTTTAACATACTTAATACTTGTTAAAGCACCGGCACATAGTACAGGCGATAAACTAGTTGTAAATATAAACGCACTTGCCATACTTCTAATTGCGTCTATAAACTCTCTCTTTCCACAAATGTAACCTCCCTGTACACCATAGGCCTTTGCTAATGTTCCATTAATAATATCAACATCAACATTATCTCGTTCACAAATACCAGCACCTTTTGGTCCGTATAAACCAACTCCGTGTACTTCATCAATGTACGATATAGCTTTATACTTTTTACATAAATCAGCAATCTCTTTTACAGGTGCAATATCTCCGTCCATACTATAGACACTTTCAAATACTACACATTTAGGACCAGGGTTAGACTTTAAGATACTTTCTAAATCGTCTAAATCATTATGTTTAAATATTTCTTTTTTACATTTACTATGTCTTAATCCTTGTATGATAGAAGAATGATTTTCGGCGTCTGAAATAAATAAAATTTCAGGCATAATCTTGCCCATAGTTTCTAAAGTTGTTTGATTAGCGTTGTATGCTGAAGTGAATAATAACGCACTTTCTTTGTCGTGTAATTGAGTTAATTCGTGTTCTAATGCAATGTGATAGTGAGTTGTACCGGAGATGTTTCTCGTCCCTCCAGCACCCGCTCCGCTCGTCTCCAGTGCTGTTTTCATGCTATCTATAACATAAGAATGTTGGCCCATGCCTAGATAATCATTTGAACACCAGTTGACTATTTTTTTGATTGAGTATTTTGAATACCAGATTGCGTTAGGATAACTACCTCTGGTTCGTAAGATATCATTGAATACACGGTATCTACCGTCAGCTTTTAATTCTGTTATTATTTTTTTAAATTTATCTAAATGTTCCATTATTCCACATAAGGAAATAAAGCGTCTGTACAAAATTCTTTTACATCATCTTCAGGTAAACCTAAACTTAACATAACTCTAGGAGTATGTGGATTCTCTCTTTGATGTTTTGCGTATCTGTTTTGTGCGTCTTTGATTTCCTGTAAGTCTCCTACTTCGTTGTTTCTTCTTAGTAGTGTAAAGTATACTTGTAAATTTGCTTGTGCCATACTTAACGCTTGTGTTAATTCTTTTTCAGTATTAATATTACCAGCCGCAATCATACCTGGACTAAAGATTTTCATAGCCCAATCAGGTAATGGTCTTGCTTTTGATGGTGTATAATTACTTGCTTCTTTTACAAACCAATCTACCATTGAATGGTCTCTCTTTGCAAGAGGAGAAAAGTCGTGGAAGAAACCTGTAACCTTTTTTGCACCTGCGATTACATCTAATCCAAATATAGGTGCTTCACTTGTTAGATTAGGAAACACACAGCAATGAAACATAAACAAACCTTTTTCGTCTCTAGCGTCAACTACATCTAAATGACATCTTCTTGCTTCAGGTGTTTTCCATACTCTATTAACCCAACCTTCTTCAGGTCTATTAAACTTTTTCATTGCAGGTTCAAATATCTCTTCACCTTCTCTTTCAAAATTTGCGATAATACTTTGAGTGTGTTGCTCAAGCATTTCCCATATTCTACTTCTTCGTTCCATCACCAAACCTCTTTTCATTGTTATTAATAAATGTCATCATTTCTTTAAATAGTTCCGTTGCAAAACTAAAACAAACTCTTGCTTCGTATACAACATTATTTACATTTTCTGTAAGTGTACTTGCGTCTGAATACTTTTGATAACTATCCACTTTTAATCTTAATGCGTCTTTTAATTCTTGTACACTTTTATATTTCTGTACACCGTCATCAACTTTTTTAAAATTGAAATCATAATAATAATTACGACCTGGTGTCTTTCTTCTAATCATCTGCCCACCTGATAAATCACCCATATGTCTTACATATATATGTGCAGCTATTTTCTCTGGAGAATCCATTAATGTTTGACAATGGTCTATGTACTTTTTAGTACTCTCACATAACCAAGGTTTATGGTCCCAAGTCCATAGTTCATTAAAATCTTTTAAGATTTCTGGCGCTCTTCTTAATTGTGGCATATCATCAAAGAAACCTTCCGACATTGCGACTGCTTCTAATATATTATATGCTTGATGTTGATTGTAAAGATAAACAGCGTAAACTTCTTCTAATATCTTTCCAGACATTAATACTTTTACAAATTGTTGTCTTTCTGCTTCTTTATGATGTTCCCAAGTTAATTCTTTTAATGTCTTCATCTTTTAGGAGCTTCTTCAAATGTTTTTTCAGTCTCTTTTTTCTTTTGTTCAAGTTGATGTAAGTCTTCTTTTACAAAACTTTGATAATCTTCTGGCACTTCATCTAAATTCATTTCACCTACAAAGACTGAATTTGCCATTAATTCTGCTCTTATTTTTTGGTCTTCTGTTTCGTCTCTTTCACCACCAGACATATCATTTAAACCTGACCTGTCTTCACTTATTTCTTTGGCGGCAACTTTGAATAAAGAAATTCTAGGTAAGACTTCTTCTAAATGTTCGGTGTGTGCTTCTAAATCGCCAGACATACCAATTTTAAAGTCCCAACTTAATTTTATAATATTAAGTATTTCGTCTGGTCTACGATTGTAGGCTTCTGTAAATTTTTCTGTAAGTCTATCTTTGAGAATTGAAGTACCTTGATTAGTCATTATCTCACTATGAGAGGCGTAAAGGTGTGCGAGTAATAAATCTTTATCTTCTTTAACATCTATAATAGAAGTACACCAATTTTGCGTTGCATACATTACAGATGGTTCTATCCAAGTTTTTGATATATCATCAGCGTCATAAGGCCATTCTGCTTTCCACGCTTCTAGTAGATTTTCTTTAATACAAATTTCTTCAATACCGTCAAGTACACCTGCGTCTTTGCAATGTCCTTCTATTTGACATACATAGACCCATTGATTGTACAAATAAGTACCAACAGATTCTTTGTATTTAAGTTTCTTGTTTAGATAGTCGTTAACGAACGGTTGTGATTCAAACTTTTTACGAGCCTGTTCAACAAATTCTTCTATTCTCTTCATTATTCACCTCAATTGTTTAATGTAAAAGACCTTACGGTCTTAATATATAATTATTTATACTAGTCTCTAGGACCCAAATGGAAGAAGTGTGAAGTCTGGTTGCCATTAGCACCTTCAGAATAGTAATCATAGTTCATAGTTACCGAAGCACCGCCATCATAACCAGTCCAATATATTTGACCTCGTTGATTAATAGCTCTCGGACAATTTGAAGAACCAGTTCCTGAATAGAATAAGTCTGTCCATCTATGTCCACCAGCAGGTTGAAATACGATTTTCTTTCTTGTTCTAAACATTTCATTGTCTTCCATACCTTGACCGGTATCGTTTCTACCACCATTTTCCCATTGGTCATCAGAACCACTATCTCCACCAAGACCTTGTTCGTCATTTCCATAAGGAGCACCGCCCCATATCAAACCTTCGTCATCAAGTATCATTGGGAAAGAGTACATATAAGTACCATCAGCTCTACTCATACCTACATCACATACATTAACTGCCCATTTAGGACCTTTCATATGTATGAAACTTCCTGGGTGACCACCTGAAACATACCAGTAGGCATTACTTTCAACTGATTGTCCACGACCACCGTATGTACCATAGTTACCATCATGTACCCATAGCATACCAGTAGTTTTCTGTCTGATATATAACCATTTGTTCTCATCTCCACCACACCAGAAGAAGTCAATATCTCCATTTAAGTGGTGACCTTCTCTTCTGAATGAACCAATATGATGTGTTCCTGTATAACCAGGAGAACCAATTGGCCAAGCGCCTGAGGTTGTGTAACCTGTAAACCACATATAGCCTTCGCCGTCTAATATGTGAGTACAAGAGTGTCCACCGTTTGAGTGAGTTGTCTTGTACATTTTAATTCCACCGTATCTGTTCCAGTTGATACCAACTCTTTGTGGGTGTGTATAGTAGTAAGAGCCATTTCTGTTTCCTACTCCTAATTCACCGTGTTGGTTATGTCCCCAAGCCCATAGTTGACCTTGTTCGTCTAATGCGTGAAACCATGCCTCTTCTGAACCTGAAGTCCACATATCAATGATTTGTCTTCCGTCAAAGTATGATTGAGGTAATCTAACTGGTCTGGTCACATTGGCACTATAGAAAGCAGTATTTGTTGGTCCACCAGATGTGTCTGCTGAATTGTTTATTGTTGGATTACCTAGTCCTAATTGACCGTTGTTATTGTAACCCCAAACCCATACTGAACCGTCATCACCTAGTGAGAAACAAGATGATGTTCCTGCGTCATGTCCGGCGTCGGACATACCGACTTTAACCATTTTAGTTTGATTGAATGTTTTGCCTATAGTGTTACCTTGCCAATCTGTTGTATCATTAGCAGTAACCCTTACACTATAATTTCTATCTGTAGTTTCTGAATTTCCTAAACCGTAGTTTCCATTTTCACCAGCAGCGTAAACTTCACCATTGTTCATTAACCAGAAAGTTCTATTTTGATTTTTTCTAACTTGTATTACTCTTGGTGCTTTTCCATCAGGTGTAGTCATTCTACCTGTAGCATTAATATTCCAAGATTGGTTGTCTGTAGAAGCCATCCAATCAGTAAATGTAAATCCTGTAGAAAAGTGTTTTCCAGGTTCGTCATTTCCAGCAACACCGTCACCTAATCCAGATGAAGAAGTTCCTTCAGAAGAACCTACCCACATATCAGAACCATCTGAGCATAGTGTACAACTTCTATATGTTTGGTCAGCACTATCAGAAGTGTCAACACCCATATTATATTTCCAACCTAACGGAGCTCGGTTGTTAAATGAAACTACTTCGTTTCTTGTACTCCACTTGTTTTCGTTAACATAAACAAGTACCCAATATTTTGATGGATTACCATCGTGTTCTTCTACCCAAGTATTACAATATCTTGTTTTTCTTAAACAAAGATAAATCTTGTCAGCTACTTTACACATTTCTCCTCTTTCGTATTGTCTCCAATACTGCCAAGTTTCAATGTTGTCGTTACCTGCTAGCAATAATGCCCAATATCTATTGTTGTCAGGTCTGTATGACCGTCTAACAACCGTAGGGCTGTACTGGCCGTAAGAGTTAGTATTAATCATAGCTTCACTTGAAATTGTAAAACTATCAGGTGTCTCTTCTGTACATCTGTATGATTTACCTCTCCAGTAAACTATATCATTCTTGTAATACTTCTCTTTATCTTTCCAGTTTCCTTTCCAGGATACTTTAAAGTTTTGTATATCTAGTGCCATATTGCTATTACCTTCTTTTTAATTAATCTGTCTTTAGAATCCTAAGTTTGATAAAAATGAAGCCTTAGCCGCTTTGTGAGTTGCTATTGCAGTTTTTGTTGCTGAAGTGTCATCAGCTACATCTGCTAATAGGTCAATCATTGATTTACCATTCATAAATTCGTTATCTAAGTTAGACAAGCCTTGCTCAACATGAGCTGAAGCAGCTTGAATACTTGCCTTTTCGTCAGCGTCGGTTACAATCGCTACACCGTATACAGAAAGATTTTCGCCATCAGTTGTGATAGTAGTATTACCATCATCAATTGAAAAATAAGTTTTTCCACTTAATTCTCCTAAACTGATTGGCGTATCTCCTGTAGGAGCAGTATAGTTGTCACCTTGACCGATTCCAGCAGTCATTGAATAAATTACTTTTGCCATTTTGTTTTTTCTCCGTTTTCTTTATTTGTTATACTTCTATTTATGTTATCTACCTATACCAGCATTCCACATTTGTGAACGACCCGTATTTGAGTAAGTTGCACTAGCGTGGTGTCCTAGGTTATTGTTTGAAGAATAGCCCCAAAGTAAAACTTGGCCATCTTCTGTTCCAACCATTGGTTGAAGTCCGTAGTAGCTTGTTGATTGGTCAATACCTTGAATACACATAGTTCTAATTCTAGTTCCTGCAGGTACAAAAGCGTGGAAAGGTTTGTATGTTCCATCTTCACCAGTCCAGTTATCTCCGGCAACACTATTTGGCATAGAACCGTATACATCACGGCCTTGACTAAAGAATTCACCATTATCTGTTAACCAATAACTTCTACCTTGGTCTGAATATGTATTACATATACAAACTTCTTTTAGATTAGTTATCTTATCTACTTGTACAGGTGCCTGGTTTGTTCCAGTTCCACCATCACCAGAGTTGTAGTATCCACCACTATGTCCAGCAGTCCAAGTTTCACCATTTTTCAATCTCATAAATGTTGTATGATATCCATTCCAGAATAATGTCCAGAAGTCTGCAATGTCTCCATTAGGAGCAGCAGTTGATTTAGTTAATGTAGCTTTGTTAGCTGTTGTATTGTCAACAAAGTTACCATAACCGTTGTAACCTGTTGCCCATATAAATCCGTTTCCGTCTAGTATTGAGAAATTTGAGTTTGATGAGTGAGCATTACCTTGCCATACAGCGATACCACCATTGTCTGAAGCAACAAATCCAGTCATTAATACTGGTCTGTATTTGTCAGTTGTTGTTGTATCTCCTAATTGGCCGATGTTGTTTCTTCCCCAAGCGTAAATGTTGTCTTGTGATGTTCTAGCATAGAATGAAGTACTATCTCCACCGGTTGCTAAAATATCAATAATTTTTTCGTCATTAAAGAATTCTCTTGGTATTCTCTTAGGACCATATGCGTTTTGTGTTCTACCGTCTCCGACTTCACCATAACCATTGTAACCCCAAACATATACATCTCCATCATCTGTTAATCCGCAAGGAGTATGAATTGAATCTTCGTTATTAGTTTTCATTGCGATTTTGATAAAGTGTACATCTTCTAATCCGTCAGGTGACATTGCAGAACCAGGAGCACCGTCATAACCAGTACCTTGTTGACCATGTGAACCGTAACCTCCGTGGAAGATTTGTCCATTGTCAAACAAAATCATTGTTCCGTCATAAGACATTTCAATTTGAATAGCTCTAGGAGTTCTCATTCTGTCATAACGAGTCCACTTACTACTTCTTCTTTCGTTGTAACCGCCTTCGTTTCTGTTTTCAGAATTGTAGAAATCTCTCCATCTAAAGGTTACTTCTCTAAAGTATGAAGAAGAACGACCTTGTTCCATATTGTGTGATGAAGTACCGTTTCCGATAACCCATACAGCACCATTCTTATCAATGTACATATGACATCTGTAGATGTTTGCACCAGTTGAAGAACCGTGTTTGTATGGCCATGCCATTGGTCCTTTGTTCGGGAACCAAACACCAGCACCTTGTTCTTGGTTGTTCATTCCAGCCCAAGATTCCCAGCAGTTGTGATACGATTGAATATGTGCAGGATAATTCTTACCTGTCTCATTGTTTTGTTCGTGTTCACTTCTTCCAGTTAATCTTCCAGAAGTAACCGTTGAAGCAGTCATCAATGGAGACCTTGTAGGTTCTTGGAATCCGTGTTGAGGTGGTCTTCCTCTATTGTCTCTTAAACATCTGTATAAACCAGTACCGTGTTTATAAAATTTCTCTCCAGTAGAAAGTCTTTTATAAGGTTTGTATGAAATAATATCATTGTAGTTGTATTGTGTATTAGGACTAAACTCTCCTCTAAATCTCATAGAAGATTGTACTTTATCCCAATGTCTATGACCTCTCCAAGACTTCTCAATGTCCCAACCGAATGTGTTATACATTCCAGAAGTTTGTCTAGCAGCCGTTGTAGGTTCTAAACAGAATGGATATATTTTTGTACTTTCAGCGTCTGATTGTGTTGCTTGATAAGGAATAGTTATCTCAACATATCTTCCTGCCATATGTTCAAAAGTATATTTGTTTCCACCTTTAACTTTATTATTAGGCATAGTCTTAGGATAGTTTCTATCTTTTACTACATTATCATTGAAAAATGTTTCAATGTAAGTGTTTTCGTCAACTTGTGTGCCGTTTAAGTAATACTTAACAACACCGTTTTTGTTGTAACCTTGCCACTTTTTAATGTTACCAGGAGCGTATGTTTTTCCAAGATTTGTTGAAACATCAAATGTTTCAGCAGCTTGACCCATACCAGAATGAGCATTACAATATAAGTAAAGTTTTGCTACTCCAGTTCTTAATTTAATTTCTGTGTATGCACCTCTGTTTCCAGGAGTACCTACTATTTTAACACCAGCAGTATATTCAGCACCGCCACCGTGTGTTCCGTCAGAAGTAGTTGATAGTTTTAATAAATGCGTAGCATTTGTACTATCAGATTGGTCAAACTTATAAGTTTTTCCTTCTTCTAACATAATTGAAGTTGCAGTTGGTAAACTACCATCAATGTAGAATTTGTTTCCTGAACCAGGATTAGCAACTGAAACTTGCATTGTTCTTTCAACATTTGCTGTTGGGTCTGTAAGTTTCGGCATATACAAGTCTACTAAACCTTCGTTTGAAGCAGCACTTGCACCTAGAGTAGTAGTTGTTCCTGTACCGGCATTTGTAAGTGCTTGATAAGCACCAGAGATACCACCAACCGTTGAAGAAGAAGCTTCACCAACTAGTTGATAAACAGGATGACCATTTACTAATAATATTTTTCTTCCGGCACTATCGTTTGCAGTTGTTGTATCGTCTCTTTGTTGAGTGATTACAGCAGAAACATTAGAACCAACTTTTAATGCACCTTGAACATACACATATGAGTGTGTACTTCCAGTGATTGAATGATATTCAGTTGAGTCACCTGTGTTAAGATAAATTGTTTTTCTTGCGTGTGCAGAAACACCACCTGATGTTTGTCCTGCCCAAGCATTTGATACTTGTAAGTATGTGTTATTACTAGCGTCTGTCAATACAGATACAACCGTATCTTTTAATTGAGTTCCGTCTGAATGTAAATGTCCTTTTAATGAGGAACTTGCTTCTGTTTCCCAACCAGGTACATCACCTTCGTTGAAAGAAAGTTTATGAGCAACACCAGCACCACCTCTTCTTGTATCTTCAGCAATCGCAGTCGCTTCATTTTTATACATAGGTGAAAAGAATCCACTATCACCATTTGAAGCAGTACCTTTAACATAGTAAGGTCCATCAGGATCTTGTCCTAATGACTTACCAGTATCGCCGGCGTTGTGTATTCCGTCAGAAGTGTAAGAGAAACCTAATGGATAATATTTGTTATTAGGTTTGTCTTGTGAAAATCTGTATGTGTGTCCTTCTTTGAAGTTTTCCCAGTTTCTATATCCTTCAAATTGTCTACCTTTAGTATCGTTACCAAGTCTGTTATCAATTTTAAAATCTGGAACACCACCTGATACATTAACCTCTACAACAAATGTATTGTGTGCAGGTGTATAATGATATCTAAAGTAATTTTGTTCGTAATGATTATATGTATCTAATTGGTCGTAATCGTCTTCTGTTTGTTGAAACATAGCGTCATACTCACCCATTAAGTTTTGTTGATGGCGTACAACCGTTCCTAATGATGAATCAATATAATCGTGTCTAATTTCTCTTGCACCGTCTTCGTTAGAGCCGTAAGTAGAGTTTTTTGTGATAGGATTACCGTCTTGGTCAGTTCTACTTGTTTCGCCTCTTCTTTCGTTTTCAGTCCAGTATTGGTTGTGCTTGAAGGTGCTATCTTCACCATTGAAGTTCGGGTCGTTTGACCAGAAGTCGCCAGTGATATCTTTTGGATTATATCCAAAGATTTTAGTACCAGGAGCATACGCAGAAGAACCATCAGCAAAGTATTCTTGTTTCATAATCCACATTGCGTTATTATGATAAACAATATCGTCTCGTCTGTATTGTTGGTCCTTATTGAACTCTCCTTGGAATTGTAATTTAATTCTTCCGAGATTAATTTTTGCCATTTTTATTTTCCTATCTTAATTGTTCTTTATATTTATACTATCCTAAAACAGCGGGTTGTGGCATAGAGCTATAATTACCGTCATTTTGACCTTGTATATGGTCTCCACCGTAACCCCAAATTAGGTATCTGTTATCAAAAGTTCTAATTTCTCTAAAGTGATATCTATTACCGTCTGTAGAGTAGTAACCTCGTCCTCTTACATCTTCAACTCTTCCGTGAGCGTAATTAGGCATTCTTTGCATTTGGAAATAATAATCATCTGTTTCTTCAATACCATTAGTTGATTGTCTGCTGGTATAATCACTACTATATCCTTGAGCACCGATTCCGTAATTATTTCTTCCTACATTAAACATAAATCCGTCATATGTTAATACCCATACATTACACATCCATTGGTTACCATATTCACTATTACAACCGATGTCTTTAATGTTATGTAAGTCAGAAGTTGTAGTTCCATTAATCTGCCATTTTGGTGAAATAGCAGCAGTTTGGTTTGTTGAGTTACCAATACCTAGTTCATAGTTACCATTGTAACCACAGCACTTAATAGAGTCTGTACTATCTTTAGTCCAGAAACTTGCGTATCTTCCGTTACCTGTAAACCACATATTTTGACAATCAGAATATGTTCCACTTCCTGGACCATTAGACATAATTGTAAATGTACTTACATCTGTAGTATTGCCCATCATAGCCCAACCGTATTCATTCCTTCCACACCAATATATCTTACCTTTTTCAGTAAGAATGGCACATCTTTGATATGATTGTTGCGAGTCTACTAATAATTTTTTAATCTTACCAGGATTAGCAGCACCGTTATCCCAAACGATAGTTGGAATTTGAGTTGGTACTGATAAGTTAGTGGTGTTACCTTGTCCTAAAACACCGTAACCATTATAACCCCAAGTATATAATTTACCGGTTACATCTAAAGCAAAACAGAAAGCGTATCCTGCACCAGCAGTCCAGAAAGCGTCAATCTTATTACCATTGAAGTAAGTAGTCTTATTAATTTTTGTAGGTCTATTTAAATTAGTTGTATTGTTTTGTCCTAATTGACCGTATCCATTGTAACCCCAAGCCCATAGTTCACCGTTAGTATCTAACGCATAAACAGAGTGTGTATTTGTGTTATTGTCTCCGCCCCAATTAGTAATGTAAATTCTTTTAATTCTTGTATCTTTCAATGTATGCGTTGAAGTGTTAGAAGCTTGATAAATTTCTTGGTATGTTCCACCAGGTCTTGTCGGATATCCTCTATTAGAATCAGCAGCGTCACCATTTTGTCCGTGACCTCCGTAACCCCAATGGTATATTTCACCATTATTAAATAGTGCCATACCAACTTCATATCCAGATAATAGTTGAATTGCTTTTGGTGGTTCTCCATCAGGAGTAGTATGAATACCACTACCACCGTTATCTGTACTTCTGTACCAGTCAAGGAATGGAAATACCATACCAACACCAGTCATAACAGAACCAGTTTCTAATCCGTTTTGACCGTTAGAGTTTGAACCCCAACTTGTAATTGAACCTCTACCGTTAATGAAACAAGGCCAGTTATAACAATTCGCTTGTTGGAATTGTCCAGGCAATCTGTATAACGGATGGTCATCACCGATAGGTCCGTTTTCATTACATAATGCCATTGCTTCTAATCTGTTTCCACTAAAGAAGTTTTGATAACCTCTTGCTTTTTTCTGTGTAGTTACCACAGAGAATTGTACAGCTGCACTAGAATATAATACTTGTGCGTCAACAGCTAATACATCAGCAGCAGCGTTGTTTTCTCCACCAAGTAATTCAGGTTCGTTATTATTTTCCCATTGTGCGTTTTGCATTCCTCTTTTTTGGTCTCTAGCGATTTCTATTTGAAGAGCTCCCCAAGTACCAATTGCTGTCACATCAAAAGTAAAGTCAGGTGCACCACCAGCTCCTATAAGTGCGTCAGCCAAAGTAATTGTTTCGTTAACAGCATATCCTAAACCTCCCATTTGACCACCAAGTGATTTCTTGGTAACAGCGACTGAAATTACAGCACCGTTGTTGTCTACTTCTACATCAAATGTTGCGTTTGAACCAGCACCTGAAGTTGAAGTTGGAGTTAAGTTTCTGTAAATACCAGGTTTTCTTTTGTAATGTGCAGTAGAGAAGTTGCCAACCGTTTTAGCAGATTGGTAACCTTCGACCGTTATGTTAACCTGTGGTGTATTATAACCGTTCGTTCTTCCTGCACCACTATTTTCAGCAGCGGCAGTAATATTTGTAGTATTTACGAAAGGATAAAATCCTGCTTGTCTAGCAGGAGAAGCAGAAGTAGATGAAGTGTCTATTGTTGCAACAGCACCACTATCTGTAATTGTTTCGTCATCAAATTGATGTTCTTCTGAAATTCTTTCCCAATACTTATTTGCGTCTGTATCAGTATCTTGGTCCCAAGGTAAAGTACCTGCAACACCAGATGTGTGTTCTCTCAAACAGACATAAGTTGCTCTAATATTTTGTATTTGGTCTCCAGAATATTGATTGTTTGTAGAAAAGTCATTATCTACAGGAACATTAATATGTACTAAGTCATTTGGATTGTAAACTATAGAAGCTTCACTATGGTCACCTCTCCATTTAAATGATTGTCTGATTTCTTTCCATACTTGGTTTTCGGCAACGACCATTTTAGGTCCCCAAGTAGCAGAAGGATTATCAAAGTTGAAGATATAGATTTCTTTTGGAGTTTCAGCAGTAATCTCTATTCTAATTTCTCTTTTAGTAGCATTGTTAAATGTACCAGAGTTAAAGTAGTTACCACTTGCAGTTCCACCACCAACAGACTTACCGTCTAGCATATAGGTTACATCTGTGTGGAATAAATTTGTTTCTTTTGATGTAGCAGAGTTAGAAAATGCAATCTTATTATCATCAAAGTCATTACCGTCTTGGTATAATACTAATGTATCACCAATTTTGTATTGTACTTCTGTTTGAGGCCAAGTAGATTCACCGTCCCATTTATAAGCATTACCACCAGTAGTTGCTGATGTAGCAATTGTTACCCTTGCATATCTTTTTTGTTGAGCTTCTGTTCCAGTATCAGGTGCTACTCCTGTAGTAGACGAGTTTTTAACGCAAATATAATCAGAATTGTTGTGTAATACAACATCATCTTTTATATAAGCCTTCGTACTCGAATAATCACCCTGGTAATTGAAGAACAGATTACCAATTCTAGTTTTTGTTGTTGCCATTTTTATATCTTCCTATTTAACTATTATTTATATTGTTTCTATTACCAAGTCTCCAGATTTATCAATGTTTATTTGCATACTTCCATTGATAAATTCAAATCCTTCAGTTGCGTCCGTACCATCAAAGTAAGCACTCTCTTTTTGTATTAACTCATTTGCATTTGTTATTACTCTTCTTTTTAATGATAAATCTTCATCATCAATTGAAAGTGTTTGTAATGTAGGAGTTCCTTGTGCGTCAACATATGACTTATTAACTAAATCATTAGCCGCAGTTGGAGTAATAGCAGTTTGTGCCTGTGCAGAAAGAGTAATTATACCATTGTTTTGTGTTCCAATAGATAAGTTAACATCTGTTCCACTTGTACCTGTTGTAGAGATATTACTTCCAGAGGCAGTAATTGAACCAGCAGTTAATGAGTTAACTGATAAATCGTTTTGTCCTCCACCAAGTTGACCATCTACATAGGTCTTAATCGCTCTTTCGGTAACTAGAGCAGTATCAGAATTATCTGCTAATGTTCCGTCAGTACTAAATTCATTAATCGTAGCACCGAAGTTACCTTGTGCGTTTGAGCCTAAACTCAATTCTTGTAATCCAGAAAGGTCAAATGCTTCAGCGTTCAATGTCGCCTTACCAGTTGCTTGTTCGATTTGGAATAAGTTACCAACTCTAAAGTTACCGTCTTGGTCAGTAGATGAGTAGAATACTCTTCCTCTATCTGCCTCAAAGACTTCATCATTTGCGTCAGGTAATTGTGTTGGTGTGTTAGGATAATTTGTTGATACAATATCACCAGTACCTACATCTAAGAAGTCATGTCCAGTCAATCTAATGTTTGAGTAATTACTTCTTAATGTTGCAGTTTCAGCATGAGTTGGAGCGTTAGAAGTTGTAAATTTAGGATTTACTCTAACAAGTCCAGCGCCACCAGCGTAACCGGTTACACTAACAACATAATATGCTTGACCGGATATTCCAGCAAATTCAATAATGTCACCACCAGTTGGTGATTTAGATAATCCTGTTAGTCTAACAAAGGCAGTACCTTCACTAGAGATTTCAGCATAACCGTCACCAGTAATAGTTGCAGTTGTTGTTTCTGTTTTATATCCAGAGCCACTTGTTGTTACCGTAGTCTGTGAAATTACACCGTCACTAATGTGTGATGTTGCAGTTGCTACCGTACTTGCGTTAGGGTCTGTAATTGTTACCGTTGGTGCACTAGAATAACCGGCACCTCCGTCTAATATAAGAATTTTTGAAATTTGTTGATTTTCTACAACTGCTCTTGCGAGTGCGTTTCTACTAGGAGAACCACCACCACTTAAAGCAACTCTTGGTTCAATTTCATATCCTGAAGTTGTATCAAATGCAGTAGCAGGAGATAATCCAGAGTTTACGAATACATCAAAACCGGCAGAGCCTGCTTCTTTTTGTATCGTTGCAGTTTTTGTAGAAGCAACATAGTCAGCGATAACTCCTGTGTTACCATAACCAGTTCCTGTATATACCGTAATTCTCATACCATTGTAGAAGTCATCAGGTTGTGAATCAGAAGCAGCAAGTTTAATTGTACTTGCAGTTCCTGCTTGTGCATAACCTGTTGTAGTAAAGTGTGTTGAACCGGTAGTGTTAATCTTTATAAAGTTTACAGCACCGTCAGCATGAGTTGTTGATACAGCACCAGAGGCACCGGATCCAGCAATTGAGACAGCAGAAGATGAGTAAGCTTGTCCAGCATATTGTAATTCTAATCTTCCAATACCTGAACCGGATACTAATACTCTTCCTACTTGTGCTTCATTATTTCTTAAATCTACAACAGCAGTATATGGTGTTTCTGTTGAGTCAATACCAGCAGCTGTTGAACCGTATTCACCGTAAGAGTTGTTTGAGTTCAAACTTCTCATAACAGCACCACTATCACATAAGTAACCGTGATGTGCGTAATATGTAAATACAGATACTAATTCTGATTTAGCATTATTCAATGCCCAAACTCCAACACCGTCAGAAGAGACTTGTGTAAAGTCGTTTGCAAGTATACTTCTGTTTCCAGAGTTGTGTAATGAACCGTCAATCTTAATACCAACAGAACCGAATCCAAAGTGAGTACAATTCTGAATAAATGGTGATTTAGTTGAAATGTGTGTAGTCGTATCAGAAACTCCAGTTCCTGGGTCTAATGCAAATACAACACCACTTCGTGTTGCACCGTCAGCTATATTAGGTCTTGCAACTCCGTAAGAGTCAGCACTTCCCATAGTTCCAACCATTCCAGTAAATGTAAATCCTGTAACCGTTGTACCGTTATGTACTCTAAACATATCAGCACGATTGTTTGGAGTGTTTGTTAATCCAGTAGCTGTTGAGTTACCAGCAGCAGGTTTAATTCTTGTACTTCTAACACCGTCTCCAACTACTTGTGTATTAGCAGATAAGATGATAGGTAATGCTTCTTCGTATTCTCCAGTTTTAACATAAACCGTTTTGAATACACTAGTAGCAACATTGCTATTAATCCAAGTTGTTGCATATTGCAAAGTTAACCAAGGTTTGTCTAATGAAGTTCCTCTTCCTGTATCAGAAGAAGGATCACTATCTGTACCATGTTTTGCAACATAATAAACACTAAAACTAACCCCAGGTATTGTCCAACTAACATCTGTTCCATTTGATGAAACAACTGAACCAGCTGTACCGATTGGCAATCTAATATTTTGTGTAGCGTTTCTTGTTAATATGTCACCTCTTACCGTGGTAACAAAGTTTGAATCTCCTTCAGCAAGTAGGTCCCAATAAACTCCGCCTGTATCATAATCAGGTCGTAATGCGTCTCCTACAACAGCAGTAGCTGTGTGAGCAAGTTTACATCTATAAGATGATGAACCGTAACCAATTGTGTCGCCAGGTGCATAAGCAGTTCCGTCTGTCCAATTGTTTCTCCAGTTAAATCCTTCGTTTAATAAATCCCAAGTCGCAGTAGTTGTTGGTACAACTCCAGTTGCGTCTTGTTTTGCAACATAAGTGTGACCACCATATTTTACTACATTACCAGTTTTGTATGCAGTACCACCAGCATATGTACCTAGCATTTTGAAACCAGTTGTTAAAACCGTCCAATATGAAGCGTTGTTATATGGTGTTTGACCTGTTGATTGTTGTTCGGCAACATAGTTGTAACCACCGTAGGTTACAATGTCACCTGCTTGATATGCAGTACCCGAAGCATATGAATCTTCAAATTCTAGTCCTGAAACGAATAAAGTAAATTTAGAAGTATCAATAGTTGAAGCGGCAGTATGTTCAACCGTACAAATGTAAACATTCGCACCGTACTTTGCTAAATCGTTAACTTTATATGCAGTCGCAGAAGCATATGTTCCTGTCCATTTAAATCCTGGAACAAATGATGTCCACTTTGAAGTGTCATCATATAAATCTGTTTGTGAAGCGTGAGCAGTATTACATACAAATGTAGAACCACCCCATTGGACAACATCATCTACTTTATAGTTAGTAGAACCTGCCCAAGCACCTTTCCATTCTTGTCCAGCAACCATCTTTTTCCATTTAGTCGCTGTTAAATCTGTTTCAAACGCTGATGAACCTGTATGGTTCGCCATCGCCACGAAGCTATTTCCTCCGTATCTTACAACATCATCTTTGATGTATGCCGTTCCTGTAACCCAATCTCCTTTGAAGTGAAATTTAAGTCTACCTAGAATAAAATCTGCCATTTTTATCTCTCTCTATTTAATTTTTACAAATACCTGTTAATATTGTTTTGGGTATAATAATTTCCTCCACTAGGTGTCCAGTTGCTTCCAGTAGAAGCAGTCGCTGTTTCGCTAGCGGCGTATGTATAGTCTTGCTGATACCTTGCAACAAGATTACCGTCATCATTTATGAAATAAAAAAGTTTCAACGGATCAAATCTCGTTTGTTGATACTTCCTAAACTGAGCATTCGTTTGATAGTGTGCGTCTGTACTTTCGTCAAAATCACTTTGTAGTGAATTTTGAACGGTACTTCCATCACTTGTTTTACCAAGTGCCATACCTTCAAAACCATTAAACCCAAATCCTTCACCAGAGTTAACTTCAATTGTCTCATTACTATCTAATTTTACTTTAGTATAGATTAAAAGACCGTTAACATCACGGTTAAGGGAGTGCATTGCATATTCGTTAGAGATTTGAAAACCAGCAGCGTCTGTTGCTACTGCTTGTGAAGCTCCTGTTGGTAATGCTAATGCCATTTAATTATTCCTCTTCGTTTCTTTATATTTATACAATAACCAGCGTCTAAAAACTATTAAGTGTTTTCTAATACCGACATTACCGTATCTGTATTTCCATGAGACGCAATAACTCGTATAATGTCATTTGCCTCAAGGTTTACTGGTTTATCTAATATAAATGTGTTGTTTTGTGGAATGATGATATTAGACATCATAGTCTTAAAAGTTGTTCCACCGTCTATCGTTATTTTCACATCAACTTCTGCTGGAGTATCAGTTGAAGTATTTGAAATGTAAATAGCGTGTAATACAGCAGTACCATTTGATGGCGCTGTATAAACATTTGAAGTTGAGTCATCAACTTGCGAGTTTGTCATTCCTGCGTTTTTAAAAGCACTAGCCATTTATTATCCTCCAAACACAACAGCAAAGGCGAGAATATCTCCGGTCAATGCTAATGTTCCACTAGAATTTGGTAGTTTAATCGTTCTATCAGCTGTTGGATTTTCTACCGTTAATGTTGTTTCAAAGGCGTCAGCTGTGTTACCTTCAAAAATAATGTTTGCATTATTAAAAGTTAAGTCAGTAGTTGCAATAGCACCTGCTGTTAATACTGATTGAATATCAACCGCAGAAGCACCACCTACTTCTTTAATAGTACTTGAATTTTGTTTAGTATAAAACTTACCATCAGCAATGTTCATTGCCAATTCACCAATTTCTAAATCAGATAATTGAGGAACAGCAGAAGCTGTAAAACTTCTTTTTGGTTTTAGGACTTGGTCTGCCATTAGAACAATCCACCGTCAATAGTATTCAATTCAACAGCACCACTTGTTACCGTAAATTGTGTACTATGAAATGACGCAACTCCTTTATTACTTGTACTTGCGTCTTCGCCAGCAATTGTAATTGAAGAACCTGAAGCAGAAGTATCAATTCCTTCTCCAGCAGAAATAGTTAATGTATTTCCTAATCCAACCGTACCAGTTCCAGTCTCACCAGCAAGTAAAAGATTTGGATCCGCAAGTTTAGAGTTTGCAATACTTCCTGCTAACATAGCACTTGTAATTCCAAGCGCCTTAACTTGTAGTTTGTCTGATACTACTTCTATTGTCTGGTTATCTACATTAACATCTAAAGTGTTTCCTGATTTTACCATAGCTGCACCGGCAACTACTTGACCAGCACCAGAGAATTGTGATACAGGTAATTCAGTATTGTTTGAAAGTGTATTATCGTTTAATGTTGGTGTACCGTTGTGAGTGAATACATAACCGTTATCACTATTAGCAGTACCTTCTTCTACGAAAGTAAATGTACCACCAGTTAAGTCAGTACCTAAATTTGCGTCTAATGCTCTTGTTAATCTCCAGTTAGAAGAACCGTCACCAACGATTTCTACAAAGTAAATACCGTTTTGTCTAGCTTCTGTTTGGTCTTTAACTACAACTCTGTCATTTACTAGCAATGAAATACCGTCAATTGTTAAAGCGGCTTGAGTTGCGTTGTTGTCTAATCTTCCATTTGATTGGTCATATGTTGCAGATAAGTTTGCTGTGGTAGCAACTCTACAACTATCTTTTACATCTAAACCACTTGAAGCACTATCAACATATTCTTTTGTTGCAAGTGAGTCAGCAGCGAAACCTGCTCTATCTTTATAACCACTAGGTACGGTAACCGTTCCAGTTCCGTGTGGTGTGAAAGTAATATTTCTATTTGCAGCTGATGTAGCAATGTCTTGTCCATCTATTGTTAAATGGTCAACAACTATATTTGTTAATCCAGCAATGTCAGTTGCAGTAGCACCGAGAGTTAATGCAGTAGTACCTAAGGTTACACCGTCATTTGCAAGTTTAATATTTGATACGGCACCGTCAGCAAGTTTTGCTGTGCTAATTCCACCGTCTTGTACATTTATAGTAACCGTATTACCGGAAACTGCTGTATCAATCGTTCCATCACCTGTAAGTAATAGAGTCGAGTTAGTTGAGTAATCTGTTGTTGCACCGGCACTATCTTCAATTGTAAGTGTAGTATCTACAGCGTCAAATCCTAATTGAGCTTCTGTACCAGAGGCAGAGATTACTTTTAGAAATTGTCCTTGAGAACCTGCACCGTCAGGTAGTAATAGTGTTGATGAATTTGTTAGTGATAATGGAGCCTTTAAAACAACATTGTTTGAACCGTTGTTTGTAGCCTCATTAAAAGTTATACGACCAGAGTTAGTGGTTTCGTTACCAATTATAATCTCGTCTATTCTTTTATTTGAATCTGTTGTTATTAGTTTTTCAGCAGCGACAGCACCGTTCGTTGTTGGAAATAAACTAGTGAAATACTTACCACCAATTACATCAAGGTCGTTTGCGTTTCCTGAACCGTCTACGCCACCTGCACCTACGAATAGTCTATCACCATTGTTGCCAGCGGTACCTGTACCATATGTAAATGCTAATTCACCAAGTTTTAATGATAGTGGGGCAGCGACATTGGAACTTCTTTTTATTCTGATTATTGTTGACATATCTTAACTCTCTCTTTTGTTACCTTAAACTTAAAATGAACCACCGTTCAATGTTATTGAACCAGTAGTAGTCGAAATCTCGTCTCTCACAACAAACTTATCACTTGTTGCAGAGTACTGAATCATACTACCATCTGCTAAGGTTGAAGCGTCTACATCTGCCATTAATCTAAATTTCAAAGTAGAGTTGGTTACAGCGGTTTGAGCGGCTGCACCTGCAGGCATAGTAACCGACACTTGTTGCGGTCTACTTATCGTTGAATCTATTCTTGCTTTAATTTGCGACACTTTTAGTCTCCCTTAATTGTTAATATTTATAACCGAAGGGTATTCAAAAACTAATAGTATTAAAATAATTAAACGGTCACATTAGGACGAACGGTTATTATACCTTCAATAACCCTGGTTACTACACTATCGCTAGTTCTCGTAACCTCTACATCATAAACATATCTTGCTGGAGCATCCAAGGCACTAGATTGAGCAGAAGTCAAAGATAGTGTTATAATGCCTGTAGCAGGGTTTGCTACGGTCGTAGACATCGCTATCCTAGTCTTTGTACTCTCATACCCCTTTGCCATTTTAGCGTCAACGGTATGTCCTGTTAGGTCCCAAGCGGCACCATCATTTCCTGCAAGTGTTATATTTGAGGAAAATGTAGTTCCTTGGTCTATTCTTAGATTTGCTATTGCAGCCATTTATTTAATCTTTTTTCGGTTCTTCTGTTTGAGTTTCTTCTTCTTTTGGAGCAGTTGGATCAATACCTAGAAATTCACAAATCTTAGCATTGTAGTATCTAACTAACACATCAATTTTTTCAAGTTCAACTTCAACTCTCGCTTTATTCTGTACTAACTCTTGTCTAGCGATAACATAATTTTTAGTTCTATCGTCAAACTTCTCTTCATCATAATCTTTACCATTTATCTTAATTGCCATAATTATCTCCTTGTATTATTATTTATAAGCGTTCTTATATCAGATTTTGCCATCATATCTAATTTCTTTTTCATAATAGTCTCTAATATCAGGTATCATTCCCATTTGTTCATCTTTAGGAAACGCTTTTATGATTGGGTCATAAATGTGTTCCTTTCCTTTATATACTTCAAAGTATGGGTCATTGCCAAATAACAAGTCCTTGTCGTTTAACAAATCGTAAAACTTATCACCATAATCTCTCTCTATCCACTTTGCATAACATATCGCCACACAATAACTCTTTGCTGGATAGATAAATCTTTCGACTTGTTCTACCCAATGTCTTTTCGCATTAAGAATAATATCATTATCTTCCCATATAAGATATATCTCCTTATCATTCAATGTATCTTTATGAGTAGGATTTAATCTATGATATACTTCTTGTTTGAGTTTCCATTCTCTCATAACTTATATACTCCACATTCTTACATTCATTCCATTCCGGAATATTAACATTTAACATATTCTGTCTATTTACTTTATAAAACTTTACCGAATGATACGACTTGAAGAGTTGACGCCATTGTAATATCCAATTTTGTAAGTAATATTGACTAGGGTGTTTATCAGACTTGTAATAAGGTTGTCCAGCATATATGTTATTAAATTTATTTGACATACTATATATGTCGTGTCCTATTAGGTAAACTTCTTTCAATTCTGCTACTTCTTTACAAGCAACAAAACCACTTGCAGGACCTGTTGCCCAAGTTAACTCGTCACCACCGTCAACTAAATCTGTAAAACTTTTTACTTTATCACCTGTCAACCAACTAATGTTGACCATATTCTTTCCTGTTTCTTTATCATTGTATCCGTGCAAAACAAAACTATTAGAACCTACTCTTTGATTTTCTACAAGTAAACCTGAATTCCTAATTGCTCTTATATGTCTATACCCAGGAAAGAAACCATTTACCATATTCTCGTAATGTTCGTGTGGTACAGGATTCCAATCTCTAAAATAACATTTAGCCGTATAACTATAACCTGAATGATAAATGCTGTGCATAACAGGATGGTCCATTGCAACTAAAATGTCAGGTGCAAAATCTTTGTACAGATTATTACAACCTAAGATAACACCTCGTCCTTGAATAGTAGAAAATTTAAAACCTTTTCTACTTTGACCATTGCCTATAAGAAACGCTCTATTTGCCATATCTAAAACTATAAGTATCTAACAGATACCTATATCCATTGCAACCATCTTTTAGAGTTTTAACATATCTATAGTGTTCAGTTAAACATCTACCTAAATATTCACACTTACGACATATATCAGAAATATTTTGTTCTTTCTCTTTTTGACACCATACTTCGTAATCAGCAAAACTATCAAGTTCTAAAAAATACTCATTATCATCTTTATCAAAATCTAATACAGCAAATTTACCATTAGGTGTAATATATAAGTGGTCATCACTATATGCGTTGTATTGATGATTAAGAGAATCTTTTATGTTCTCTTCATTAATAAATGCAAATTTATTTTGCTGATATCCTTCTCTTGTTTTTACACTTTTAAATTCTTCTATCATCTTTATTATAAAGTCTTCAAAGTCAGCGTGTGTCGCACCTAATTGATTTGCTTGATTTGTACTATAAGGTTTAATTTCAAATCCTTTAAAGTTTTTATTATCTACACCTAATTTAATCATCTTTGACCAAATACTTTGTGTTGATATTTTCATAACTTCTGGTGTTGCCAACATTAAAACAGAAAACTCAACAGGCAAAGTTCTCATATTATCATAAACTTGTTCGTGTTTCTCTCTGGTCTCCATATCATAACTAACACTTATAAAATAATCAGGATTCATAAACTCACTTCTTACCATAGATAAGTTTGTGTTTATATTAATCTTGTCTTTGTAATATATCTTAATTGCGTTAGTAATCTTTTCTAGGTTGTCTTCTTTTAATACACCTATCTCACCACCATATAAATCAATGTGTTCTATGTCTCTATGAGTTTGTACTTCATTTAATAGTTCACTTAATTTAAAGTGGTCAATACATTTATTATCACCTAATTGGTCAGGCGTAAGATAACACCAATTACATCTAAAATTACAAAAATAAGATGGATTGATTGATAGATTAATTTTCCGCTTCGTCATAATTCAATTCCTCAATAGACTTTAATAACATTCTTTTACTTCTACTAAACAAAATATTTCTTAAAATTGTTTCTTTTTCAAATAGTCCTATCCATAGATAATGATAGTCAATATGATTTCTCATAAACAATCTATTCAGTTCAGCATACTCTTGTTCTTTATCTAAAGTGTAATCTACTCGTTCTAATAGTTCACCCTTTACATTTGCTTGTTGTTCTTTTATTTTATATGATATACCAGATATATGTTTTGTTTTATTAATGATATCTGTTATTCTATCTAATTTGTTTTTACCACCTAACGCCAACATTATATAAAATGGCATATGGTGTTTCTTTGTAAAATGTCCTTCGCAACTTGATATTGGAAGAAAACCTTTTCTAATAAATTCATGGCAATGAGGTAATACACCTTTCTCAACTTCAATGTCAAAGTCTTTGTCAAATGGACTTACTGATAGAGCTAGATACCCATTTGAATAATCTAAATCTTGTTCTTGTGAGGCGTGTATTCTGCCGTTTTCAAATTTTTTATTTTTCATATATTATAATTAAAACATCCTACAATTCGTTCATTGTTAATTAATTTAAATTTACCAACTTTGTGTTCCCATACTTTACTATGATTTAAAAATATTAAATCGTTCTTACCTGGATATAACCAACAAGACAATGACTTTGTTTGTTTATGTCTTACTGATAAAGAACCACCTTGTTCTTCATTACAGGCATTTGTAAAGTACATTAGTATAGCAATGTTAGCTCCTTCTTTCAAGTCATTGTGCCATAGTGTACTTTCATAGTCTACACCATTGACAATGTTTGGTCGTCCGTGTAATTCGTATTTACTAGACACCTTACTAATATATTTATCACCCAAATATTTGTGGGTTGTGGCGAGTGCGTGTGCTACCTTTTCAGTATGTACAGCAATCGTATACTCTTTATCTGTTTCTACAAAAGGTATTTGTATACCTTCAAAGAATTTAAATGGTGCAAGGTCTTTATGTGGCCACACTCCATTTATTACCAGATTTGATAAATCGTGTTCACCCCTCACTTGTCCATCTCCATTTAATTGCAAGTCTTGTCTTTTCTCCCCAATAAGGCATTGCCCTATGTACTAAATGAGAGTCCATAATAAACATTGCGTTTTGTCTAAAGTCATATGTCTTATCTTCAACTTGTATTTGTCCACCTTTATTTAAATCACCTTGTAGATATAATATAATAGTCTTCTCTCCTTTTACATCGCTGTCTGTATGAAAACCTATAATATTCTTTTCTTCGTTTTTACTATTTACAGAAATAACATATCTAACAATACAATGTTTTATGTCAGGTACATTTAATTTACAAATACTATCTACCCAATTCCAGTCGTCTGGTAATTTCTTGTGAACATTCTTCTCATAGATAGGATATTCTTTACCTAGATTACCTAGTTCAGCAATCATATGATTGAGTTCTAAACTTGTCATTACATTATTCTTAACTAACATATTCTCTCTCATAAGGTGTCATTTCTATATGTGATTTATTATTTGCAACCAAAATATCTTTTCCAATTCTTTTCATCTTCTCACAATGTTTCTCTACAACTCCTGCCTCTTTATAATCTTTCACGGTCTTTCTACAACCATTACATATGTTAAACATAGGACAACTATAGCAACTTTTCTTCATTGTAGATAAATTTAAGTCATCTTGTAAAGGTGTAAAAAACTTACCTTTCATTTCTTCTTCAAAGTCTATCGCTTTGTCTTTATCATCACCAAATGCACCACAACTATAGTAGTCACCATCTGGTTGTAAACATCTTATACCTTCATCACATTTTCTACTTAACGGACAACTTGTAGCAGTATCATTTATTGCTAACATCATCTGTCTAGTATTAAACTCCCAAGGTGCTAGACCTGCCTTATAAATCTCTACATACTTCTCATATATATCTGATAACAAAAACGGCTCTTTTTGTTCGCCACTTGCCATTGCATAATTCAATTTACATTCTACACCTGTCTTCTCTTCTCTCCAGAAGTTATGTAATGTGCCTTCAGGTATTTTCTGTTCGGACATCTTCTTTGCAAGTTCAACATTCTTTATTGCGTTGTGTTCATTCTCTCTTGTAATAACGGATATAAAGTCTGGTCTATAACCACAATGTTCTAACATTGCGTCTGAACACTTATAAAAGTCCTCTTCTGTAAATTCAGAATAGTCACCTTTTAATCTACCACCACCATATTGAAAAGAAGTTGTGATACCAACTCTTTCGTTATTAAATAAGTCAACCCACTTACTAGGTTTCTTATAGAACGGCCATAAGTTTGTCGTTAATGCAAGTGAAGTAGTATATTCTCTTTCATCTAACCAATCAATAATCTTCCAATAGTAATTAGGTTCCATCATTAATGGGTCACCACCATTTACTATGATTGTTTTTGTTTCTGGGAATCTTTCTAAAAAACGAAATATCTGGTCATGTTTTAACCAGTTCTTTTTCTCATCTGTAAGCTGCGTACTAGAACAAAATGAGCATTTGAAATTACAAAGTTCAGTAGGTTTAATTATTAAATCCATTTTCCTATCCAGTTCAATCCTGTAGTAGATTCTTTATTTCTAATCCAGTAATCTTTTAGTTTACCTTCTTTAACTTTGTCAAAACCAAACTGCCACATTATTTCTCTATGATATGGTTCTTTCTGTGCTCTCATTTGATTCATTGTCAGGTGTAACCAATCAAAGTAAGTACCAGACGGACATAATATATCTCTACCTTTAAATATGTTTATCGTATCACACCACATTTGTCTAATTAGTTTTCTGTTTTCTGTTGGAGGTCTGTTCTTCATGTATCCTGCATATTTTAAAGAACCGACTATAACATACTCATTATAGATATGAAACATACCTACGCCCTTAATATAAGTGCTAGGCGTACCATTTTGAACCCATTGTCTCTCACCTTTTGTTTTTTGTGCAATCTCGTATAGTTCAGGATCCTCTTCTTTCTTGCCTAACCATAAAAACATATGTGCTCGTCTACCATCTATTCTAGGAAGATATGGTTTCTCAACAGGAAAGTAATCTAGTTGTACTTCGATATGTTTAGGAAAATTATAGCCTAATTTAGTTTGCGATATAGTTTCGCTGTACTCGTACATCTTCGATATATCGGTGCGTAAGCTTGTAAACACATTCATCCAACTCCTCCTTGTATCTATAATCATGGTTCATAAAACAGCCAAGTGTACATCTATCTAAAAATTCACAACTACTACAATTATACTTCTCTAGGAAAGAGTTTTCTATTATACTATTGTCTCTTGGTTTAATGGGCGACTTGTATTGACTTATATCTTGTTCTTCTTGTACAAGGTTACCACATTGACATAATGTACCATCTGCTAATACAAGTTTTGAAACTCTACAACTTGCATAATTCTTTTTGTTAAATATCCAATCTCTAACAGGATGAACATTAGGATATTTGTCAACACAATGTTTAAAAAACTTTAATAATAGTTCATCGCCAGGCATATTAAACTTTGCGTGTTCATCTGGCATATAATAATCAAAGTAAATATACTTACCTTGTTTATACAGATAGTCAAAGTATTCATCACCTTCATTTAAATAAAAGTTAATATTAGGCTTTGTAAGTAAACAAGAAAAACAGGTTACTTCATCACCCCAAAATTCTACATTAGATTTAAATATCTCAAAGTCTTTTTTATTAAATCTACCTCGTGGGTCATAACTTGTTGTAAGTCTACTAGGTATATCTTCTTCTCTGGACCAAGTGAGTAAGTCCATAATAAGTTCATTACCTTCATCTGAGGTAACCAAGTTAGACACCCAATTGATTGAAAATTCTTTATTGTGTTTTTGACATATCTTTTTTATGCCTTTTACTAGAAGTTTATATCCGTCATTTAAATCTTTGTTATAGATTGCAGGTGCAAAGACTTCGCCACCCATAATATTAAAGGTGACCTTCATATACATTTCTTTTGAGATAAATTTTTCTATAGAAGGAAGTTTGTCAACCACATTATCAACACCGATTTTATTGTCGTGGTTCTGCCAACAGAAATTACAACGCAAATTACAAAATTCAAATAAATGAATAGTGTACTCTTGCTCTGGGTCTCTTTTGGGGTCTATTAAAAACTCTCGCATTTAAACTCCTATGAGTTTGCGAATAGTCTGTATTTTCCTAGTTTGTCTGTATCGTTAGATTTCTTTAATGAGAAGAGATATTGTAAAAATGTATAATTAATATTTCCAATATCAAATCTAGGAATAAAAGATAGACTAGATGGACTATTCACGGTTTCAGTTATAATTGTATCAAAGTCAGTAGAAGATAAACTTGAAGCACAAGCTTTATCTAAATGGTTCATAAAGTAATCAGGATCCGGAGAGTTTTGGAAATCATATAGGTCTTTAATTAATGCTTTCAATGCAGTTTGTTTGTCTGTTGAAAGACCGTCAATGTTTGCAATATTTACAGCACCTACATTTGCAGTAGGTTTTTGCGTAAATACATCTTCGTCAGCAAATGGTGCTAATGGTGTAATACCTGAAAATGGATTGTCATTATTTAAATCAACATCATCACTAGTATAACCTAATGCAGTTTGTTGATTAGTATTCAAAAGATTTAGAGCAGCACCTTCTCTACTATCTGTTAATACTTCTTTATAAAATCTTTTTAAGAATAAATGCCAAGTAGACAATAAGTTTGCTTGGTGAGTATCAGCACCTGCAAAGTATTCGCCTAATAATAATTCAATTGAGAAATTTAAATTAAGAGCTTTAATTCTATCTAAATCAAGTGTAGGTAATACATTAAAATATCCTGCAACATCTCCTAGACCAGCATTAATTTTTGTTAGCGCTAGCGTGTGAGTAGGTTGCAATTGTGTATTTGCAATAATTTTTTCGTGGTGTAAATTAATATCTAAAAACTTCTGTACTGCTGTTTGGTCAACAAATGGTAACATAGTTTTTAACCAGGTTACTGATAAGTTTAAGTATGCTTCACTATCGCAGTAAATAATAACTTTAGTACCTAGAGTACTTTGTTTTAATTTTACATCTTCAAAGAAACCAGTTAAGTCAGTATACTTACCTGCCATTGCATTAACATTGTGTGAATAGTTAATTAAAGTTCCTCTGTATGTAGTTTGCAGTTCCTGGTGCATTTCATTACCAGTTTCTGCTGATATTACATATCTGTTTGTATGACAATCAATTGAATCGTCAAACGCTAAATAGACTTTATTAAATAAGTGTAGCATATTAGTTTTTCTCTTTACCTTTTAAATATTCTTTTGTATCAAATTTACCTTCGGCAATTGCCCAAGTCATTAAGAATAGTGGATTACTTTCTGTCGCCCAATATTCAAATAAAGATTTACCTTTAAACATATAATCTTTAAAGTACTTCGTATAGTTCTTAACAATACCTTCTTTTTGTATTTGATAATAACTATAAAATTCTTTGTGTTTTAATAATGAAACAAAGTTAATACCTCTAACATCTTCTGTCTCGTCTTTAGGATAACTCTCAACAAATTCATTAAAAGCACCTTCACCAACGATTGACATATTATACAATGGTAGACTTTCTAATTTGCCTTCCCACTTGTCAAGTATTTCTTTGTTCTTTTCTATAACACTCTTATATTTATCTGTCTTTGACAACCCCTTGTGTTCAAATAATACAGCGATTATTTCTTTTTCTAATTTAGGTATATTTACTAACATTTGTGTGTTAAGATATTCACTAATTAGTTCTTCGTCCATATTTAATATATCACAAGGTATATCTAAATTACTTAAATAGGTTAGAAACTGAGCACCTTTTAATGTGCTGTTTTCGTAATCAATAAGATAACTTTCTGTCTTATCTTCAAAGTATTTTTTTAAGTCTTTCAATTCAATCGGTACAATAGTATTAATCATTATCTTCTTCCTCTACTTCCGTGACAACTACTATGACAGCTACTATGACATATAGTTTTTGTTAATGTATAAGTGTTACCTCTTTCAGTAGAATATGCGTTTGCAAGGCTCGACATAAACGATTCTAAATTTGTATCGTCAATTGTTTGACCAGGTTGTAAACTACTAGGTTGTGATGGATTTAATGTTGTTCTTTGTGCAGTTGTTAAGTGTGCAATTTGTGTATCCGAATATTGTGTTCCTGCACCTGTCATACTAACTATAGCGTATGTATTTTTGATATTAGTATAATTATTCATTTCTGCTTTTAGTGTACCGTAAATATTGTTTGCAGTAATTACTGAACCTGCATTACCGATATTAGAACCTGTGATACCAATTGATACAGCACTTATTACTGCTAAAGTATTAACCGTACCTACAGCACCTGAAGAAGTGCCTGATATAATATCGTTTTGTAAGAATCCTGTTTGACCAGCACCTGGATTAATTGTTCTTAATTTTAATACATTGCTAGAATAACTAACTACGATACCAGTTGTTGCAGTTATTGTAGAGTTAACCGTTTCACCTGCTGTATAAGTTCCAGTCACACCTGTTAGTGTTAATTCAAATCCGTCAACAACACCACCAAAATCAGCAGAAGTAAATGAAGAGTGTCCTGGTAGATTATCAGTACCCCATACAATATGGTGGTCTGCTACATCTGTTACCAGTTCTTCAAATCTATCAACTATATTTTGACTTGTTATCGGGTTGTTTAAAGTTACCATTTCGCCTCACTTTGTTTTTTTAAGTGTTTCATAAGAGATTTAGGAGCGCCACATATGTCGTCTTGCCATGCTAATTGGTGACAATCGCCACCACAATACTTAAATACTTCACACTCAAAGCATTTAGGATTTCTTGCTACTTCACAAGCAACATTTTCTAATCTCTTAGGACTATTTATAAGTTCTACTAGAGGGTCATCTATAGTTCCAAAATTAAACTCGGGAGCTGCATTAGGACAACCACCTATTGTGCCAGTTGCGTTAAGTGTAAATAGTTTTTGTTCACAATCTCGGCAGAAAGTGCCTTCTTTTGTTGAACCAGTATCAAATTTTGAGTAAATTGTTTCAAAAAACTCATTATCAAACCAATCTCTTGTGTTATACTGAATAGATTGCTCGTGCATTTTTAAAAACCACTTATCTTGTTCTATATTTCTAGGAAATATCTCTGGATGCAAGTTTGCATTACCATTTCCAGTCAATCTTTCAAGTGCCATTTCTTTTACACCTAAATCTTTAACCCATTTAAGTAATTCAATAGGTTCAATTCTAATTGTGTCTTTGGTTACTGATATGAAGAGTTTAATATCAACACCTTCACTAATTAAAGTCTCTACATTCTTACGCCATAAGTTTGCTTGTTTCTCATTTGCAAATCTTATGTTAGGATCCCAACTAGTTCCACATCTATTTTTAAGTGGACCTTTAATGAAGTCAATGTGTTCTTGTTTTAGTTTAAATGTTAAGTTAGAAGTTATGCCCATTGATTGTTGAATCCACAAATCTTTTGTGTTCTCATAGACATATTGCATTTCAGACACAGGAACTAAAAACGGTTCGCCACCGTGTAGTTCTAAATGTGCTGTATCGTGTTTGTGAAAATTGTATTTTCTGAAATCTTGTAACCACTTAATGGTTTTATCTGGATTCCAATAGACTTTAGGACCATTTGAACCTGAAGTAAAACAATGTTTACAATTCAAGTTGCAGGTTTCGGTTGTTTTTAAATAAAACATCCAATTCATTATATAACTCCTATACTTAACCCCCAAGTATCTGCTTCGTTTTCAACATAATGTTTTACACCTTGTTCTATGAATATTCCTTCATCATCATATACTGGTTTAATAACACCATCTAAAGATACTTTCTTTTTGCCTTTGACAACATATAAGTAAACATCTTTATCATCTTTATGTTCTTTAAAACTAATACCTGGTTTCTGATTTACAAATAAATGAATATCTTGTCTTTTCTTTCCTGTGATATTCAATACTACTTCGTCTAAAACTTCTTTTAACCAGGCTACATCTTCTAAGCCTTCCACCTTAATAGTTTTAAATCTATCGTACTCTCTTATCCATTCTCCATAAGACATATGGTCTTTAACCTCACGGTCAAGTCCTTCTTCATCTATGTAAAATAGTTGTCTTGCTTCGTATCTAGTGTGTGATTGGATTTCTTCTTTTAATCTGGAAATCCATAAGATTGTTTGTTCGTCCATAATATATCTCCTTATTTACCAACAACAGCTTCTATAACTCTCTCTTCGTTAGAATCGTCATTGACTAAACTTTTTCCAATTAATGCACCGTTTCTTGGTTCTGCTTCAGCTCTAGCACATCCTGCAATACTACAAGATACTAACATATCGCCTTTTCTTACAGGACCACATACTCTTACTGGTACTCTTCCTGTCATTGCTACCGTAGAGGTAACACCTTCTAAACTGCCATTCATAATAAAGGCAGGTTTTTCTGATTGAACACCAATAACTTTTGTGCAATGATTTTCTGTACATATAGTTACCTCAGCTGTGCCACCTATACATAAGACGGTACCTACTGGATATTCTCTATCAGATTTATACTTTTCTGCCAAGTCAGCATATCTTGCTGATGTAGCAGTTGTTGTTAAAATATTTGTTGATGGATTGTAATATAATCCTGAATCTGCTTTTAGAACATTTGAACCTGAAGTACTATCAGCAAAAGTTAAATATCTTGTTGCGTTTTGAGTATTTTCAGTAGTTAAATCTACAGCACTTGATAATGAAGCAGTACCTGTAATAGTATTTGCAACTAAAGTGTCAACCGTTAATGTTGCAGAATTAAATCCTGATAGTTTTGCAATCGTAACCGAGTTATCAGCAATTTGTGAAGTACTTACAGCATTATCTGCTATCATAGTTTGTGTAACCGTATTCGTATCACCAGAAGTAATAAGAGTACCACTAGCGTCAGGTAGTGTAATTACATTATCTTGTGATGGGTCGTCTACTCGTAATGTAGTTTCAAAACTATTAGGAGTAGCACCTTCAAATTGCATTGAAGCACCATTGATTGTTAATCCAGCACCAACAAGTGTACCACCGGCAGATATACCACCTGTTGTATTTAATTGTTCGTTACCAAAATCAATTGTACCACTTGCAGAAGTAATTGAAGAAGTACCAATCTGTATGTTCGCAATCTCAGCTGTTGTTGCAACATCAATTGTTGATAGACCAGTTAAGTTTGTATTTAATCCGATTGTTAATGTATCTGGATTTGATACCGTTGCAGTAAGACCTGTACCACTCGCTACGGTTAATGTGTTACCAGAGGCAATACCTTGTACATTCGTTCCATCTGTTAATGTGAAACCAGCAGCTGCAATTGCAATACCATTGATTTCGTTAACAGCACCAATTACAGAAGTAGCAGATAAAGTAGCATCCAGAGTGGCAATATCACCAAAATCTGAGGACGCTAATGCGTTAAATTCTATTCGTAATTTATCTAAACTATCTGTTTCTGTTACCTGTCTTACAGCCATTTTTATTTATCCTTACACATATTTTTTATTAAATCTTTTATTTCAAACAACTCTTGCTTTAAACTATTTATCTCTCTACACATTGACTTCATTTGGTTAAGATTACCTTTTCGCATTTGTATTCTTTTCATATACAACTCATATTCGCTTGAGTTTGTATTAATGATACCACCTGATTCCGTATCTCTTATTAAAAATTCTTGTTGTTCAACTTTCAGAAATCTTGTCATAATTTTAAATCGCTAATGCGATACCTCTCATGTCTCGTAAGATTGGTGGGTAACTAGTATTAGTTCCTTTTAGTACAATCTTAATCTGAAACGCAGTAAAGGCGTTCAATTGTTCTTGTGAATATTGATATTCTTTAAAATCAAAATCATCTTTAGATTTTGAAACTGAATTATCTTCAACACCACCAGCATTGAAAGGTGTCCAGTCAATGTCTCCGATAGTTCTAACTTCATCAGCACTTGTTGTTCTAAAGTAAACTTCAACTTTAGAAGTATCTCTAATAACTTGTGTTAATCTAATATCTAATGCAGTTGAGTTATTAATAAGTGTAACCGGTTTCGTAATATATTGAGACGCAGTTGATGAACCTTTTGCAGTAGTTTCAGGAACATAGTTAGGTGTATTACCACTAGTTGGATTATTTAATCTATTTGCAACACAGAAAGCACTACTTCTATCTAAATCAATTACTGGAGACAACTTATTATTTGTCGTTGATAATTTCATAATAGTATAGAAAGATTTTTGTCCTGCCATTCTAGTTGTTTCATTTGGTCCAGACATAACAGCCTGTGGCGCAGTAAAGTAAATATCGTCTACTAATGTAACCGATTGTCTATTACTTTCAGAAACTAATGAATATGGTGTTTGAGCACCGTGAAGTGACTTACTAGATGTTGTTCTAATAAACGGTTCAATGTTTGTACCAGGAACGGTCATAGTTTGTAGACCACCTAGATTTAATACATCAAATTGTTTATTACCGGTAACAAGTATTGTTGTGCCTCCGATATCACCATCAGTATTTGCAGTTCCTGATGTTGTAATATCAAAACTATCTAATGTAATATTAGAAATAGAAGTATATGTTCCGTTTATATCTGTCGAAGCAATACCGTTAAGAGTTCCTGAAGGAACACCAGATATAGTAACCACAGAATTAGTATCGTGCATATTGTGATTTGAATAGAAAACTCTAATTACACCTGAACCGTTTGTAGTTCTTAATCCGTTTTGTTTAATATTTTGTGCCGGTAGTTCTTTACTTCCTAAGTGAACCGTACCTACGACATTACTAAACTCACATCTTTTCATTGTGAATTTCATATCTTCGTTTTGTTCAGCAGTCCAAGTTGAACCGTTTTGAGATTTGAACATAACACCAGCATATGGTTGTTTAGATATTGTTCTATTAGAACCAATATTTGTTTCTCCTAATCTACCCACATACATATTGTAATCATTTGAGTTAGACAATACCGTCATTGCATATTCAACTTTATCTTGTATGTATATTGGTGCAGGGAATGTAAATGTTGTTTTAACTGAACCGTCTGTACTTGTATTTACAGCAGTTGGATTTAATGAAACTTCACCAAATGGTAATAATTTACTTCCAGGATAACCATTAACCGTATTTCTAATTTGAACGGTTACAGGAATGTTTGCGTCTTTTGTTGAAAAGAATAAATCAACAGAAGATATGAATACTCCACCAGGTTCATCTGTCATAAATGTTTGAGATAATGGATCAACCCAACCAACAATTTGCGTACCTGCTCTTGTAGATGTTTGTAAAATGGTTTGTGAATCTGTAACCGTTTGTTGTACACCTCTAAATTCTCTTGTAGAAACAATTGTGTCTCTAACGGTATTTAATAATCCTCTTGCAATATATTCAGCATTAGCCGCAGTAGCAACAGCAGCTGCGTCTTGCGAGTTAGTAGAAGAAGAAGTTAATCTAAATGTTCTTTCTCCAGTTCTCCATCTAGGATTTGTATTTACTTTAGGATCCGGTATTGTGAATACTCCTTCAACAGCACCAGCACCGTCAGTAATTAAGTTACCACCAACTGAACCACCGTCTGGTGTACAATAAGTAGCAATATTTACATTATCAAAGAATGGAAATACTCTTGTATTTGGTTTTAATCTTGTAGCTTTAAATGCAACATCACGGCTTCTGATAAATGGTACAAATGCAACACTAACAACTCTATCTCCCATAGATGTTCTTATCGTTTGAGGTACGGCAGTTGTTGTAATACCTGACCTACTTTGGTTAACTTGGTTGATAGAAGTAGTTTCTGTTCTTTGTACAATAGCACGACCACGCATAAATCTTCCACCTGAAGCTGTAGTTGAAGATGTTAATGCTCTTCCAGTCCAGTTAGTTTGCCATTCATTCCATACCGTTCCAAGTGAGATTTCATCTTGGTCTGTAATACCACTTTGTCTTTGTAATTGGTCCCACGCACCTGTAGTTGAGTTAACTACTAAATCAGGAGTTCTTTGTGTTTCTCTCCATTCATCACTTGATGGTGTTAAATCTATTGTTCCCATCCAACTGAAAATTGCAAATGGGTTAACATTAATTGCTTTAGAAGCAAAAGGTTGATTTATTAAATCTATTTCTGTAAATGGTAATGTTAGTACATCACCAGACTTTTGATAGTTTGCAGCCGCTCTGTCAGTAGCAACTAATGTTGTACCGTCTTCGTCAATCTCTTCTAGTTTTACAGCGTCTTGGTTAAACAAAGGTCTTAATTCGCCTTTTGCATAATCAATCGAACATCTGTATGAACCGTTGGTTACTTCACCGATACCGTGACCGTTAAAGTTGTCTACAACAAATCCATTTTTAAATCTATCGAAACCATCAGCGTCTTGTATCTGTAAAGATTGAGCCGCAGTTTCTAATAGAGACAATTGAGTGTAATATTCAATTCTATCAATCTTCTTATCAATAGCACCAATATCTCTCATTGTATATCTTCTATTTTCTACCGTCTCGTATGATACATCATCTGGTGACAATGTGTACGGTGGTAAAGAAAGAGTGTATAGGTGCATTGCGTTATCAATAGAACCTGGCTCTTGTGGTACATTTGCTTCAGCACCTTTAAGTACTTCAAAGGCACCTTCTTTATTTAAGAATAGTTTATCAACTCTTCCTTTGTAAAATTCGTGGTCTGTGGTCACATTTGTTTTAAACTTAACAACTTCAATTGAAGCTGTTGCAGGATAAGTTCTATCTTGTGTACCAGAGTTAATTGTACTTGCGTCATCTACTCTAGGTCTAAAGTCTAATGTGTCTCTTAATTGATAAGTTTCTCCTGAAGTATCAGAAGTATAACTAGGTATTGCTGTGTAATCAATAATACCAGAATAACTATCTACACTAAAGAAGTCACCAGAACCGTGTGTGAAATAATTAAATGTAATTAATAATTGTCCACTTGGTGCCAAGCTACCTTCTTTTCTTACTAGTCTAGCAATATCATAGAAGTTATCTCTTTGTCCACTATCAAGTGTAAATCTTGTTGTGATGTCTGTATCACTTGCAGTTGGTGTTGTACTAAAGTCAGCCGCCATTTTAACAGATACTAATTGATATCCGTCAGCAACACCTAATGAAATATGATTTGCAGTTGCAGCTGCTGAAGTTGTAATAGTTGCTGTCGAGTTTGATACTAAATTTTTTGATTTTTCGTTTTGTGCAGATTTAGATATAGTCGCAATAATTTTTACTTCGTGGTCAGAGTGATTAGCACCAAAATCTAAAGTTAATGAACGACCTACTGGAGAACCACCTAATGTGAAACAAGCATTACCTTCATGGTTATTACCTGTTGTAGATATCTTGTCACCAGCTGTACCAGCAGAAGATGAACCACCTGCTGACATAATAGTTACCGAATAATCTTGTTCTTGTTGTGCAACAAAAGTTTCGCCTGTGTTTGCAGTAATTGTAATATCACCAGTTGAAGATAAAGAACCTACAAATGTTTTTCTTACAATAAATGATGTATCAGAAATACCAGAGTTGTTTGCTGTTTTTAATGTTTTAATTGTTGTGTAAGGTAAAGAGAACAACGAAATGTTTTTACTTGCGTCTTGTAATTTTCCTCTTCTTCTTATAATCAATGAGTTTGAAACGGCAGTTGTTGAAATTGCACTATCAAGTCTGATTGAAGATGAATTGACAATGTTAATTACCGTTCTAGTTAAAATAGTACCAGTCGTTGTTGCAAACTGAACACTATCTCCTACTTTTAATTCTGTTAAAAATTGTGTGTTGAAACCGGTTACATCCGAAGTTGAAGCACTAATTGAAATATTACCAGATAGTGTTTTATTTTCTCCATATGTTGCAGATAAATCAGCTTGTGCAGTATATACTGGACTTCCTGCCATGGTAACTTCTTTTACATCACTTGAACCGTAATGTGTGAAACCTTGATTGCCAAATACATTTGCTTTTACTACAGCAGTATTAGATGAAGTACCACCAGTGATTGTTTCACCTGGTATAAATTGACCTTGTACACTTGATAATACTACACAAGATGTTGTGATAGTACCACCGGAACCAGCACCTGTATGTCCTGTACCGTCAATGGCAACATCATCAGCGTTATACAATTCAAATTCTCTTTTTGCAACACCACCAACTTTTTGTCTTACATAGAAAACAATGTCGTTTAATTCTGTTTGAGTTGCGACACCTGCTATCGTAATTGCGTCACCATCAGAAACTTCTAAATCAGCAGACATTGTGATAACTACTGGATTTGCAGCTGTTGATGTAGCGATTGCCGAAGTTGTATTTGTTGAAACACTTTCTTTAATACCGTTAGCACCTGAAGTAGTACCAGTGATTGTTTCACCATTTGTAAATACTACATTTGTTGGAATTTTTATATGACTAAACATTTCTACATCAAACAGATAATGTTTGAATATATTACTTGAAGACGGAGATATGTTTGAAGCAGTTGAAATGCCAGCACCTGTCGTTGCGTTAAATTCATAACCTTTAGATTTAGCACGACCGATGTCTTTTACTCTGTTTTGAACATTTGTTGGTATGTTACCAGCAGTATATGCTTCACTAGCAAGTTTTAGTTGTAATCCTTTAAACGCTTCTGTCTTACCGGTTACAAAGTTAATGTCCGGAGAGTTATAAGCATTTGATACATTGAGAAAGTTACCAACATCAAAGATAGTATTGAAACCATTTTCATTTCCAAAACTTCTAGGTTTTTCTACAGGAACAAAAGTTGTTCCAATTTTATCAACTTCATAACCTTTTACATATGCTTTACCAGGAGATAAACCTAATGCAAGTTTGTTAGCGTCACCACCAGCGGCAGCAGTAAAGATACCTCTATTGCCAGCAGTATCATCTAAATGTTCTCTAATATCTAAATCAAATGGTCTGATTGTGTAATCGCCACTTTCGTCACTAGTTCTTCTTGCTAGTGTATCTTCCAAAATAGAGTATTCAGTTGTTCTAACTCTATTCTGGAGAGTACCTTTTTCTAATCTTAATAACTCTATGAAGCTTGAATCTTCAACAGAAGTCGTTGTAAGTTTAGATAAAGTTAAATCTATTTTAAATCTGTGAGCACCTGGAGCATTTGCGTTTGATGAACCGGCTGCATTGTCTACAAGTGAGACATCTAAGTTAGGGGTTACAATACTATCAGTAACCGTTAGACCTACTCTGTAAGATGGTGTGTTTGTATACTTGTCTAATACAATTGTTTGTTTTGAAACATTAACAGCATAACCATTAATGTAGTAAGTACCAGAAGCAACTGAAGCAGCAGAACCGGTTTCAGCACTTGTAACCACTCCACTAATATTTGTACTTCCATTAAGTACACCTAAAATTGTTTCGCCAGCAACAAAGTCTGGTGTTTGATTTCCAGTTCCTGTTTTAGTGTATTTTACATAAAGAGTTGCAGGGTCAGTAGAAGTTGCGACATCTGAATTAATTACTTTCGCAACAACACCAGATGTTTGACCGGTTACTTCTATTCCAACAAAGTCTGTTAGATTACTTGTACCTGTAAATGATGTTAACTTAATCGCATAGTATTGTAAATCGTAAGTAATCTCACCAGGAATCATTTGAGCACCTTGCTCAAAGATATGGTTACCCATCTTTTCAATTTGGTTCTGTAGTATCGTTTGCGATTGTGTTAGTTCTCTAGCCTGTACAGCAAATGCTGGTCTAAACAATATTCTATGGAAGGCTTTATCTTCCGAGAAATCGTCATAGTACGGCGAGAGGTTAAAGTCAGTTGGACTTGGCATTTATTTTCCTCTTTAAAATTCTATGATTAACTTAACATTCTCCGTTTGGTCAACACTTCTATTAACCGGTGCTCTGTTTTCAATGTACATTATATCGCCAGAGTCTTGGTCAAGTTCAGAAGTTGCATAACCAGAAACTAGAGAGACATTGTTAACCGTTTCAGTATTTCCAGTTGGTGTTCCTGTGCTACTAGAAGTCGAACCTGTAATCACATTTATTCCACTAAATGCAGTTCCATTTCCAGTTGCGTCAACACCTTCATTATTATATCTTGTTTGTGTGTAGAACAATAAATTGTTTGCAGTATCAAATTGTACTACTTTACCTACAGCACCTGTACTCGTTTGTGTAATTATTTCATCTGATTGAAATACACCAGCACCAGAATCTAATCTGATAGCTTTTGTTGCTCTTAATGTTGTTGTATTCACAGCAGCACCAGCAGATTTTGGGTCTCTAATTAATGCAACTCTTCTAAAATCGTTTGCAGTTGTAAAGTCACCAGAGTTTGCTGTTTCAGCACCTTCAAATGAAGTATTAAGAATTACAAAGAAACCACCTAGTTCTTCGTGTGGGTCAAATCCGTGACCACCTTTTGGACCAATAATGCAATCTAGTTCAGCACCAGTTAAGGAACCACCTGAAGTAGCATTAATATCTGATACTCTTACATTTGCAAAAGAATATCCTAACGGTGTTCCTGTTGGAAGAACAGCAGTAACCGAACCACTTGAAATCGTAACCGTACAAGTTCCGTTTGCACCATCTCCTCTTATAGGAATACTAGTAAATGTTCCGTCTGTACCACCTGTACCAGCAGTTTTAATTTTAATGATATCTATTGCACCATCTTTAGCATTAGTCGTTGTTGTACTATTTGTTGAGATACCCATAAAGTCTGTTGATAAAAAGTTTGCTTGTTGAGCAGCAGACATAGTGTACATATATTTCCACTTGTAACCATCAGAAGTTTCTAAAATAAGAATAGAAGCGCCAGTAGGTTCTATCGTTGATGGTGTATTGTTATCGTTATCTAAACATTTGTAAACTTCAAAGTTGGAATTAAGAACATAGAAGTTTGCGTCATATAAATTTGTTGCACCACTATGAGCAGCTTGTGCTGTAGTAGTTCCTGTAATTCTGTTGCCATAGTCATGTCTGTACATATCGTAAGTTGTACCTGTTGTCCAGTTAATTCTTGGACACGCAAAAGACACATCTGAGCTTGTTACCCTCTTAGCAGCAAGTAAATCATCAAATACATCATATTCGTCTTGTACTGAATCTGCTGGGGTTACTGGAGCACTATCTGTTCCAATGTTTTCTGTTCTACCGTCTGGTCTAGTTTTAGTACCATATTCAGTAGGTTTACCAATACCTAGATAATAGATATTAGGAGTTGCTTCACCAAACGATTCCTCGAATTGCTGAGCATTATTTCTTCTAAATTTGCTTGTTATAATTGCTGGCATTGTTTAATTCCTATGTTCTTTGATATATTTATACATCTTCTTGTTATGCTATATTAATTACTCCACCCATACCGGAATGTGCAGTACATTGATAATATAAAGTAGAAGGTGCGTTCATTGGCACCGTAAATGTTATTGTTGCAACTGCTGACTCATTGTTGGTTACTCCAAAGCTGTATGCAGAACCACCTGACGCAGTTCTAATAGCAAATGGGTGACCAGAAGCATTTACTTCAAATTGATAAGTATGTGCTTTCTTTAAATAAAGCGTTGGGTCATTCTGTGCTGATGGAAAACCATCACCATTAAATACATAATCAGTTGAACCACTTGCAGTTACCTGAAACTTTGCTGATACTCTAGTTGCCGGAGTATAATCATTAGGTTTCCATTGACCACTACCACCTACATTTGTCCATACTAATACTTGTCCATATGCAGGAGCACTACTTGATGTGTCTACATCTGAAAGTAAATCAATTGAGTCATTTTCTGATAATAAGTTAATCCAACCTGAAGCAGTAGCAAAGTATGCTTTTAGTGTACTTGTTGCAACAGCAAAAGCACCTGCACTATTTGAAGCATTTGGTAATGCACCAGTGTTAGTAAAATCTGCCTTTACAATTGAACCAGAACCACTTAAACTTAATTTACCAGTTCCTTGAATTGTGAATCCTGAAGTATCTAGGTTTCCGCCAAGACTTGGTGCTGTATCTGTGACAACACTTGTCGTAATTGAACCAGGTCTAAATGCACTTGCACCAACATTCCATACTAATGCTTGTCCACTCGTAGGCGCTTGTGTAGTTGTATCAACATCACTTAAAGTGTCTATAGATGAAGTCGAAGCTAATATTTCGTTCCAAGCTCCGTTAGCTGCATAATAAGATTTGTAAGTTGATGTATCAACAGCAAATGCACCAGCGTAAGTTGTTGCATTTTCAAATCCTGCAAGAGCGTTACCGCCTTGTGCGATATAAGAACCAAGAGTTGAAGCTTTAATTTGAACATTACCAGAAGTTGTTCCAGTAAGTATAGCGTTGTCTATTGTTTTGTTTGATAAAGTTTGTGTATCTGCTAAAGTTATAACATCTGAATTAATATCAAATTTAATTGTATCGTCTAAAACCGTTGAAGTTAATCCTGTACCACCTGTAAAGTTAAGAACATCACCTACCGTGTAATCGTCATTTGTTCCAACATCAGCAGATAAGTTAATTACAGAACCTACTTGTTTCCAATACATATCGGCAGCGCCGTCAGTTGCAAGTACATATGTTCCAGTACCAGCACCTGTAGGAAATCTTAAAGCACCGAATTTAATTCTACCGGTACCATTAGGAATAATATTAATATCACCACTTGATGTAGAAACAATATTGTTGTTATTAACATCTAAATCGCCGCCAAGTTGAGGAGTTGTATCTACAGATATATCACCAGCAGCCGCAGAAGCAGTTGGTTCAAATCTATTGTTTGATGTAGACCATTGGAGTACTTGGTTAGATGTAGCACCAGTAGTTATTATCTGTAATGCAGAACCGTCACCTAAGGCTGTGTAGATTTCATTAAAGTTATCGTTAACTTTATCACCACCAACACGCAGGTTATCACCTGTACCGTCATTTGCTGTACTACCTAATCCTATACTTTGTTTTGCCATATTTTTATCTTCCTATCCTAATATTTATAAGCGTTCTTATGTAGTTGAGCTAAACTTCGCCGTTGCACTACTAAATTTTTTCTGTGTATTACTAAATCTACCTTGAGGAACAAGTATTGCTGCCGGGTATGTAATATAAGTCTTTGCAATAGTAGTTATATCTCCAAATTGCAAGTCTGTACCATCAGCTGCAGTATTTGTACCTATTGCCTTTAATTCTGCTACTCTAGCCCAATTCATTGCAGAAGCAGACATAGATTGTTGAAAGTATTTATTGAAACTTCTTAATCGTGGTCCAGCATATACAGACCCAAAGTTTGTATTGACCGTTCTAAAGTTATAAAATGGTTTAAACTGAAACGAGAAAGCAATCTTTGTTCTATGTAAAGTTAAATCTCTTGTATCTGTTGCAAAAGGCGATTTTGCATTTTGTACAACATCAGCTGCGACACCTAGTTGTAATGCGTTAGAACCACTTGCTCTTAATGAAGTACCATCATCTATAGTACCTAATCTTCTTCCAAAGATTGTACCAAACAATGTATTCAATACAGAAATAAATGGACTTGCCTCAATACCAGTAACCCTACCAATAACAGGCATTCTATTTTTCGCATTAAGTCTACTTTCAATGTTTACTTGTGCAGTAAAGTAGAAACCAGCAGGGTGCATTGTCTTTTTAAATGCGTCTCTCCATGTGTCAATAGTACGACCTACTTTAATTACATACGAGAAGTCCTGATAGTATAAACTATCTTGTACTTTCATAGTTGTTTCTGATAAGTGACCATCTTCTGAAATATATTTACCTTCACTTGTAGAAGTACCTACAATTTCGACCGTTGCAGTTGCAACATCTGTTTTTGCCATTAGACCGGTAACACCTGAAATACTACCTGTCATTACTTCGTGTCCTACAAATGCACCTGTAATATTCTTTAATCTTAATAGACCTCTAGTAGAATCCCAAGATAAAACTACACCAGTATTACTTGATGTACCACCAGTGATTGTTTCACCGGCAACATAGTTACCTGTATGACCTAATATAAGAATTGCTTGTGGTAATTTAACCGTTGGTGGAGATGGACTTAAATCGTGTTTAAGACCAGACTCGATAGTAGTAATACCTAGAAGTTTTCCAATTTCAGTTCCATATGCGTATATCTCAGCAGATAAACCATTATCAGTTGCAATCGTAACCGTAGGTAAACTTGTATAACCAGAACCACTTTTAATTAATCTAATATCTGTAATATCACCAAGACCACTTTCTAAAACTATTTTATCACCAGGGTTGATGTCATTCTTACTTGTTGCGTCTTCAAATATGATATGGTCATAACCACTAGAAGCTTCTCCTGCTATTGCACCGTTAACTACAGCAACTTCTGCTACAGCACCGGCACCGTTTGTATTTGCATTATTGAAAACTAGTTGGTCTCCAATTTGATATTGTGAACCGTTTGCATTAATATAAAATTCTGAAATACCACCAGCACCTATTTCACCGACTTGGCAGTTTGCACCACCACCGCCACCTACTAAATCGACTTGTTCGTTATCTGTGAAGAGTGAACCATCATTAGTAATTGTAAACTTACCAGGTATACCGGTAACATCTGATTTAATATATAAGTCATCTGTATCACTTGCAGTACCTCTAATTGTTTCACCAACTTGGAATGTACCTACAATACTTTCTTGGTTTAATAAAAATTCTGATACGACTTCACTTGATATTTGGAAACGAGATATGTTTTCTACAATTGCAGTTGCACCTGAAGTTATACCTGTAATTTGTCTACCAAGTAATTTACCTGTATCACCGATTGAGTTAATACATCTTAATATTGTATTTGATGTAAACTCACCATCTGATACTCTAAGCATTTGTTCTTTAGGATAAAATGTTTCAGAAGAAATACCAAATAGTAATCTAAAAAATAATTCGTGTCCTTTTGCAGTACCTTTAGTACGATATAAAGATTTTACTCTTTTAATTAATTCTCTTTTGTTTAGACCTTCTGTTAAATTTTCTGGTATTGTAGTTAGTACTTCATTTCTAAATTGACCTAAGAAATGTGAGATAACTTTATCAGGATCCCTAAACGATAATAAGTCTTGTATTGTTTTTACTGGATTAGGTCTATACTTTCCAGATACACCAGACGCACCAGAAGAAACTCCAGTGACCGTTTCACCTTCTATAAATTTATCTTCTGCTGTAATGAATAATCTTCCGTTTAATAAATCTTCTGTAAGTATTACTGCTGTCGCATTAGAAGTTTCGCCTTTAATAGTTTCACCATTTGTGAATTTACCAAATGATGATTGTTCTTGTAAGATTTTAGAACCTGCGTCTATTTGAGTTGCTTCTGAACCAAGTCTACTTGCGTCTAATAATAAAGTATTAGATTGACCTGTTTCTGTTTCAAGTAATATACCGTCTGTTGATTGAGAAGATGAAATAGAAAGCTCAGCGGCTTCCATTAATTGGAAATAAGTTTTTACAAACTCTAAAAATTTAGGATGCTCTTCAATTACAAAATCAGGTACTTGACCTTGTAAAAGGTTTGTAATCTTTTTATTAAACTTCATTTAATTAATATGCTGAAGTGGTAGTATAACCAACACCGGCATCCGAGCTTCCACCGACAAAGGAATCCTTGTCAACCGAAATTGTTGAATTAGGAATATCTAACTCTAAAATTTGGTCTCTAACAGGAACAATGTCATTTGAAGCAGGTTGCACGGTCAGTTCTATCACCGTTGAAGCACTCCCTCTTATATTTGAAATTTCTGTAATCTGTAGTGAGTTAATTGTAATCTCACCAGTTGTGTAATCAATCGTGCCTTGTGTTGAGTTAGTATAAACTCTAGTCGCACCTGATAGATAATATCTTCTTATGTTACCATTACCGTCATCATCTAAAAGTTGTTCGTTAGTAGAACCTTGTATTTTAAAACCAGATGATGAAACAACACCACCAGCAGTTGAGTTATGACTAGTATGTGGATTGTAAACAGCATTTCTAAAGAATACACTATACTTCAAAGATGAATTTAAAGTAGGTGTAAATGATTTTCTTATCTTTAGTGTTGTTGTGTTAGATAGTATACTATTGTCTGTATCGTCAATTAGTTTAACGACTTTAGAATGTCTAAACATACTATCGAATTTTTGTAGTGTAGATACATTGTAAGTACCTAATAAAGTAATGATGTTTGCTTTAATTGTTGCAGAGTCTTTTGTTGTTGCTCTTTCGTCATACTTTGCAGTTGAAGTTAAAACAATACTTGTGATTTCAGGATCCACAATAACAGGTGAAACTGAAGCAACATTATATTCTTTTAATTGTTTTATGATATCTGATTTAGATTGTGTTGTTAATGAAGAACCGCTCATAGGTTTGATTGCAATTTTTACAATACCATAAACTGGTGTCTCATCATCTTCTCCACCCCAAGCACTAACTGATTGTGCGTTAGGATAAATTGACATTACTTTTGTTTCGTAATCAGAAGTAGTAACCGCTCTGTCTTGTGCTGTATATTGTAGAGGTGCATTGAAACGAATACTCTCTTTTGTTTCTGCTGATGAACCACCACCTGCAGCTGATACGGTTGTAACCGTTATATTAGAGAAGCCACCGATACTCCCTGCAGGATTAAATAAGTTTGCACCGTTAGAGTCTGTTTTGTTGGTAACAATGTACTCCATAATAATAATGTTACCACTTTCTAATTTCTTACCTATAATACCATCACCAAATTTAACTTCAAACTTACCTGTATCTGTTTCAGACAAGAAGTATATTTTACTTTTGTTATTTAATTTTAACAATCCAGAAACACTTGTGTATGTTTCTGAATCTGTATTTGTTAAACTTTTTTGTACTTTAATTTTTAATGTTGTTGTATCAGCGTCAATACTAGGTATTAGATATTTTTGGTCTGGGTCTAGTGTGTCAACCGTATATCTAAAGGTTACAGGTGTACCTTCGTAAACTGGTACACTAGAAAATTTGTAAATACCATCAACTGGTGAAGTTGTAGTATCTGTATTAGTAATAAAGTTATAAGTTGTTCCGTCTACAGAAGTTGTAAATACAGAACCTTTACTCATAGTTAGTGTTGTACCTCTTGCGTCATTAACTACAATGTCAATTGAAGCCATTGGTGCTTTTACCGAATGAGGAGTATAACCTAACATCTTTGCTAATGAAACAATGTTTGCTCTAACATCAGCAGAATCCAAATACATTTCGTTTGCTAACATATTAGCATTGAAACCTAAATAGTGTGTATTGTAAGCAAGTAAGTCTAGTAGTACAGCAAAACCACTACCTTCAAAGTTGTAGTCTGAAAATTCAGGTTGTGCTTGTAAAAATACTTTTAAATTTGTTTTTATCTGGTCAAAATCCAGTTCAGTAATATCTAGTTTGGTACTTGCCATTTTTTATTTCCTATTGTGCGTCATAGTAAGTTTTTGATAACTCACCACTCTCTTGTGTTTGACCTGTTTTTCTACATCTAATATATGTTGCTACCGTACCGCCACCTGGTTTAGTATATGTTCTAATTCCGTTTGCGATTACTGAATTAGCGCCATCTGCTGAATCGGAATATGTATTTGCAGCCGTAGCTGTGTTTTCATATTGCCATAATGAATTACTTCCTGGTACCGTTACCCACGCCATTATCTTAACCTCTGTAAAAATGTTTCAACAATGATTGGTGATTGAATACCAACAACATAGAAACTGATTTGTAAATGATATCTATTTGCGTCAATGTCTGGAGCCGCAATGATACTTTCTATACTTGCTCTTGGTTCAAAATTAAGTAGAACCTCAGCAACTTTTCTTTCTAAATTAAGAGCAGTCAAAGGTGTCATAAGTTCAAACAACAATGCTCTTACATCACTTCCTATTTCTGGATGAAAAGGTCTCTCATAATGATTTGTCTGTATTAAATTCTTTACACTTCTTTTAACAGCGTCTACATCAACAAGTTTTACCACATCTCCTGTAACCGGATTTCTTGTGAAATCAAGGTCTAAATCAGAATAAATCCTGTTTACTCTTTTCTTACTTGTACTTGCTTTTGAATCGTAGAATGCCATAGTTTTTCCTTTGTACTAATATTTATACACTAACCAGCAAAGACATTTGGACTTCCTGCGGCTACACTCGTACAACCTGAAATACCATCACCAACACGACCACAACCTTTACCATTAATGAACACCGTACTACTACCACTCGCTATAGGGGCAGCATGGGCAGGACAAGGCACACCAGGTAGTAAGTGAGTTGTATTAACATCTCCCTGTCTACTAACTGCTATACCGTTAGCATTGACATTTGGACTACCGACTGCTCTTGACATTCCTGAACAATGAGCAACATCAGCGTCTCCTATCCTCGTAACCGCAGGCATTCTCTCTCCATTAATTGTTTTAATTTGTTGTTAAAGGTTTCTATGTAATTATGTTCTTCTTCTGTATGTGGTGGAGTAGGATAATTAGGCTCAAAAGATATGACCGCACCTATCTCATTAGGAATTTCATCATATTGAGTATAGGTGTGGAGATTATTGTTAATTTTGACAACAAATTTACCTTCCACTATTTTCCCTGACCGTTATACGCTTTCCAACTTCTTTTTTTACTCTTATTCATTGATGATTTCTTAATCATCTTTTTTCTAACCCCTTGGGAAGACTTTTTTCCCTTAGGTTTGTTATAGCCACTCGTACCGAGCTTCTGTAATGCCATAAAATCCTTTTGTTAAGTATATTTAGTTGATTTTTAAAAAGGACACGCAAAATTACCTGCTCTTACTTCAATTTCTCGGTCATTTCGTATTCCGTTTTCAATTGATTCGCTAATTTTTTTGTAATCTGGCGTAAATTTACATTTTTCTACCTTGATTGAGCAATTTGTAAGAACAAAAAGCGAACAAAGTAAAAAAAAGTAAGAAAAATGTGTTTTTTTTGGCATTTTGCTCGTTTTTTGCTTGACATTGATTGATAAGTGTTGTATTATGTATGTATAAGTTAACAAAAAAGAGAGGACAAAACACTATGAGTACATTTTTTGCTATGATAACTATACTTTCTGCCATTATGGCAGTTGGTTCAATTGAAGATTGCGGAGGTTCTTGTTTAGGACAAGAAAACTGGATTTTATTCGGATTTTGCTTGACATCAATGATAATATGTGGTATAATAACTCTATTAACACAAAAAGAAGGACAATAATATGACTATGATTACTAAAACTGCCGAAACACTACAAGACGGTATTAAGAATATGATGGCTGCTGCCAAAGAAGACTACAGCGGTTGGTCAACAAAAGGAGACGGTATGTCTTCTTGGGCTCAACAACAGCTTGATGAGTGGGATTCTAAAATTAAAGTTAAAGAAGGACCTAAGTACATTAAAATTGTACGAGAAAATTCTGTCTTTGCTTTTATCTGTAAAACAGATTTTAAACATTTTAAAAAAGGTGATGTATTGAAACCTGCCGGTTATAATGCACCTGCTTTAAATCAACCTAGAGGAAATGTCCTAGAGGGTAATTACCCAATCAGATGGACCGGTCCTTTATACTTAAAATAAACCAAACGGGAGACTATATTATGAAAACTTTGAAATTTAACGATATGAATTTAATACTTGAATGGATACGAGAACCTTCTCACAAAGAACATCTATTCATCTTGGAAGCTGCGATTGCGAAAGCAAATCAAACTTCTTTAGACCAATTTAGTGTTGGTACTAAAGTTGTGTTTGGTCGTCCTAAAGGTGCAAAGCACTTTGGTGTGATTGTTAAATGCAATCCGAAGAAAGCAGTTGTTATGGAAGAAGGTCGTGGTAAATGGACCGTACCTTACTCTTTAATGAAACTTGCCGCTTAACTTATGCAAATGGTGTGTAACCTTGTTCAGCAGCTGTAGTATCATCTTCTGATATTATATTCAAAACTTCTGGACAATAATGTTTCATCATACTTTCAACTCCCTGTTTGAGAGTTAGTTGAGACATTGCACACCCAGCACAACTACCTGCCATTAATAACTTTAATGTGCCATCTTCATCAAACGAAATATACTCAATCTTACCATTGTGAGCTGCAACACTAGGTGCTACTTTATCTGCTAGATGAAACTTAATTTTTCTAATTGTTTCTTCGTGTTCTTCTTTCGTAATCATAAAAACTTTCCTATAAATTTTAATAACCTGTTTAGTAATGCAAGACACACAAGACCAATTGTTTTTAAAGTTTCTTTCACTCTGTTGGGTCTTTCATTATCATGTTTGGTATATTATCATCTTGTAAATCTAATTTAACAGGATTGACATTTTGTTTTTGTACATTTTGTTCTAGTACATAGTTACCACTTATACTAATTCTTTCAAAGTCTTTCCAATATGAACCAACCATATGTTCTAATGCAGCTGGGAAAACTAACATCAAACCTTTATATGGTTTAAGACCAAAACTATTCATTTGTAATTGAGATATCTTTTCGCCATAATGAAATACTATTTGACCAGCACTATTAGCGTTAGTCACAGGCACACCTTCTGTAAAGATGTCTTCATCTATATCACCAAAGATAACAAAACTAAAAAGACCTGTATGGTCATGTAATGGATTATAATCACCTGCTTGTTGGAAGTTAATCCACAATTGTTGTAATCGTAATGCACCCATACCACCAGATTGTCCCATCATCATATTTGATATGTTAGGCCAACCTTCGCCATAGTTAGATTGTAGTATCTCAAAAAATTCAAATACTTTTTGTACTATTGCTTGGTCTGCTTGATTTCTGATTTTGTTGTTACCGTTATTAAACGGATAAAGAATACTTGTGCCTTGTTTCATGTTGCCAGCAAGTTGGTCTCTGTGGTCTAGTTTTTTATCGTCTCTTGTACGCTGACCTTCTTCAATCAACATATCAACAATCTTCTCGTCTAGTTCACAACGATAGACTGGTGGACCAAATGGATATAAGACCTCGCCATTAATAGACGGATGAACCATTTGTGGTAGTACGGTGTTTTCTCTATGTTTAGTCATTATCTAATTCTCTTTTCTTTAACACACTTATTATAACAAAGAATTAATCTAGTGTCAATATGCTGTGTTCTTTTAATGTGTCTAAAAGAAACTTGTTTTTAATTTGTAAAACAAGATTTTGTTTTTCTAATATTGCTATCTTCTTATCTAAATCGTTAGGTCCTCGTTCATCATCTAATATCATTTGTAGTTGTTTCTTTAATAATTCCATTTGATACTGATAATCTTTATTCATAGGAACACGATTATAATAAAGCTCGTCTTCTGCTTTCAGTCTGTCTACATTCATTTTATACTCCAAAACTTTCACCACAACCACAACTTGATGTTGCGTTGGGATTTTTTAATTCTAAAAATGACCCAAATATCTCTTTTCGATATTCTATGGTCATGCCACTTAAATAGAGTAAGTTAGATTTTGCAACAAGTAGTTTAAAGTTATCCTCCTCAAAGACGGTATCGTCTTCATCTGGAGAGTCTTCAAACTTCCAATCGTATTTAAAACCTGCACAACCACCACCTTTAACTTCTAAACGAACATAATCTTTATTATGTGAAGAAGTCAATTCAGCAAGATGTGCTTTTGCGTTGTCTGTTAAATTAATTAAATTACTCATACTACTATTTAGGGGAGACTTAACGCCTCCCCAAAACTAGATTTTGCTATCAAATCTTATTGTTTGATTTTACGATTTTATGTCCAAGTACTTTGCCTTTGTTCACACCATTGGAAATAGTGTAACCAGAAGTACCGTTACCATTTATATCCACTTCTTTACGAGAAGCACAAAGCGCTTTTTCCTTACGCTCTATTTCTTTCTTCTTGCTATAAGTGGAGAGTAAATAAGTATGTCTGTTCATAACACCCTCCTCTATTAAAGTTAGGTGCGTTCCTTCAGGCGATTGCCTTACTTCCGACCATTGTCTGGTTGAACGAATAGTAATATTTATACAAGAGACTTACATAAAACTAAACAAAGAGATATCATAGAGTATTCGCCCCTATAACTTCGATACAAAGAGTCGCCCTCTCCCTATTAGTTGATTAGTCTCCGAGTGTTCTCTAAATGTTCTCTATATTTCTCTATGTGTCGCCACGCTCTCTATAGCTGGTACTCTGGAGTTTCAACACACTTATGTATAAGAATGTCAACTGCTAGCGTATACTACTTCGTCAAAAGAAAACGCTTGACAAATGTCCGACAATGTAGTACAATAGACACATAACAACCAAACAAAAGGATATGCAACTATGGCGTACAATACAGCAGATGATATAATGAGTAAGTTAGATGACATTGCTAATGATATAATGAACCTAACAATAAGAGTGAATAGAATAGACAATACTCTAGGTCACGGTGTAATAGATATAATGAAAGACAATACGAACTTATCTATGAAAAAAAACTCCGAAAAAAATTCACAAAGTCAAAGCCTAGATAAAGTACTAGAATCCACAGAAGACCCTTTCCTAGTTGAAATGTAAAGAAGACCCACCCTATAGACTTAAAGAGTTTTCGTAATGAGCGTCCTCCTGAAGTCGGCCGTTTCTTATATAGGTTAATGTTCATAAAATATATTTAGTATAGTCTATTGCATTTATAGATTAAGAGCCAAGACCTGGATATAATAAGGGGTATTAGCTACAGGATTTTGAGGTTAGTTTAGGTTAATCGTCTTGCCGGTCTTCGTGTTGTCACCTGTCACGGTTTCTGTACGAGTACCTGCGATTGTTTCACTATGACTTCCATCTACACTTAAAGTATAGTTGCCGCCTACTTTCAGGTTATAATCACCACCTGCGTTGACATTTACCTTACCTACTCTAGTGATTACATTGACATCGCCAGTATCACATTGTATATTAAGGTTTGCATTAGCACCTACTTGTATATCATAGTGGTTGTTTGGTGTTGCACTCTTGTTAATGTATATCTTATGGCGACCGTCTATACTGATATCACTATCGCCTTCTATGTAAGTCTTATTCGAACCAATGGCCATCTTATACGAGTCACCCTTGACTATGTTAATCTGATTACCTTCTGCTGTCCACTCTAGTGATGTACCTATCTTATGTCGAAAGTGTATTCTCTCTGCGGCTGGTGTATCATCAAACTCTTGTATGTGTCCACTTTCCGTTTCACTTACCTTATTATATGGATACACAGCTGCATAACTTATAGCAGGCTGAGACCAGGCCTCTGTATCACTACCTTTAATCTCTGAACCATCAGCTGCTGTTTGACTATCAAAGTCAGCAGTCGCCACATTAGTTATTGCTGTATCAGTACGAATTAAGTTGACAAGAGACGGACTTTGTGTTATACTGGACGCTAGCCTATTTGTATCTGTCTCATTAATATACTTAGGATAGATACCAGAACCATCATAGCCTGCCTTTGCATAGTATCGACTAGAGTACTCGGTAGGTCTTCCTGGGAGTACACCTAGCACTATAGGTTGTTGCGCCAACTCTCCATCTCTAAAGAATCCATGCACCCATGTACCATTAACTAAAAAGGTAGGCGACTGACCCAGGCCACTTATGCCACCAGCAGTCGTAGGTAAAGCGCATTGTGCCCACGGTAAGTCTGCCGTCGGTAATGTCTGAATACTCTCTGAATGATATCCTAAACAACGCACACGCACACGGCCAACCTTATGCGGGTCTTGGCGGTCTTCGACTATTCCTGTAAAATGTATATACTTGCTCATAATTTCTTCCGATACTTGTACCTTTTAGATAACACTAGATTATATTATTCTTTCTATTTATTCTAAACCTACGCAACTGGCACGCTAGTGTCATATCTTTGATTAGTTTTGTATAGATAGCGATTTGTATGGTCATTCTTTCTACTACGCCGACTTTATGATTGAGACCGTCAAATGCGTATGTACCTTTGTAAAACCTGTGTAGATGTACTTTATACAAAGCATCCTCGTAGGTATTGCGTATGGTTTCTAATGTGTTGCGTAAAGGGTTGTTTAATTGTTTCATATCTCTCTTTATTGGTGTTTTGTTCTCATTCTGTTCTCATTGGTTCTGGTCTGATTGTCAGCATATAGAGTGGAGAGTGCTTTGAGATTGCCTATAGTATGCCCTTTAGAGGGTTGGAGGGGCGTTCTCCGGGGCGATTCTCTGTGTATCTCTCTAGTTATCATAGTTTAAAGATTCCAAAGATACCTTCATCTACTTTCTCTTGTTCAAACACTTTGCCTTTATCAGTATTGCCTTCTTCTACTTTAATTGTTTCATCATAGTATGGCGTTCTTACACTATCTTTCATTGCTTCAATCGTCATTGAGTGGTAACTTCTACCAGGTAGTACCTTATGTGTTATTCTACTAACTAGATATCTGCCACTTAATGCTTCATCTTGGTCTTTTTCACCAACACTTATACTTTCATATCTTGGTATCTCTAGTCCTATCATTTCTCCTACTGATAATCCTGTGTAACCAGGTACTTCTAGTCGGACTTTAAATGATTCTAATGCTACTTCTTGTGCTATTCGTTTTAGCATTGAGTTTTCTGGTGCAACACTTTCATATCCATCATATTGCATAGTGGTTTCACTTGAATTAAAAAATGTTCCATCAGCATATGCACTTAATGGTAAGTTATCTCTATATGGATAAGTAGGTAATATCTTCTTATCGCTTTGTCTCATACCACTACCATCATGTTCAGTATGATGGTGTTTACTATATTCTTTTGAGTAATCAAAGTCGGAGTTGCTAAATGTTTTATTGTACAAGTCTGTCTTTAATACTCTACTTGCAACACCACCCATACCTAATAGTTTCATAAGATTAAATTGTTCTATGACTTCGTATGATTGTAGCGTCTGCATTTCGTGGGTAACATCACGGTTACCTCTGTTTCTTGTTGTACCTGCCATAGTAGGTTTAAAGTAACCATTGTTTGGTCTTGTGCTATCCAATCCAACTGCCATCATGTTTTCATAACTACGACAATGAAATCCTTGTGCTGTCTCGTACCATTTAAATCCTGTGTTAAGAAATGTAGCAGACTCTGCTTGTGAACATAAGAAATCTATTGCCTTAAATGGTCTAAATCTTGGTACAACTAACTTACGACTATTCTTTGTTCCTTCAAGGAATATGCTTTTACTTGTTCCTAATTCAGACAATGCAATTGATGATATCATATCAGATATGGCACCAGCAAATGGTCTCTCTACCTTAACGGTTTGATTTGTAATTTGTTCTTTACTACAGAAGTATAGTACATAGAATTGTGACCTAGGATTATGTGGTGACTTACTACCTATCTTGTAGATGACCATAGGATGCTTTTCAAAGTCGAAATAACGACTTGAACCTGGTGTACCTAGTTTAAATGTTAGTAGTTCATGGCCAGTTAATGGCATATGATTAGGAAGACCTGTACTATCTGTTATCACTAACTGACCAGACAAGTTCTTCTCGTTAATATCTTCGTAAATATTAATCTCTGCGACTAGACTTGTGATGTCCGTCTTCTTTGCTTTACTTGAACCATCAAAAGACTTTCTACTATGCACTACTATTTCAGATAGTGTATAGTCACCGGCCTTTTTCAAGTCATCGGTTTTTAATTTGCTGTACATTATTCACCTATCAGTTTATCAAACTCATCTAAAAATGTTGATAGATAACCTTGGTCTAACAACTTAATTTCGCTTATATCGTTTTGTATTCTTTGTTCGTACTCTCTATTTGATATGGATACAGCACCTGCGTCTGTACTCATACATTCTATGTGGACTTCTGTATCTCCACTTGTTTGTTTCTTTTCGTAATGATGTATTGCTTCACCATTGGCATACTTGTCTTTGATAAAGGTTTCAAACTCATTATAGTTCATAGGCCAATCATAGTATGCGTCTACTATATTATTTGTCAACAATATAATCCAGTGATATTCTGATTTACCAAAGTGATTAAATGCTACATCTTCTGGTCTTTCACCAGGTTGTACAAAGTATTTCTGATACAGCATAGCTGCGTCTAGTACTTTCTCTCGTACCTTTACTCTTTTAATTATGTTAGTTGCCAGTTTACTCTTCTGGTCACCTTTCATATCGTATAGTATAAGTGGAAAACTTGAAAAATACATTTATTAATACCCTTTAGCGATTGTCTCTTTAGTCATAATCTCTGTCTCTGCAAATGTACAAGTCATTGTTGTTGTAATAGGTGCAGCTCCTCTATCGTCTTCTCTAAATGTATGGAATGTTCCTTCTGTTGCATAGTCTACATCCATACCTGTCATTACACAACGAGAAATCTGTGGTATATAATCGTTTGTCTTACCACGATAGTAATAAGTTATTTGAAATTCAGATGGAGACAAAAATGCTGATTTAGTTTTATTACTAAATTCAGGTAACATATGAAATTTAAATAACTTGATAATTTTTTCTACATTTAACATTTCTTTTTTATTCTTTGGTGCAAATGTAAATGGAAAAGCAAACTCTCTAAATGGTACACTTCTAAAGACTTGTTCGTTAAATGGATTTAATGCTCTACCCATTGACTTGTCTATTGCACCTCTAACATCACCAACACCAGGTAACGCACTTGCGATACTGGTTACTGCCTCACCTAATACTCTCTCTATCATAGCACCACCACCGTCTACTAGTGCTTCTTTGAAAGACATATCTTTACCTGCTTCCATACTAGACGCCATAAGACCGGCAAGACCAGTTGCTAAGTTTTCGTAATTTGCTTTGTATGAGAATTTTGCAGCCTCAGCAGGTGTATATAAACACACCGTATCACTAATTCTTGTATGTGTATGTGAACCACCTTGGCCAATACCAGAAGACATTTCTCTTGCCTTTCTAGTTGTACTACCATAATAATCAGTTGCATAACCACCACCAGGTGCTGATCCTCCAGCTGCAGCTACTCTTGTTGCTTCTGCGTCATCATCTGCTGGTACTTCTACTTTTCTCTTCATACTACTACCATAAGATGTTTTTCTGTTTTCAATAATGTCAAATATGACATAGTGACCTTCGTCTAACATACCTGTTTCTTCTGGATAATATATCTGACCAAAACTAATTCTGGAACGGACTCTACCTTGCATTGCACCACCTTCACCTATCTCTAAAGGAGATTGATTTAGTATCTGTCGTGCTTTTGCTTTGGTTGCTTCTGTATTTTCAGCACCAGTAAACTGATTGCTGAAGTTATCTATCTGTGAGCTAATGTCACCAGCAAGACCATCAACAAAGCCTTTTACAGCATTTGTACCTGAATTGATACGGCCTTTGATTACAGAGCTAATTTTGTTCGTATATCCCATGTATAAATATCCTTATGAATTATACTAATATTTATACAGGAAGATGAAGTGGCTACAGCAAGTTATAAAGGCAGATACAAACCTCAAAACAAAGACAAATATCTAGGTAATATCGAAAAAGTTATCTATCGTTCTAATTGGGAGAGAAGATTTATGGTTTACTGCGACCGTAATGAAGGAATCACACATTGGGGTAGTGAAGAGATTGCTATTCCTTATCGTAATCCTGTGACCAAGAGAATACATAATTACTTTCCTGATTTCTTTATAGTTACCAAGAAAGGTAAGTATATAATTGAAATCAAACCTAAGGCCTTCACAAAGAAACCTAAACCTAGAGCTCGTAAGACTAGAGCATATATCAATGAGACATTAGCATATGTCAAAAATAGAGCTAAATGGGCAGCCGCTGTTCGTTATTGCGAAATGCAAGGTTTTGAGTTTAAGATATTTACAGAAGACGATTTAGGTAAATTCTAAAATAGACTTGTCATCTTTTCCCACATACTTGGTGGGTCTGGATTAGGATTGCCTCTACCAGCAAATACTGATTCTTGGTTGTTTGTGGTTACGATTTGTCTGTTGTCTTGGTTTACACCAACATTGTTAGATTGTTTAGAGTTGCTAACATCACCTTCTGACATGAGCGTTTTAGCATTTTCTTCATTATCATTACCACCTGTAAGTTTATCAAAGAAACTAGCAATTTTATCTGAAACGCCTGTGCTTGGTTCTATTTCTGCTTTAGTTGATGGACCAGTTTCCATACCTGCTGAACCACCACTTGTACCTAATAGAGGTATATCGACAAAAGGTACCTTGTTAAGCAGTTTGATAACACCATTAACTATAGTTTTGAAACCATCCATTAAGAAATCACCAACACTACTAAACGCTTCAGATATACTATCCCATATTTTACTTCCTAGGTTACTTACATAATCAACCATTTCACCAAATGCACCTGTAAACGAATCCCACTTCTCCATTATTGAATCTTTTAGTCCACCTATATACTCTACTAAGGCATCCCACTTCTCTTTTAGATATTCACCAAACTTAGTAAATACATCTCCTAGATAGTTATATGCGTCTATGATTGCGTCTTTGATAGCATGAAACTTAAATATTGCAACTGCGATAATAGCAATCAATGCTAATATACCTACAGCCCACAACAACATAGGTAGTACTGCAACCATAAGACTTGCACCAAGTAGTTTTAATGACTTGATTGGTGTCTTCATTGCTTTACCAAAGTTCATAAATGACTTACCCATACGCTTTCCTATTTCACCAAGTTCTACGAATGGTCCTGTGATACTATCTTTGATACCCATAAAGGTATCTGATATACCAGCAAACATACCTCGTGGGTCTATCAAATCACCACCTTGACCACCATAGTTATTACTAGGGTTACCGCCAATGGCCTTTTCTTTTTCTTCTATCTTTTCTCGTTCTTTTGCTATCTTTTTTGTTTCTGCTTTAATAAGATTTGCTTGTGCTGTTTTTTCTTTACCAGTTAACTTATCAAGTTCTTTTGTTGCTTTTAAATTCTTTTGTTCTCGCTCAATTAAAATCTTTTGCTCTGATTGTAATGTTTCAGTTCGTTTAGATAATTCTTTTTGTGATAGTATAACTACCTTGGCACCGGCTTGTGTCATCTTTACTTCTGCGGCTACACCTTGTTTACGCAATTCAGCTGCTTCTGTGTCTGCCTTTACAATTTTTTGTTCTCTATTACGCAATGCGTCTTGTAGAGATTTCATATCAGCAGTTAAATCTTTATCTTCTATGCCTTGTGTTAAGTCATCTACAGACATACCTAACTCTTGCATCCTATTTGCTAACAAGTTCATTTGTTTATTAACTTGTTGAGGTTTGTCTTTAAATGCGTCTATTGTGTCTGCAACTAATTTGTTTAGTTTGGGCTGAGTAGTCTTAACAAGTCCTTCAACTGAACCTTGTACTTTACTAGAGATTGCTTTGAATATGCTTACTATCTCGTCTTGTGAGGCTTGTGTTAGTGTACTTGCGGCCATCTAATTTTTACCTTTACTTGAACCAGTATATAAACCAAACCAAGCTGCACCAGCACCAACAACGATACTGATTAACCCACTTTGTTCCATAGTAGGTGTTGGTAAATTCATATACCATATTACACATTTGTATAGTAAAACAATATATACGGTCAAAAACAATCTTGGGAATATTCTCCAAGCGTCAACTGCTCTTGCCATATGTATTATCTTTGAATATGGATTGATACCTAAGTCTTTTATTGAAGTATCAACTTCTAAATCAACTTGTATTTTCTGTTTAGGTTCTGCAACCTTAACTTCTTTTATTTCTTCAGCCATTTGATACCTCTGTTTTGTTCTTCATACTATTATTTATTCATTTTATCCCGTCTTGCTTTTTCTTTCTCATCTTTAAGGTGTTTAACCAGTAAAGATACATAAACCTCTTTTTCCCAAGGAATAAGAGAATCCAATTCTGATAGACTATACTTATGGTGTTGCATTAATGCAAAGTTAGTCTCAAAGTACGCCTCTAGGTTGTTGTGGGAGAGGCAGATACGAAAAAATCAGATAGTCCTTGGAGTGTAACCACACTCTCTTTCTTGGTTTTAGGATTTACGACCTTGAGCTCATGCCTTAACTTCGGCATTGTGTCAAAGAATTTTCTAATTAACTCAAATTGTTGTGTGTTAAGATTATTGAAAAAATCTATTAGTTCAGCCTTTGTACTATCTTTCGCTTTATGCACCTCTTCCCCCTCATAGATATAATCTATACAATCAACAATCGTTTTAAAGATTGAGTCTGTATTCATAGAATTATCTACGCCCAATGGAATAGTGTCAATGTTAGGATAGTTCATACTAATACCAAGATTTCTTGTCTCGTCTAATACAATTTTATTTGTGTGGTCGTCATCAACCTGTACCTCAACTTTTGTCAAGTCTACTTCAACAGGTATAAGTGTAACCTTATCTTCAGGACAGAAAACTTTGAAAGACGCAATCTCACCTACAGACTTGGCACGAATATTTAAAAACAAATACTCAATGTCAAATAGTGGTAGTTTGGTTACTTCTAATTTTCCGAAAGTACAAGAGTTAATTAAATCTCTAACGGCAGCTTTCATTTGAGCGTCATTCTGCTCTTCCATTGCCATCATCAATATCTTCTCTTCTTTGACCAGAAAAGGTCTATACTCTACTTCCTGGTCTTTACTAGGTAGAGTTATCTTATATGTTGGGACTTCAATTTTTGGTAAAGCCATATTGTTATCATCTCCTTATTATTAATTATATATTTAGTGGTCCAAATTTGAATGGAGGCATAACTCTTCCACCAGTAATCTTACCGATTGGAAACGACCTCTTCAAGTTTTGTAGCACACCTTCGCCTGCTCTTCTCAATTCAGGTGGTAGTTTACTTAAAAATCCACTCTCACCTTCTTTGACAACAGCACTATTAAACTGCGACTGACCAATCTGAAACTTGTTTTGTTGGTCTAATGCAAAGTTTAACCAGTATCTATATTTAAACTGAACGGTAAATGTTTGTACTTCATTTGAACCTGAAGCATACTCTACATCACCTACTGAAACAGGATACGCTTCCCACAATCTGACACCATAAGTTGAACCGTCTCGTTCTTGTGCTCCTGGGTCTGCACCTAGTTGAAGAATATTAATCGGTGCTACATACTCATCATAGTAAGCATAGTTGTGAGTTATATTTGAAAAGGCAGTCTTCTGCCACAATTCAAAGAATATTCTTTCTCTTAAATATTTGTCTGTATAAAATGTCATTGATACATCAGCCATTTCATAGTCGTAAACAATGTGTCTTGGTGGACCATTGTGTTTTATTGCTTTAGTCTTCATTGTTCTACCAGGCATATTTACCGATGATACAAACGCTTGTACTCTTCGTTGCAAGTTTGCTTCGTTAGCGTATCTTCGTATCTCACCACCTTGTACCATACCGTCACCACCAGGTACTGCACCACCAAAGTCCATACCACCTGCAATCTTACCACCTGTTGGTAGTTCAAAGACAACATAGTATCTAGCCTTACGAGCAAAACCTTCTGATTCATTTACATAGGATTGAAATCTACCCATTGTAGTTTCAGGATTTGCACCTACCTTTTGTTTGAACCTTGGGTCTCGGTTAATATTGTTCATAGAAGTATCTCTAGGAATACCAATTCTGATATCCATACCTCCTATTCTTTTCCCGCCTCGTAATATTGCCATTAGTTATCCTTAATGTTTATCTTTCCAATGTTTACTCTTCTGCATTCCTAAATAGTATTCGCCTGGTTCATAATTCCATTTGTGTCCGTGGTGTCCTCTAATATCACAATACCACATTCTTAATTTGACGATTGCAACTCGCCATAAACTTCTTCTTGCCATTTACCTTATTACTCATATTCATCATAAGAGTCCTCTAATTATTTCTTCTGCTTCTACTCCAAACGGTAGTCGCTGGTTGTTTTCTGAATTGTTGTACTGGCAAGTATACTGCAACCGCAGCTTCAGACGCATTGATACGCAAAAAATTGCTTCTCACATTACTATAAAGATATTTATGAAGAGTTGGTTTAACCATAGGTATATTCTTCACACTATCATAATCTACTTGGTACTTCGTATTAGGTCTTATCATGTCACCAGATAGAAACTTATCCATTCTTGCGAGTAAGGTAAATCTCATTGCAGGTGGTAAATAATGGAAATTCATTCCCATAAATCCGCCTTTGATTGGTTCTAATGGTAATACTAAAGGGAATGTGTCGTAATAAGGTAGTGTTTTCTTAAATTTCGGGTCATAAAAAAATAGATTTAATCGTCCTTGAGAAGGTCTACCGATTAGGTTGCCGTCTCTCATTAATTGTCTTGCCTGTGTTTTGTCAGCAATGCTGCCGACAGCCTTACGATACCAAGCACCAGATTTTCTGGTGTCGCCTTGTTTTTGTACTAATGGGTCTAATATAGATATTGCCATAACAACTATATTTATACGATTTTTACAATGGGATTATGGTTTAGGCTCAGGTAATATGAAATCTTTTGGTGGAAGTTTAAGACCTGGTTTGCTATTGTCAAATAAATCAACATCTGGATTGTCCTCAATGTAATCTTTCTTCATTTCATCCCACATAGATTCGTCTGATTTTGCTCTTTCAGGTCTTGCTCTTAAACCTTTGCAATGTTTTTCTACCGTTGCGAATTGTGGTGGTAATGGTCTGTCTGCATACTTGTTGCAAACTTTAAGCATTTCTAATTCTTGTCTTAAATCTTCATTCTCTAGTAATATAGCATTTTGTTTATCACACATCTCCTTACTAACACCAAGGTACTTTCTGAAAGTAAATCTTATTTCTTTATTTCTACCATAGTTGTCGTAATTGTTATTTGGTGAATAGTGATTATATTCTGTGTCTTGTTGTCCATAACTAGTCTGTACATCAAAGCTACCATATTGGCAGGCTTGTGTATTGTTGTTAAGATATTCGTTTCTTGCATGAGCAGGTTTAACCATTACAGCGAATAGTACAAGCATACCTAACAATATAAGTGTAAATCTATTTGGAGCCATCCTAAGTATCTCCATGTTAGTTACCGTTTACTTCTCTGCTAAGGTCTTTGATATCCCAAGCTTGGTCTCTAACTTTTTCTGCAAGTTCTCTGTATAGGTTTTCAGCCATATCCCAAGTACCTTCTGCTCTGGATAGTCTGTCTTTTAAATCTAAATTAGATTCCTTTACAACTTTTATGTCTCTGTGTAAATTAGTTAGTTCTATTTTATTTGCGTTTATAGTATCTGTAAGATTAATTACATATTTAATACCAGTGAACGACCCAACTAATATTGAGGCCACAACAGGTACCATTACTATGTTCTTTTTGAAAATGTCTGTTAATTGCATAAGTATCCTTTAACCTTGCAATTCAATATGTGATTTAGAATAATGTAGTGGTTTGTTTTAGTTCTATTTATATAAACAAAGGGGTCCAGAAAGGACCCCTATGCCATTAAAGTAATGTGGAAAGAGAGAGATTATTCGTCTTCAGCGAGTTTTGAAAAGTAAGACAATGTATCATCATCTTCACCGCTAGACGCCTCATTACTTTGAACCGAAGCAGTTGCAACAGATGTCGCAGCTACACTACTAGTAATAGGTGGGAGGTCTATTTCACTAGCAGTCTCGGTATTCTTTGAACCAGCAACCACACGATTATACTTTTCTTTAAGTTCATCATAAGATTTAAAATTTGCTGCTTCTAGGAATGGTTTAAGAGGATATTGTTTGTTCCAGATACCTTTGATTGCTTCATCATCGGTAGTGACTGGACTAACAGCCTCAAATTCAGATTTATCGTAATTCCAGAAACCATCAACTTTTCTGATTTTCAGTTTAAAGTTTGCACCTGTCCAGAAATCAAATGGGTTAATTGCTTTTTCATCTTCAAACGCTGGCTGCATTGCTTCTGTAATCTTATCAAAAATCTTTTTACCGAATTTAAATAAGAAAACTTTGCCTTCGTTTTCAGGATGCTTGGGATCACTCACTACATAAACATTAGAGTAGTATGATAATTTTCTTTTTCTCTTACGAGCAATCTCTTTATCACTATCTACACCTGTGTTCCATAATATAGTATTCTCTTCTGACACAGGGTCTTTCTGACCTAATGTAGTTAGAGAGTTTTCAATGTACCATCCGCCAGGTCCTTGAAAAGCGTGAGACCATACTCTTGCCCACGGCATTTCTTCTGTTTTAGGTGCTGGTAAGAATCTTAACACAGCGTAACCATTACCAGTTTTATCTAGTTCAGGTTTCCACAATCTGTCGTCTTGGTATTTGTTTTTTGTTTTAGCATTATCCTCAGGATTGAGGTTTGACTCGATTTGCTTTGTCAACTTGTCAAAATTAGATTGACTATTCTTTAGATTTTCAAAATCCATAGTTTATTCTCCTTGTATTATCGTATTGTTATATTGTTGTATTATCGTATTTTTGTATGTATCATAATATATGTTATTATTTATGCTTCTTTTTAAACTCATTATAACCTTTTATCCACTTGTCTTTACACTCTTTAGGAAGACTTTTCTCCTTATAAGAAGTTCGTAAAGTTTCGGCAGTTGCCACAATGATATCTAATATACCATAAACAATTTTATCAAACATAGTACTCATTATACACTTTCTTTATTCTTTTGTCAAGCACCTGTATAAGCATTTATAATGCCCATAGCAAATATAGCAATCGCTACTCCATTTAACATAATCAATGCTCTATCGTGCCATAACATACCTACTATTAGCCAACCTATTACACCTACAAAGTGAAAATAGAGGTTTAATGGGTGTATATTAGTCGCCGTTAGAACCATTCCAGTGAGAATAACAACACTAGAAAACCATTTAATGTACCATGATAAGTCACCTTTAGGTGTTATCTTTTTAAAAACTCTGGTACTATTTAATTCTTTAATCTTATCGTCAAGTTTCTTTTTATATTCGTCTGTCATACTGCTCAATTAAATATCTCTTTCATTATTAACTTCGTTTCTGTTCTATTGTACCGTAAGAACGGTGCAAACTTCTTTAGTCGTTTAGCATAGATAGGCCAAACTACTTTTTCTTCAATCTCTTTATTCCATTTTCTAGTAAATCCCAATAACTCTTCAAAGACCACAAAAGTTTCATAACTAATTTGTTTAGATAAGAGAAGCTTGAAAAAGATTGGATGTTGACCTCGATTAACCACATAAAGGTCATCAAAAGACAAGCGCTTAGTATCCATATTATTCCTAATACTACTACACTCACTCCTAAACTGATAAGTAAAACTATCTTTACGCTTCTTGTAATCAAAGTATATATCGTGCCCATCAGACTTAGCAAGATTGCCAATCCAAGCTTTATCTTGGTGTAAAAAGTTTGACACAAAGAAGTCAACTGCTTCTTCTGCATTATATTTTTTAGAAAGTTTGTGAAAGAAGTATTTGTCATTTCGTTTTGTAAATGTCTCTAGTTTGCAATTGACTTTACCTCCATAGGTGATATAGTCGTATGTGTTGGTAGTAAAGTGAAGTTTAATACCCAGCCAAATTTTAAATACATCAAATCCTCCATACATTATATAGGTAGTTCACTTGTTTTAGGTAACAGATTTAACTTCTGACACTCTAACGCTACCTTCTCTTTTAGCGCTTTGTTAATTAATGGACCAACCGTTGCCGTGTCAATCTCTCTTTCTTCGCAATAAAGAACAATGGCATCCATATAAGATGTTCTCTTCTCTTTTTTGAAGGCTTCTATTTCTAAACTAAATTGTTTGCTATTCATGTTCTCACTATACTATAATTAATCGGGTTTGTCAAGCACTAACACCAGGTTTCTGCTGATAGTCATTCATAATCTTATCTGCGTCTTCTGGACTCATTTCACCACAACCTATATTGATTATTCTGCTGTTGTCGTTTTCTTCTCTTAACTTCATCATTAGACCCATAACTAAACCATTATTATTTCCTTGAACAAAGTCCATACATTCTGGTAGAGTATCAAACTGATAAGCAGGGTGATATCTAGGAGTTCTATCTCCTTCTGTGTTTAGTAGTATTGCAACTACTAGAAATATTGTTTTCATTTCTCTCTCCTTTTGAAAACGAGAAGTTTCTGTTGCCAAGTACCTCTCAAACTCCGTTACCTATTAACTAGGCAGCAAGGGCAAAATTTGCTTCGCCATTTAAAATGCGTTTAAGTTCGCCAACTATTAATCTCCAATGGGTCATCTGCGTCTGTCGATCCTAGTTCACCCCCATATATTTTGGTGGAGGTGATGGGTACTGCCCCCATGTCCAGCACGGTTCTTACACCACCATCTACAATTAATTCTTTTGTATGACTTCGTTATAATTAAATATCATGTACACCATGCACTTTTCTCCGTTTGCTGGTGTCTCTATAACAGCTATCATAGTACCGTCTTCATTCTTCCAATGCGATAAAGCAAAAACAATATCGCCATCTATAGTGCCACCGTTTCTTCCAAATCCAAGACTATATGGTTTCATTCCATTATCGTTCAAAAATTGGTCCATTTGAACAGGAGTAGTACACATTATAGGTGCTTGGTTCTGATAGAATATATCGTTGTTGGCACTAACATAATTACTTGTCATCACAAACATTACAATGATTAATAGTTTCTTTAACATTGTTTACCTTTTGTTTGTAGAAACAATTATGTAGTTTTATTCGCTGTTTCTAACTTTTTGTTTTCGTAATATTTATAAAATTCTTTGATTGATTCCATCAATTGTGGTTTGTAATCTTCTGGTTTCTTAATCCACTCTTGCATAGAACCGTCTTCACCTGCAATTAACACTACGATTTGTTCTATCGGTGTACCGAATGTCTCCTCATACATTACTGCATAGGCAGTTGTCTGTAAAAAGTAATTATCAATCCACTCTTCAATCTTTGCTTTGTTAGCAGTTTTAAAGTCAATTACAGAAAGTTTATCTCTATATTGAGCGATACAATCTACTTGTCCAGCAAGTGTTAACTCTTTTGAATACATGATTGCTTCAATCAAGTGTATGTCACCTAGATTTTCTAGGTATGGTTTCATTAGTCGGAATAGACCAAGAGGTAGTACACCTCTTTCACTAGGCGTTTCACCTTTGATATAGTTCTCTACTAGATTGTGAGTTGCTTTACCACGGTTTGCGGCTCTTCGCATTTCAAAGTTAGCGACATCTTCGCCGATACTTTCACGCCACTTCTTTAGACCATCAGTTTTTCTGATACCTAAAATAGAGGTTACAGAAGGATAGTTTTGTCCTTCAACTTCGTAAAAACGAATACCATCTTGTCTACGACCTTTCGTATTAGGCAGTAAGTCCTTGTTCAATTCAGCAAATTTAAATTCTTTAGCCATTATTTAATCCTTATCTTATTTAATTATCACTCATTATAACATCATAATGAACACTTGTCAAGCACCTATGCACCTTTCTTTGTGTACATATCGTTTATATCGTCTTTAGAAAACTCACCGAGAGCTCATGCTGGTTTGTATTCTTCGTATTGTGTCTTACCACTTTCATTTCTAAATGCTCTTAAAGTCTGTTTTCTATTGTCTGTAGTAGACTTGTATGAGCAATGAATCCAACCGCTGTTAGGTTCATCTGTCTTATGGAATTCTAGTATCAATTGGTCAAAATCTAAATTTTCAGATATCCATTTTGCTAGTTCAGCATTGGGTACCCCAAAGATTTCAAAGTCGGCCGCTTGACCTTTTGCGTGTTGAGAGTTAACACTACTTCCAATAGATACACATAATTCCTCACTTCGGAATCCGCTTGATACCGTTACCGGTGTAGCGTAATGGTCTCTTACTGGTTGTAAGATGTTTTCACACAACTTTTGCATAGAAGTAATTTGGTCGTCATTAGGATTATTATTAATACCTTTCCGTTCCGCTGTCTGCGAAGCAGTTAGTTCCTTTAGACTAAAATTTTTACTTAATTTCATTTTTGTTTTATCCTCTTGTTAGCTTGAGTATTTTCTCAATCTGTGCCTTAATAATTGGTCCTCTGTTTGGCCAATGAATATAAGGTTCCTCTGTTTTAGATAAATTGTATAGAAAAGGTAAAACGATTTTTTCTAAATCTTTAAATCTCTTCGCAACATCTTCATCCGTTAGTTCTTTTGTTATAGTATCTTTCTCAGCAACTATCTGCATAATTTCATTCATCGCTGACTTGATAGATGATACATCATTTTTGATTTCAGATAGTTCAGCAGATTGACTATCTAATTGTTTTGGGTCAATGCCGGGTTCAGATTTAGGTACTTCTGCAACAGCAGGTCCTACTCCCCAACTCTCATCATTTAAATCAAACCCTCGCATATAATCTGGTATGTCTTTACTCATCTAGGTCCTCCTTCTTATGTTCTTCAAGTTTTATTAAAGCGTGTTCTCTAATATTCTTGTCTGTTGTTGCCATAACACCTAAGTCAAAGGTACTATACGCTATACTAAGACTATTCTTACTTGCAACTGCACTACCCATACCACCTAGTGTAAACAGACCTGATAGGTTTGCACCACAACCGGTAGTGAGAGTGAACAGCAATAGTAGTAGTAAATATTTCATCTTTCTCTTGGTAATATTCCGTGTTTTCTTAATACTTGCCTTGTCTTAATATCTTTCGTTGACGCTTTTCCATGTTGAGCTGAGAAGTGAGTGCCAGGATTCTTTTCTGCAATCTTTGATTGAAGTTCTTTCCAACCATTGTCGTTTTTAATTCTGCTACTATATCCTGTTGCACTAATGATATTTATAGAAGTGACCATCTGTTGAATATGTTTATTCTTCTTCAGGTACACCTCTTTTTCTGCAATAGTCATTAAATCTTCAAACTCTTTGCCCGTTTTCTTATTTTTAAATGAGTATAATGGCATTTTCTTTCTACTTCAACGACAAGTGATATTGCACTTGTGATACAGCTTCTGCCATATCTTCAAGTATGGAAAGTAAATCTTCATACTGGTGTAAATTATTCTTTTGCGATAAGTCATAAGACGCTTTCGCTAAATCTTGTCCGTATTGTACGATTTCAGATACCGTATGGTCACACGATTGATAATTTTGTAATGTGTGTTGACCGCTTTCAATGTGTACTCTTAGATTTGCATTACCTTGATATGTTTCTACAAGTCTATCATTTAAGGTATTTAATTTTGTATAGTATTCACCTAGTCCTTCGTGTTCACTATAACTCTTTGTTTGCCAATGGCTCAACTGCATATTATTTAAATGTACAATTGTCTTTCCTACTAATGTTTCTATCATCATAATTATTCCTCTTTCTATTTATTGTTCTTAGGATAATATTTATAGATATTATCTCTATGGTAATTAGTCAAAGCATTTTCTTCACCTTCAACTTTTTTTGTTTTATATGTTGCAATTTTAAAGGCTATAAGAAAACCTATTATTGTGCAAAACATACCGATTACAAGTAAGAGTACGCCAAACTCAACCGACATTAGCAACTCCTTCTGTAAACCATTCAGGTGTTTTACCAGGATGTGACCATCTAGCAAAACCTACCTTTTTCATAATATAGTATTTACGATAACTCGCAACTACATCAATAACACCTTCATTGAAGACTTTACATTCTTCTGGCATAGCAGGTGTTGGTAGTGTCATAATTTTATTTAGTGTTGCATTTACAGGTGGGTCTTTTAGAATATCACCTAGCAACTGAAAAGACTTATGACCTAATGGTTTGTTCTTAGGAAATCTTTCCATAAATTCTTCGTTCAATGCTTTAAAATGTTTGAACAACCAAGTATAATTGTAAGCAGATTCCATTACCCACTTAGTACTAGGGTGACCTAGCCAACCTGCCTTGTATATAACTGCTTCTTCGTTAGAGTTAGGTAGTCGCCATCTTTTGATATCTCTACCGTTCTTTGTTTTTGCCATATACAATTCACCGTCTGCAACTCTTTTTGCTGTACATAGCATTTGAGCGCTCTCTAGTATCATCTTTACAATATGTTTATCACAACTCATCTTGGCTGCGATTACAGGGTCTTTATCTAATACAAATATATTCACTAATTAACCTTTCCGAATTTAATACATAGTTGTTTCCATACACCAGTCCAGTACATAGTTGACCATTTGTTGGTCGCATTGTTCATCATTCTAGCTGCGTTTGCTACAAGTTCGTCTTGTCTCTCTTTTGTGTAAATCATAGTCATATTATATCACTCCTAGTTGTCTTTGTCAAGCATTGATTTCACTAATGTTTTGTCGTTTTTTGAAGGTGTTTCTCTTACTTCGGTAGCATTCCAGTCTAATACTTGGTCCATTTTAATACGAATCTCATCAGGATCCAGACCCATTTCTCTTAACTCTTTATGACCTAGTATGGTAAAAAACTTCTCATAGTCTTCATTTGATAATTGTTTACCTGCTAACTTCGTAAAGAAGTCTTTGTAGTTGTCAATCTGTTTCTTACTCTCTTTATGCTTCGTGTTCTCTTTCGCAATCTGCAAATCAAGTTGTCTCATTGTTAATTCTTTTTTCTTCTTTCTACCTGAAGACCATTGTGCTAGAGATATGTTGGCTGCAATCAATAGTAATACTGCAAGAGGGTCAAATACAAATATCAATACAATGATTACCCACCTTACGGCTTCATCAAAGTGGTCTTTTGCATTGTCTCCATATATCAGTTCAGCAATATATTTTAGAGGACCTACTTCTGCTTCTATCTTTGATTGTTCTAATTCATATGTATTCTTGTCTAACATATAGTTGTCTATGTTATCCATTGACTTATCTATTGTAAGTTTAAGTTCGTTTCTCTCTTCTTCTTGTTTTTTTCGTTCTCTTAAACCTCTTGTCGCAAAGTCGTTCTTTAGAAATACCTCAATAGACTTATCTAACTGCAATAAAGTATTTTCTGCTCGTTCTATTATTCGTTCTTCTTGTAGTATTCGTTTATCAATCAACTCAACTTTCGCTGTATTAGATGAAGTAGGAACAACCTGGTCTAGGTGTGCCTTTGATAGATAACCAAATATACCCATAGAGGTAACAAATACTAACACAACTACGGAGGTTGTCAAGTAGTATTTAATTGTTTTTGGTAATTCTTTGTTCTTCCAGTTTTGATATAACCAAGAGGCGGTAACAAGTTTACCTACCTCCAACACACCACCCATAATCATAATAGGTATCTTTGCACCACTAAAGATGGCGGCAAGACCTAATATACTATACAAAGCTGCTACACTTGATATACTGATTGCTGATAAAAATGCTAAAATACCCATACTAAACCTTTCGTACTATGTATTCAAATCCATCTGAATATTTACCAACTAATTTCTTTTGAAAGAATTGTAAGTCACTTCTATTCAAGGCTATCTGCATTTTTGCAAATATCTTATTTGATTGTCTACCTGGATAACAACGCATTACATCGGCTGCCCAGAAACCTGTAAAGTAAACTTCCGTTTGACCTTTCTTCAAGTTATTAAATGTATTAAATGCTTTTTCAATCATATTTTTCAGATACGGATCCATATAGGGTCTGTTGTCTTCTTTGATATTATTGTAGCTTTCGTCTTCCCAGTTGTTTGGTCTACTCATTATTTACTCTCCTCTGATTTTCTCACTTTTTTAATAATACTAATTACACGGTCTGCATAATCAGTTGTTGTGCTAAATTTATCCAATGTCTTAACTAATTCTATTGGATCCATTTGGCCGTCTTCTGCAAGTTGTTTTAATCTCAACTTACGGAATTTCTCATAGGCTGAATGTTCATTCATCAACCTAACAAATTCTTTTACACTTTCACACTTCGAGGCAAATATTCTTACACCCCAACCTTTCCACTTTGGCATACCTCTTGGTAACATATGTGGATAGTCTTTGTTAAATATTCTGATACCGAATAGATTATTACCTTCTTGTGCAAATCTACTTGTACCCCAACCACTCTCCAGAGCAGCCTGTGCTGTTATCATTTCGTATGGTACTCTAAACACATCTGGTTGTGAGAAGTTTAAGAAGTCAATACATTTATGAGTTGCCCTAATAAATTGTATGTCATTGTTGTATGTAAATTCTGGTTCTCTTAATTCTAACTCTTGTAGTCTTTCTAGGTATTTTGTTTCGTAATCTTTCGATAATTGATTTGTAGAATATGTGTTAGGATTAAATGTACCAACGACATATGTTATTAAAAATAACATTGATACACCTAATACTCGTTTAGTCCATAATTTAAATGTTCTTATTTTTTCTTTGTAGTCTATTTTCACTTTTTTCACCATAATATTATATCAGTTTAAATCATATCTATGCCGGCTCTACCCATTGGTTTCCTAAATGAATAGAAGAGAGCATTATGATTACCACTATCTCCTGCATTTCTCATTTGATACAAGTGGACCATTTCGTGGGCCAATGTACTAATGAATTCTTTTTTATTCCTGTACTTGTCTGCCATTTCTAAATGAAACGATTGTGTACCTTTTCTTTTCCACTCCCATTGTGTAACCTGACCAAAACATTTTATTGGTCTCAAATCTCGTATCGTTATCTCATTAAACGGTGCAAGTTTGCCGTCAAAGACTGCCTCATTAATCCATTGAAAGACTTTCTTAATGTCTTTATAGGTAGTCTTGTATTGTCTAGTATGCTCATATTCGGCTTTTACTTTCTTCTTTAAAGTTGCATACCTAACTGATTTAGGTTTTAGTTCTTTCGGCACTGGTGTTTGTTCTCCCATACTTCGTCTGATTGTTTTCGTGTCGTAGTCTCTTTCTATCAGTATACTCCATTATCAAAAAAGATATTACACCACCAAGTATAATTATCCATAGTTCCATAGGCGCCATAGTCTTCATAAGAGAAACCATGTCAGCCATTGCATATATCAAGTTTTCCATTCTACTCCTCTGTTTGACTTTCTTTGTATACTTTGTCTATACCGTTAACTCTAATATCAGAAGCAATACTCTCTAATATATTTGGTAAATGCTTCTCTAATACAAAAGTCATTTCGATTGCCATTGAATGTGCTAGTCTTTCAAGTTCAGACTTCATCACAGCCTTATGGTCAATGTTACCGTTAACCGTTTCTTTGATTATGTGGGCGCTAGTCGCCACAACATATTCATCTGCTTTTGCTTTCTGCATAGTTAAGTGTAATGCTACACCTGCCATATACAAAAACACAAGTACATATATTATGTTTTTTATCAAGCTTATCATTATATACCTTTCTTCATCATTTAATATATTTATTATATCACTTACTAGGTACCTTGTCAAGCAAAAAATGAGCTTATTTTAGGGGAATAGTGGGTATTTTTAGTATGGAAAATACCCTAAAACCGTTGTATTGTTATGCTTCTAGCTTAACAAAATCATCATTCCACCCAAAAGCCTCTTTTACAAGATTAGCTGTAAGTCCTTTGTACATATTATTTAACTTCTTCTCTTTTACAGCAACAAGCAACTCTGCTTCTGTTTCATGTAAACCTTCTAAAATTTGAATATACAAAGTTTCTTTTTTTACTTTGGATAGATTTTGGTCTGCACCTTGTACGAAATGCCAAAGTCTCTTCGCTTCGGACTCAAGGAATGTGTGTTCAGTACCTACAGGAGCTTCATTTGGAAGATACGGTGGGTTACCTTTTGGTAAGTCCCATTGTATTTTCGGGTCGAAAGCACCTTTTAATACTTGTCTTAGAGAGACACTATCGTGCTGTCGCAGGATTTCTGTCTTCTTTGCCTTGTCTTTAGCGTTGTTAACTTTAGTGAAGATTTCGTGGTAAGTGAGTGCCATGCTTGAAGATGACATTGCTGCCGCCTTCTGTGCCTTGTTCATATTTTCATTTGCCATTTCATTTTCCTCTTAATATTGCAATATTAAAAATCATTAATATGTTCAATCAACGATTTCAGTTTATTATCTATAAAGTATGGTAGTAGTTTGGACCTACTTGGTACTTCATAGTTGTTCAAACTATTTATAATAGATTCTACCATAGCGTTAGGCGTCTGGTCTAGGTCTATCAGTTTCTTGTTCCTATTGTAGTACTTCTTTGTTTCAGAACCTAGTGGTATATCGTCAATCTGCGACCACTCTTCTAGTTTCTTTTTCGTAATAGGACTTTGTTTTGTCTTTGTAATAAAGACATCATCTGCTGATAGGATATTCGGTATCCCGTCTGACCTATCGCCTTTGATAATCTGTTCGTGTAAGTATCTAGTAGGATTATCTTCAACTACCATGTGTTTCTGTATTGGACTATATTGACTTACATTACTATACTTCTGTAATTGTTTGAAGTCTTTATCGCCTGATACAATCAGGTACTTGTCTTCTGTCTGCATTTTAACAATGACACCGATGATATCATCTGCTTCTGCATTGTCAATAGCAATTACTTTGTACGGAAAGTTATCTTTTAATTCTTCTTTAATATCATGTATGAGACTGAATAGAGCATTCCAATCGTTTTTACTATCTTCTCTACTTGTTCTACGACTTGCTTTGTATTGAGGAAAGAAGTCTCGTCTCCAAGGATTGCCACTATCACAGGCAAGTACTAAATCTTTTCCGTATTCGTTACCAAACTTTCTAATGTATCCTTTGATTGAATTACATACCATATATCTAACCATTTCTATGTTAGCGATACCTGGTTCGGTACCTTTCTGAAATGATACTCTACTCATTTGTGCCATTAGATTACTAATAAGCACTTGGTGTAAATCAACTATAATCATTATGCACTCTTTTTTCTATCGGCGTCAAATTTTGCCTTTGCAGCTGCTCTCTTCTTTTCTACTATTAACGCTTGTCTTATTTTTCTACCTATAGGTATCTTTACGGAATCAACGATTGCTTTACCTTTCTTACTAATGTATTCAACACCAATAAATTGGTCTTTGAAGTTGCTTTGAACCGACATAACTGCCTTCTTCAAACTCATTGCTTCTTTCTCTTTCTCGTCACCTTTTTCATTCCAAAACTTAAATATTCTCATCTTACCCATATTAAATATCCGTCCTTACTATATGTTTTCTCAATTCTTTTACAAAAAATTCTATCTTGTCAATGTATTCAATTAAACTTTTGTTTGTTATATAATTGTTTCTTTCTTTTAGTTTATCATAATCTTTTACAGATATTTGTACCATAGGACTCGGTGTTACCTCGTTCTCAAAAGATTTGTCAACTGAATTATCGTCTGTCATATATTCCTTTTTAGTTAAAAATGTGGAGGCGAGTTCCACTCTCGCTTTCCTCGCCTCACACAGCTCTATGTAAGCGTACCGCTAGGTAATCTTACTATCGAGTTCATTATGATGTGTAAGCGACTTGTTTGCCGAATACAGCTGTGATACCAGCAGCGATTACTGCTTTAGATGGAGTACCAACTCTATATGAAACGCCTTTTGTAGACCTATTTTCATAAATCATCAATCCTTCGTTTCTCAATTTACCAACCATTGCAGCTGGTGATTTAAGGTCAAATTTTGTTCTTAGAGTTTTCCAAGTCACATCTGAACCTTTGTTGAAAAGATTACGAATCTTCTCGGTCTTAGTTAGCTTTGTTCTAGCCATAGTTTTATCTCCTTTAGATAATTTAAAAATGTTAAACATTATGTCTAACCTCCTTTTCAGTTTGATTTTTATGTCTTATCTGACAACTTGCTATGGTCAATCGCATTATAATGGTTTTCCATAGACAAATTCTTATTAAGTACTCATTATACACTATCTTATATAGCTTGTCAAGCACTAAATTCATTTTTTTCAATTTATTTTACTGGTCCTTCAGGATCCGGTTCTGGGAAGTCACCATGTAAGTGGTCATCTTCATCTGGATACATATCGGGTCCGTCTTGTCCTGGGTATTCAGGATTAAAGTCAAAATTCTCTGTAAAGGTAAACATACCATTGTTCCTATCGTTAAGTTCATCTGATACATCTTTGTTTAAGGGTCTAGTAGTCGTGTCTATCTCATCTGACATATTTGCATACTCAATACGAGCAGTAACCACGCCTTTCTTATTCATCTTCAACTTAACAGCATGGTCTACTACCTTTTGAATAGGGTGTGCTATGTTGAATTGTCTGTACAAGAGACCTCTTACCGAGTCCATAGACATTGCAAGGTCTTTTGTAAAGACATCTTGTTTAGTATCTAATCCCATTTGCACGAAGCGTCTAATCAAATCTAATCCGATTTCATCTGTTGCTGTTTCTACAAACTTTGCAGCTTGATAGTCTCGCATTTTCGCTTGTGCTTTTGGGTCCACCTCAACTTGTGGTTTTGCAATCTTATTCTCTGGAAATAAAATTATATTATCATAGTCATTTTTAATATTGATATCATCACTCACTTATTTTATTCCCTTTGAAGTCAACAAGTCCTAGTTTGTTATAATGTTCTATCAACTGATTATAACCACCTACTAACTCGTCATTTATTTTAATTTGAGGCATTGACCTAACATTTTTACCTATGTCTTTAATCATCGCCTCAGGACTTTCAAACTCTTTCAAGTTCTTTTCTTCATATTTCAAACCAAGTCCTTTTATTAAGGACTTAGCTTTAACACAAAATGGACAATTGTCTTTTGTATAGACAACTATATTACTCTGCTGTGTCATTCTTCTTTTCCTTTGCCGTGTCTTCGACACTTTTGAAGGCTTCAGCAGACTTTAGTTTAAGTTTGTAAGCGTCAACAACTTCACCAATCGTGTACTCATACATCTTATTAAACTCACCAAGTGGCAGTCTTAAACCTATCCATGCTCTGTAGTAACCTGATTTTGTTCTAGTTACCTCTTGTGCAAAGATTTCATATCCTCTCACTGGTGTATTTGCAATGATATTTACCATCGCTGTTTCTACTTCTGTAACCACGGTCTTAACATTAGTTTTACCTACTTCGGTTACAAACATTTTTGCCTTCTTGTTCATTTCTCCTGCAACAATATCAGCCATTTCTGCTTTCGCAATTAACTTAGCTTTCTCAATCGCAAGTTCTAATGATGGTGATACACTAGTACCAACTCCGAAGATACAAGTCTTCTCATCATCTTTTGTTTTAACAACGCCATTGTTTGCCCACATAGATATGTCGCAATGTTTAGCATTATCAAAGTCCGCCATATACCATGTCGGTACTTCATCTACTAACTTCTCCGTCTCTTGCTTAATCTTATAAGTTTTTGACGAACAAGCATTTAGGCCAATTACTAGAACGCCTAAAAGTCCTATCTTCATTATGTTTTTATACATCATTTTTCACACTCCTAACTACATTATATAACATTTCACTCAACTTGTCAATAAGCTGGTTATTCTCAACATATGCAACAACATCCGTTGTGGTCATACCTGTTATTAACATAAAAAGGAGACCCAATATGATTAGATTTTTAATCATTATTTTCTCTCCCAATTACCTTCGTTTGTTAGACACGCTCTTCCGAAGGATTTGAAGGCGTGTGAAGATTGAGAATACAATCTACAATATTCTGGAGCACTCATATCTTTATAATAGAAAGCTGCAAAGAGTTCCCAGTAACCAGGTTTCTTTGCTTTCTCTAATTCTATCATTTTCTCCAATTCTTTAATTCGTTCTTTGTCTGTTCTACCGTGTTCAGTATCAGCACATTCCATAATCTCTTCTTTGATGATAGTCTTATCATCTAATTCTCTAATAACAATCTTAATGAAACACCATTGACCGTCTCTTTCAAATCTATCTAAAACTTTTGTAGAAAGAACACCATTGTCTTCGTTTTCTTTCCATTCTTTTAACTTTTGTTCTACCTTTGTATGTGTATCAGATATATATACTTTGTCCACAGGTGCCTTATTTACTTGGCTCTCTTCTTTGTAAGTAATAGGTTTAGGTAAGATATCTGCATATGCAATACCAGATACAATTAAGAACAAAATAAGAACAAATGTCCATGTTAGATATTTCTTCATAGGGTCAAGTTGCATTATTGTTTCTCCACCCATCTACCGTCTGGCATTTGACATACGGTTCCAAACCTTGTATCAATATCATTGTTTGAGATACCAACAACAGGCCAAGAGTTCTTAATATTAAAATTACTTTCGTACTCTTTACAGATAATAGGACCTTGTGCATAACTTCTGTTTACTTTTATTGTGCCATTACTACCTGTCTTATTGTTTAACCAATTACTATAACTTGCACTACCAGGACCATTGTTTAAATGGTCTACAAATACTGCATTGTGTAAATCGTAATCACTATCATATAGTAATTCAGCACCGGCAAATGCACCTACTACAGCACACGCAGCCGCAATGTATGGGTCTTGTGATATTAGTTCTACACAAGTCATAGCACCTGTAGTACCACCGAGTACTGCACCTACATGACTTCTGTTAAATTTGAATCCTTTAGTATTGTTAACATCTTGGTGTTTTGTACTACAAGCACCGAGCGACAAACTAATTATTAAAATCGAAATCGTTTTTCCTAATTTCATCACATACCTCCTTTTGATTTTCTTTTAAGATAACACAATTATCCAATGCCGTGTTATCTACCACATATTTTTTTCTCATATCATTCTCTTTCCACCAGACCACAGCTCTTGCTGTTAGTGGTCTGATTAAGAAAGTGCCATCATTAGCTGATGTAAGATGAAAGTCCATGGTACTATTTAACTCCAAACAAAGTCTTAAGCTTTGCCCAATTGTTAGCAGTTTGTTGTTTCGCACTAGCCCAACTTGCTGATTGATACTCTTTTATCTCTTCAACTTCGTTAGATAGAAAACTGACTACTTTGCCTGGTACTTCAATTACTGCATTACCAAACTCTTGTGGTGTTATAGTCTTTGTCTCATTCGCATTGGCACTTGATATGCCGAATACGATTACACATAATATAAGTATTTTATTCATACTTTCCTTCCCATTGTTTTAATATCAGCAATGTCAACAACTTGGTAGTTACCTTTGTTGTATGCAATACTGATTGTTTTACCAGCAGGTAGTTGTGGTTTCAATACTTTTCTCTTCGTAGCACCTGCTGTAATAATATTACTACAAGGTATTGAATGTCTTACTGAATAGTCTGGAAAAGGAAAACCTTTAAACTCGTTTATCACTTTACCATTACTATCTAACTTAACTCCGATAGACTTCAACCATTTCATATGATTTTTCATCGCTATCTTGTTTCGCATATCTTTAGTTAAGTAAGTCGCTTTTGTCTTTGCCATATGATTTTGCTTCAAACGCTTTTTGGTCTGCATAAGTTCTTCCAAACACTTTCATATAAAAGTGGTCTCTCGGTTTAGGTGCCGAGTATGCAAGTATCAGATTATCAAATTGATTTTGCTTGATACTGATATTTCTCATAGAAGAAGGATGCGCTTTCTTCAATGACTTCATTTCTTTTAAGAAAGCAATACGATTGCCGTATCCTTCTTTCTTACCTTTTTGGTCTTTTTGTGTCGCCGTCTTAAATTCACTAAACATCATTTCTTTTGTGTATGTAAACATTATATAGTCCTCCCAGATTGATTAATTGTTATAATAGTATCACAAACCTGAACGCTTGTCAAGCTGCCAATAAACCCATATTTTACACTAAATTTAGGAAAAACGAGGGGCCTAGAGGGCGCTGTAGAGGGTTTGGGATAGTCCCATGTATGATTGCTCATAGGGATTTTACTACTTTTTTGCATTTTTAGTCTTCTTTCTTTTACCTGACAAATAATGGATTGTCTGATTCTTTTTAACTTCAAAGTCTAGTTCCATCTGAGCATTTGGTTCAGAAGTGGTAACATACTTTTTAATATTACTCATTAACATTTTTATTCCAATAATAAAATTTTGCATATGGTCTCCTTATCTAATATCGTCAAAAGGATCATTTGCTAAATCTCCTAATGGCATTTTGATTTCAGTTTCTTTCGGTGCATATTCTCTTTCAAAGTCTGCGACTTCTTTTTCTCTATATGCAATACCTTCGTCTACCTTCTTAATGGCCATTGGTACATTGCCACTTTGAAGTTGGTCTTTAATTTCTTTTAGTTCTTCAATGACCGTCATTACATCAATCATTTTAATCTCCTGTTGTTTCGAGCTTCTTAGTTAGGTTTTCTTCAATCTGATGGAAATAACACCAATGTGTTCCTGTCTCACCAGTATAACTAATGGCACCTGTATAGTTTAACTCGGTGTCATATGTTTGTGCATTTATTGAGGAATCAAGTTCAGCTGCAACATCTGATTTTTCAGTTGCAATACCTATATTGATTATCTCACCAGTTCTTCCGTGGTTACCTAAAATTGTATCTCCTACATTAATTATCATATTTGTATCCTCCATATTTTTTGTTTAAGTGTTTATGTTCATATTGTTTTGTCAACTCTGGTGCAAAATCATATTTGAAAAATTGTCTACCATTCCATAATTGACCGTAATCGTTAAATAGAGAGTTATCAAACTCGGAAACATCACCAAATACATCTTCGTAAGTTTCATAATACTTGTCGCCGTGTATCATTTCAACTATCGTACTACCTGTAGCATTTACAGCACTTTCTATATAGTGCTTGTCGCAATAGGTTTTAATTCTTTTCTTAAATTCTTTATTGTTTAGTCTATTCAACTGACTTAAAGGAACATTTCTAAAGATAGTGTTAAAGATATAGAAGTACTCCATATCGTCTTCATCATAGTATTCAATACCGTAAACTAAATTTAAACTAGAACCTTTTGTCATTTATTCCCCTTGTTATATTGTTATTGTTGATGTTATTATTAAAAATAAAACCATGACTAAGCAATAAAAATTTAAGCTAGTCATTAAGTCAATCTCACTAAGATTACTACTTGTAAAACTAAAATTGCAAGTGGCACTATAGTTCTAATAAATTCCATAGTGTGATTGTATTCGTCTAGTTTTCTCTCAAACTTATTTCTTTTTTTCATATTATGCAGCCTCCTTTTCAATTTTTTTGTATTTTGTAATGTGATTTACAATATCGTTGGTTTTGTAATTTGCATATGCGTTATGATAAACATTAGATATTCTAGTAGTTGGTTTTGTACCGCCAACAAAATATCTATTTTTATTATGTGACTTGATAGTATGTTTTTCTGTATACTTCGGAGTATATGACGGAAGTATTTCTACTTGTACATTTTTAGTATTAGTGATTTTAAATTTTGTTGTGTGTTTCATTATGTTGTCCTTTTTATTGTTGTTTTGTGCGATTAACTCCTCGTCTCTCAACTTATTATATTTGTCAATATCAGACAATGCTTTATTTGATAATTCTGTCATTAAGCACTCTCCGATGTTATTACATCATCAACATTGTATTCATCAATTGAACACAGGTTAATATTGTCTGTCTTTAAGATTTGAGACTTGCAAGTATCATAGTCAATCTGACCATCTTTCAATTTCTCAATAATCTTATCAACTGCTTTTTCAGCTTCGTCCCAATAGTAGTTCATTACTTTACTCATAGTGTGTGTCTCCTTTGTTATATTGTTCTTTTGTCTTATTCATACTAGTATAATACATCATTTCGCAATCATTGTCAAGCAAAAAACGAGCATATTATTAAAATAAATACCCTAATTTATAACATATTCCAACGATTGAAACGATAGAAAGTGTCAAATTTGTGATTATAATGGAGTATTCTTTCCACATGATACCTACGATACACCAGATTAACCCTCCTAGCACCATCACTAGAGGGCCTAATGGGTATATTCCAAGTGAGTTAATACCTGTTCCAAGTATCAAAATGAAGGTTCCTAACCATTTAAGTATGTTTTGTATTTTTAAATTTTTCATCATATATACATTATACCATACTAAAATAGCTATGTCAAGCGTTATTTTGGTTATTTTTGAAGTTTTTTTTGTTGATTTTACTGACTTTTAGACAAGCCAGTTGTACATTGCTCTCATTGATAGTAGTAAATACATCAATTCCATCAAGGCTCTAGGGTAATCTTTATCTTTATATCCCCAATATATCCACATTATACACGCTACAATTGACAAGGCCCAGCCCATCCATTGTGTATCTACATTTGCTTCTGATAAGATGAATACGGAAGAAACTGCGATTGCAAGTCCTATCCATCGTTCTTTATTTCTGATTTTCGTCCATATACTGGTCATAGCCACCCCTTACTATATAATAACTATCTACTATGTCGGTAACAGGATTTTTGAGAGTTTGTTGGTCTAAATGTTCCATAAGATTTACACCTGTTTCCTCGTAAAACTTATCGTACATTTTCTCTTTGTCTGCATTACCTTTACCTGTGGCAAGTTTCTTTACTACGCTAGGTACTACGGTACGAAACTCAATATTTTTCTTATACAACTTATGTTTCAATAGACCGCAATTCTCTGCTAGGTTGAATACTCTTCCTTTACTACCAAAAGAGTAATCTTCTATAAACACAAGAGGATTAATTGTGTGACCAACACAAGTATTAAACACCCATTCACTAATTTTATCGTGTCGTTCTTGTGCGTGTTTCCATTCAGGCATAAGATGTCCGACTATCTTACCATCTAAAAATACACCTTCGTATTTCTTAACGGTTGTTAAGTAGTAAAACTTACAATTCTGTAATGGGTCTTCTTGTACTGGTGCACCATCTACGACACATACGGCAGGGCAAGTTAGTGAGTAATCAATTCCAATTATCTTCGTCATCTGAAGTATCCTCTGTTAAAACATCTTCTTCTGGATCGTTAATTGAGCCGCCACAAAATGGACAACTTATAGGTTCAATATCGTCTTTAGGCCACGATATTGTAAATTCTTCTTCGCAATGTTCACACTCGTATTTTGCTTTTTCCATTATAATTTAAACTTCTTAAATTGGTCTTTCTCAACATCTTGTTTAAGACCACCGATTACATAAGATTCAATCTCTGTCTCTTGTGGTGCATTTTGTAAACTTCTGCTGTTAAACCAATGTTCAGTCCATGGTAAAGGATTAGCATTACCTTGTTCATAGATTGGTTTGATACCAATTGCTTTCATTCTTTTGTTTGCTGTCCATTCCACATAATTGTGTAATAGTTTTTCAGAAAGTCCAACCATTGAACCTTTTGAGAATAGATATGTTGCCCAACGCTTCTCTTCTTCTACTGCGTCTTTGTACATCTGTTCAACATACTTTTCATTGTTCTTCATAACCTTATTCATAACTTTATCGTTTTCAGGACCACGATAGTTATTAATAATTCTTTGTGAAACAGCAAGGTGTTGTGATTCGTCTCTTGCAATAAAAGAGATAATCTTTGCACTACCTTCCATAAGTTTCAATTCGCCAAATGCAAAACTACAAGCAAATGAAACATAAAATCTTAAACCTTCTAATATGTTTACGGTTACAAGTGTTCTCCATAGTTTTTCTTTTAAGTCATATTCATCAACTTTGTTACCTAATTGATGTCTCATACCTGTTTGTATGAATTCATCATACGCTTTGGTTACTGACTTACTTCTATTTTCAATCTTCTCATCTGTTATAATAGTATCAAATATTTCTGCTGGGTCTGGATACAAGTTCTTAATAATGTATGTATAACTTCTACTATGTATTGTCTCCATAAAGTCCCAGGTTACGATACAACCTTCTAGTTCTGGTAAAGAAACGAAAGGTAAAAATGCAAGACACGGACCTCTACCTTGTACACTATCTAACATAGTTTGATATTTTAGATTAGATGTAAAGATAAACTTCTGCTCTGGTCTTAATGCTGACCAATCAGACCTGTCTTTCTGTAAAGATACTTCTTCTGGTCTCCAGAAGAAACCTAATTGTTGTTGTGTTAACTTATCAAAGATAGGATACTTCATATTATCGTATCTTTGTACCTGTAGTTCCTCACCAAAAAACATAGGTTGTTTAGTGTAGTCTATTGCTTTTCCTTTATTGAATACCGTATTGCTCAATTTTAGTTCCTCTTATTCTATTTAAATATTACAAGCCTCACATTCACCGTCATCTTCTGCGACAGGAAGTGAAACTTCTGTTTGCGTGTCTGCTAGTATGTTCTTCTTTTGGTCTGGTTGAAGATTAACACTACCTACGATTTGTTCATCATAAGTCATAGGGTGCATAGGTTCATCTTCTTTCTTACCGTCATATGTGTTTTGATAGTAAGATGTCTTCCATCCTAGTTTATATGTAGTCAACAAGTCTCGTGCCATTACTGATAACGGTACTTGATTGTCTTCATAATTTTCTGGATTGTATGACCAGTTGCCTGATATACCTTGGTCAAAATACTTTTGCATTACTGCAACGATATTTATATAACCTTCATTACTCTTCATATCCCATAAGAGAGTGTAATTGTTCTTTAATCTTACATAGTCTGGTACAACTTGTTTCAATGTACCTTTCTTACTCTTCTTAACAGATAGATAATCTCTAGGTGGTTCAATACCGTTTGTAGCATTAGATACCACACTAGAGGATTCAGAAGGCATTTGAGCAGAGAGAGTGCTATGTCTCAACCCATATTGCATAATATCTTTTCTTAACGCTTCCCAATCAAAGCTGAGTTTACGATTTACAATCTCATCAACTTCTTTCTTATAAGTGTCAATAGGTAAGATACCATCTGAATATTTTGTTTTGTCAAAGTAATCACACTTCGTTTTTTCTTTTGCGATTTCATTACTTGACTTTAATAGGTAGTATTGGAATGCCTCGGTTAGTTTATCAACTTCTTTCCACGCCATCTTTTGGTCATAATTAAAACCTTTCTTCGCTAGATAATGTGCAAGTCCGATATAACCAATACCTAAACTTCTTCGTGCCTTTGTAGAGATTTCAGCAGCTCTTACTGGATACTTCTGATGGTCTATAATCTCTTCTAATGCTCTTACTGATAAGTCACATAAACTTTCTAACTCATCTAAATTCTTTAATAGTCCAACATTGATTGCACTTAAAATACATAACGCAATCTCACCATCACCATCTATATGTTCGATAGGGTCTGTAGGTAGTGTAATTTCTTGGCATAGGTTAGACATATTAACTTTGTCTTTAAAAGAAGAGTGAGAATTAGCATGGTCAATATTCATAATGTATATACGACCAGTTTCTGCTCTTTCTTTTAGTAAGTCCATAAACATCTTTTGTGTACTTACTTTCTTTCTATAAATCTTTGTGTCTTTCTCAAACTTCTTGTACAACTCATCAAACTCTGGTGTACCGAAAGCGTCATAAAGACCTGGTGTTTCATGTGGAGAGAATAATGTCATGTCTTCGTTATTAATAAATCTCTCGTAAAATAGTTTTGATAATTGAATTGAGTAATCTAATTTTCTAACTCTGTTATCTTCACTACCTTTGTTGTTCTTTAAAACAATAATATCTTCTATCTCTTTATGCCAGATAGGAAAGTGTACCGTAGCACAACCACCTCTTACACCATTTTGTGTACAAGATTTTACGGTTGCTTCAAACTTCTTTAAGAAAGGAACAACACCTGTATGTGCAACTTCACCACCTCTAATTCTACTATTGATACCTCTAATACGACCCATGTTGATACCAATACCTGCTCTCTGTGCTGTGTAGTAACCAATCGCTGTGTCACTGCTAAAGATACTAGGAAGACTATCTGCGACATCTACTAGTACACATGAAGCATATTGTTTCATAGGGGTTCTAACACCCGCCATAACAGGCGTAGGAATGTTTATCTTAAATTGTGAGATAGCATTATAATACTTTTTGATATATGACATTCTTTTATTACTAGGATACTTTGCAAAGATTGTAGCCGCAATCATCATATACATAAATTGTGGTGTCTCATAGATTGCACCACTACTTCTGTCTTGTACAAGATACTTGTCCATAACTTGTCTTAAACCTGCATAGGTAAAGCTATAGTCTCTATCGTGGTCAATCATAGTATTCATTCTATCAAAGTCGCCTTCATCATATTGATTTAAAATGTCTGCGTCATAGACACCTAAATCTACACACTTCTTTGTGTGAGCAAATAGATGAGGATGGTCCCATAGTTTACCATTAATACTTTTTCTTAGACTATAAAGAAGAAGTCTACTTGCAACATATTGATAGTTTGGATTCTCTAATGATATTAAGTCTGAAGCTGACCTAATTAAAATCTGTTGTATTTGGTCTGTAGGAATATTATCATAAAATTGTAACCCACTATTCATTTCAACTTGACTTGATGATACACCTTTTATATCTTCACAAGCGTATTCTACCATATCGTGTATCTTGTCAATATTCAATGGCTCTTGTCCACGGCCATTTCTTTTTATAACATTAATATCTTTTTCAGTCATCTATCTCTCCTACTCCTATGCTTTTCTATAATTTGTTAAAACTTGTTGTGCTGATAATTTTGAATATGTGTTGATACTTATAATCTCTTGTAGTTGTACTTTAGATACACCTGTCTTAATTAAGTCATTAACATCTTTGAGTTGTATATCTTCTGGCCAAATAAAAATGTTGTAACCTAATTCAATTATCTTCTCCATTCGCTTTACTATTTCTTTATTTCTCGGTTCGTTATCAAATATATATGTCACCTGTTCAGGATTATATTTACTATCTAGTGTCAAATCAGCGCCACCAGCTGCGATACAATTGTCGATAAACAAACTATCAATAGGACCTTCTACAACATAAATGTGTTGTGCAAAGTTTACTCTTTCTAATCCGTATATCTTGTCTTTGTCTTCGTCTAACTTAATGGTTACATACTTTGGTGTCTCATTACCAAAGGCTCTACCTTGATAGGCGAATACTTTACCGTCTGTATCATAGAACGGTATCACTAGTCTTGGATGGTCGTACTTACTTGTATTGTATTTACGAGGTGAGATTTTGTGTGCCCACTCATAAAACTTATGACATAAGAAAAGTTTATCAAAATACTTTTCAGGTATCATTCTATTATCCACATACTTTCGTACTGGATGCTCGTCTTCTAAATCTGATATTGAAGTGAGTAGAGATATATAGTCGTTCTCTAACTTTATCTTCGGTTTAAAATCAAACTTAAACTCTGGTTTTGGTGTTGCAGGTGCGTCCGACTTGTATCTTTCTAATAGATAATTTTCATAGATTTTTGGGTCTATCTGTTTTAGAAAGTTTGCGAGGTTCTGACCCATACCACAATTGTGGCATTTGAAAAACATATCGTTTTTCTTACGGTAGAAATAACCTCTGGACTTTAGTTTCGACTTTTGACTATCACCACAATGAGGACATCTAAAGTTAAATAGATAGTCACCTTTTTTCTTAAAATGAGCTAGCCGGGTCGATATTTCTTGTATAAATTTTAAATCTGTATAACTTGACATTTAGCACTTCTTATCTTTAATTGATATAGTACACACTATACTATATCTTACGCTATTTGTCAAGCACCTATGTGACTTTCATTAACTCCACGACTAATGGGAAGTTTCTTGCTAAAATAAAACCGATTACTATAGAACCACCAATAATTAAGTACTTCCACTTCTCTAGCATATTTACCTTTTCTCCTAGAGAGTTCTTAATACTTCGTATTTCATTCATAATACGCTTTTCAGTCATATCTATATTATCTTTTAATTGTCTATATCTACTTTCAGTATCTTCTTGTCTGTCTTTTAACTTTGAAAAGATAATTTCATCTAGTTTTTCTGCTTGATTTAATTTCTCTTCGTGTACGGCTAACATCTGCTTAATACCACTACTGATACCAGTTAACTTGTCAATCGCTGTGTCTAGTCTTTTATGCACTTGATTACTTTGCTGAAGTTCGGACTTCAACACCTCTATACTTGTACGGTTATCGTACACTTCTTTTGATAGTGAAGCTAGAGTTGCCCTAGTTTCACCGTTACCGTGACCTGTTGTTGTAGACATAGCGATTATTCTCCCAAAGTCAATTAACCCGCTAGCGGATTTTTTGCTTTTAATTTAAGTTCTTGTATCTGTAGTTTTAAGACTTCGACTTCTTTTTCGTTTATTTTAATTGCTGTCTTGTTCTTTTGTACACTACCAGAAATATCAGCAGGTATTTTACCTTCTAATTCCGTAATTTTAATTTGTAATGATTTAATAGTTTCTTGTAGAGGTGCAATGTTAACACCTTTTCTTTCTTCCATTGCGTTCATTTTAGTAGTCAACTCTCCGTATTTAACGAATCCACCACCAATAGCAACTACGGCTGCGATTAAAGCTGCCACACTTGCCAAGTTATCTTTTAATTGTTTTATCATAGTTGTTCCCTTAATTGTTTTAATTCAATCTGTAATCTGGTTTCCTCAGTCTTAATTCTGTCTAACTCTACACGCTGACTAGTCAACGGATCGTTATCAGTATATTTTGCTAAGGTAACACCTGTATATATTTGTGTTTGCTCTATATTTAGTTGATTAAAGAAATCTACATTGCCATCAGGAAGTTGTGTAGAAGAGTAAAAGGACTGATTTTTATATGAAGACATATCAGGAGCTTCATCGCTCATTGCCCTTAGTGTTATAAATTGTACTGCTTTTACTTTCTGGTCTACCGTCATCAATGTATTCTCTAATTTCTTAATAATCTTTTCTACTTTAGCACTTATGCTGCTTGCAATAGATTTCTCATCTCCGCTATCAACATCTGTTTCCTTTGTTGTTCCAGTCTCATCTGCATCCAATTTTTCTTCATTAGTCTTCTTCGTCTCCTCTCCTTCTGTTTCCGTATCTTCATCCATAGAAGATTCATTTGACTTCTCTTCTGTGTTTTCACTCTCCTCAGGTTCATTCTCACTACTTGTCTCATTTTCTTTAGTAGTTTCGGGTTTTGGTTCAGTTGAATTACTTGCATTTGATTCCTCTTTTTTAGGTTCGTTTTCTACTTTAGGTTCACCTTTTACTTTAGGTTCCTCTTTGATAGTCTCTTCTTCTAAATTAGACTTCTTTGCTACAACATTATTTTCCTCCATTTTAGGTTCTTTTACTTTAGGTTCCGGAACAACATTGAGTTCTTCCTTCATCATATTACCTACTTCTTCAAAAAATTGTTCTTCTGTTATATTCTCTTCAACGAGAGCAGTATTAAATTCTTGTACTAAATTTTCCTTTACGATTATCTGTTTAAATTGTTCAATTACCATAGTTTCTAGTTTCTTCATTTCTATAGCAGGTGCTTTAAATTCTTCTATCTTAACTTCTTGTCTTTCTATTCTAGGTGCAATTTCTATATTAACTTCAGGTTTAAATTGTTGTACATCTTTAAATACTTCTGTCAATGCTGTTTGTGATTCTTCTATCTGCGTATTCGCTGATGATATGTTAGTTGATTGTTCTTCTGTTAGTTGTTGAAAATTTATATCTGCTAGAGTAGCAGTTAGACTTGCACCTAATAAGTTAGGTCCTACTGAAGCAGTTGCACTAGTATTGTTACCATCTATACCTTGCCATTGCCAATCCCACTTTCTTGCACCTGTTCCGTTGTGAGCAATTGTATCGCTATATGTATATGAGTTAACCCCGTAACCGGCGTCATTATTTCTAGTTATAGAGGTAGTCGCAAGGACATTGTTGTTGTCGTCTAGTATTTTTAATATTGTTTTATAACTATCTGCCCCAGCAGTTGCTGAACCACAACGACTAGTAGAACCTAACCATTCGCAATTCTGTACTTCGGTAAGTGAATTAAGTGATACACCACCATCTAAACTATCAGCAGTTATATTAAACTGACCACCGTTTTCTTTTTCTGTAGTTATACCGACTAGTGAACCATTAGCGGTAACATTACCAGTTCCTTTTGCTTCTAGTTCGTTTTGAAATGCTTGTATACCACTATCAATGGTAAAACCTGAACCACTACCTACCTTATCAGGTGTGTGAGAGTCTTGTGTATTCTGAAAACTAGATTGTCCATCACCTGCGTTGGGTAATAGATTACCTGTTGTTGCTTCTTCTGCCTTAATCTCGTTTACGGAAATTATAAGGATTAAGGTCGTCAGCAAGTTTATCAAGTTTAAACCACGCATATCCGAGTACTCCTAAATAAATTGTTAACCATATTAATAGTTCCATAGTGTGTCCTTATTTTGATTTGTTATTCTTATCAACTTTCATTTCAAGCTTCTCAACTTTCTTTTCAAGTTTATCTGCGTATGCGTCTAACTTCTTATTTTCTTTTCTTATTTCATCAGCGATAGCAGTTTGTTCAGTCAATTGGTAATTTAAAGACTTGTCTTCTTCACTAGTCTTTGTTAATTCTTTTTCTTTCTTCTCTATGATTTTTAGTTTATGAACATATAAGTCATAGTCTGGTCTTAACTTGTCGTATTTGTTCCATTGTGCTTTTGCTTCTGCACCAATCTTACCTTGATATGGACAAGGTGTTCCCGAGTGTATCATTGCTTCAAATACTCTAGGATCCTGACATAATATAGAAACAGCAGCGACCTTCATACCTAGGTCATTTAAGACTTTGCTTAATTTAATTCGTTCACAATTTTCGTCTCTTATATGAGCACCCATTGATATACCGATACCTGGATATTGTAGACCTCCAGATACACCCATAACGCATACATCTTGCGACATAGCACTCATAGAGGGCGCTGAGGCAGTATTCTGTTGGTCTCTTATGTTTGAGTTGTTGTTTGTGGTTGCGTTAGTACTGCTCGTTGTATTACTAGACGAACCAGATTGGTAAGTAGTTGTGTCTTCCTGTGAATATCCACCCGTAATTGTAGTATTACTTCCAGTAGTATTAGTAAGGGAATTGGTAGTCGCTCCAGATGATGTTGTATCAGACCAAGCAGGAATTGTAGTGATTCCTAACATAACAAAACATACTATAAATAAACTAAGTAATCTATCCATTGTGTGTGTCCTTGAGTTAATCTATACTATTATTTATAGAGAAGGCACACTCTAAATGGTTGTTTTCGTAGGAAAAATTTGACACATTAGGGTGTCATTTAATTGACTAGAGTTTTCCTTGACTAATTGCAAGTAATATCATACCCCATACACAGGCACCTACTAGAAGTACAAGCATTAGTATGGCAATACCATCTAATATAGCTCTTTGTAGTTCTCTTTGTCTATAGACTTCTTTTTCTCTTTGGGCCCTAATCTCTCTTCTCATTTCTGTAAGTTCAGACCAAGTATTGGGACCAAAACGGAAGTTTAGAAGAGACCGTAAGTCTCTCTCTTGTTCCTGTATCTTCTTTTCGTGTATGAGTAATTGTAAGGACTCTTCTTCTACGCTACCTGCTGAAAAGAGTTTCTTAAATATAGGTGGGTTCTTGTTATGTTCAGCTGCTTTTCGTATATCTGCTACAGCAGTATACCACTTACCCATTTGTTTGAAGGTGTGTTCAGCTTCCGAACCTAATGCGACTGCTCTTGTGACTGCTTTGTATGCTGTTGTTGCAATTGCTATTGCTGAGATTGGGTCTATCAATGTTCTCGTTCCTTATGCTATAGTGTGGGGCTGTAGTCATAAGGTAAAACATCAAATCATATTACTATTTAGTTATTTTCTAACAGAGTCTATGAAATTGTAAACTCGGCCGAATTGTTTATCAATGCTTATCAGGTCTTGTTGTATCATAGTCACTAGTAATTGTAATTCTATTAATGTGACTAGTGTCCAGGTTGCTAACCCTAATAGGATTGAACCTAAAAGACCTATTAACATTGTATTAGTTTTTCGTGTCATTTTCTGTTTCTGGTTCGTAGTATTTTTTATACTCATCTAGCAATCTATTAGTCTTTACCATATGGTTTCTAATCTGAGCAAAGTTCTTTGCAATGAGTTGATAGTCTGCGTCTGTTAAACCAAACAGCACAGGGTCTATACCTGCTTCTTCTAACTTCTTAAATACTTCTTGTGCATTTTCAGAAGTAATAATAATCCACTTAATCTGTTCTAGTTCAGGTGGTGTTGGTTTCTCTAAATTTAGTTTTGTTCTTTCTACTTCTGTTTTAAAGATGTCTAACTTCTTAATAGAAGAACAACCACTAATTGCGATTGCAAGTATTAAAACTAAAAATATATTTTTAATATTGTACATAATTTGGATTCGCTATTGTTGGACATTCAGAATTAATTTCACTCTTTTTAGTTGCTTTAATTTCTTTTTCTGTAAGTGGAGAACCCATAGCGATTGAAATACATCTAGTAGCATTTACACTACCTTTGTTAACTATTCTCTCTATTACTTTTGTTTTCTCTACAGCAAGTTTACCAATGTCTCGTTGTTTCTTATTAAACCTTTTATCAAGGTCGGTTAAGTCTTTCTTTAGGGCGCTCACCAGAACATTCATTTGTTTGTTCGCTTCTAGTATTTTACCAAAGTCTTCTTTTTGTTGCTCTATTACAGCCTTTTGGCTACTAACTGCTTCTTCTAACTTGATTTGGTTTGCTTGTAAAATAGCATTGTCTGCTTTCAACTTATAAACATAAGCTGCACCACCGGCTAGTCCTGCAATCAATATACCTGCCATAATCATTTTTGCACCACCGAATATCATATTACTATCTCCAGAATTTTAATTTTTGTATTAGTTCTACTAGGTCTTCAAACTTCTCGTTTACATACCAACCTAAAACAAAACCAATTATAAGTCCTATTGTTAAAAACATTATCTCTTACTCCTTAATTTTACTTGTTCTACTTTCACTTTCGCTATTTCATCTTCTAGTTTGTTAATCTTCTTTACTAACATAGGAAACTTTTGTATTAGTTTCTCTTCTTTAGAAAGAACATCTAAGTCGTATCTCTTGGCTGCCCAACTATAACACTTATCTACTTTCTGGTAAAACCATATACCCATCTTAGTTTTCTTAAACCATGAGTTAGTAGCTTGTCCTACTATGGCACCCATAGCAGATTTGATTAAAAAGAACCACATACTATTTCTTCGCCTGTGGTTTCGCACCTCGTGGAGCGCTTGAGTTGATTGCCCAACGGCCAAACATTCTCACACTATAGTAAGCAGATTTTATTTTCCACTTAGGAACTGAAGGTTCTGAATTTTCCATACCTTGTCTGAATACCTTATCTGCTATACTTCTATATAGTTCTCGGTCTTTCTTCGTAGATATGATACCTTCTTTAAATGCACTATTAATCTTTTCGTACATGATGTCATGTATTACAGCTGCTCTTGCAACATCAAATGGAGCAATAAATGCCCAACATATTCTTGGTACACTTGCAAGGTCTGTTATGTATTTTGCTGGTACCGTTATCGTTGCTGTATTTCTTCCGTTGTCATAAACATCTACTTTGCAATCTAATAACATTGATACTTCTCTATCATCTAAATCATCTGACTTAAACTTTAGCGCTTTATTTAATACCCAGTTTCTTGGTGGTAAAAATATTGCGTCTAATAATCCGTTCCAATTACTCTTCTTCATTGTTGTCCTCTCGTTTAACTATTTTCAAGTTTTTTGTTTTCTTGTCTTGTTTGATACCATGTCTAGGATCCTTATTGGCCGCTAATCCAATCTTTCTACTTCCATATCCTTTTGGAGGAGTATCTCCTAAAGCTGCTACCGGGTGCATACCACCCATGGCACCACCAGAACCGATACTACCAAATGCACTATCAGTTAATCTTGCTTTTTCTAAAATTGATTTTTTTGATTCGTCTACGACAAACTCTGGTTCGTTTTTACCGTATGTTAATTCGTCTACAATAACATCTAGTCTATCTAGTTGGTCTAGTACACTATTCATTACAGCGTTATTGTTATCTTTATTCTCTTTGATATTTCTACCAAGTTTAGTTAGAATATCTTTCTTCTTTTTCTTCATCATAGCGTCAGGTGGCATAGAAACTCCGCCACTCGCAACTGAATTAACAGGTGCGTCTTCATTTTTAGGTACGCAATTAGGTACTTCTTTGCCACCTTTCATTTTAGTTCCGACTTGTTTGTGTGAGTCCCAACAAGCTTCCCATACATCTTTAAATTCTTTTAGTTTTTTATTTTCGCTCATCTAAATAGTCTCCAGGAACATATATTTCTTGCATATCTTTACCGTACTTCATCTTATATATATCTAAACCTAACACCGTTGAATCTGGTTTAAGTTCTTCTATAGTAAAGACATCTGTACCTTTAGGTAAAAATTCTTCGCCAGTAAATAGTTCTTCTTTTAATTGATAACTTCCAACCTTTAAAGTTGAATCTGTAAAATACTCTTCATTAAGAGACATAGAATAAACTAATTCGTTCTTCTCTTTTAATATCTTAACAAGTGTACTCTCTATGTTCTTACCTTGGTCTTCAGCAAACTCTTTGTCTTCTTTAAGTAATAAACCTAAAGCAACAGCAAACGAACCTATCTTACCACCTAATCCTACTTTACCTAGTATTCTTTTTAAGTTGAATACAAATCTATGTAGCATGGTGTAAGATGATTTCTCTGCACCTGTTTTTAATAGTCTATATGGTTTAAGTACTTTACCGTCAGCGTCTATGATACCTGTCTTAAACGCAGCTTGGTTCTTAAATGGAGTAACCAATAATTTAATTACTCTATATGCTATTAATAAATCTATTGCTCTGCTTGCCATTATAGTTTCTCTAACTCCCGTCTAACATATTCGTCTTCGGTTAGTTCGTCTAACTCTGACGGATACAAATAGTTTAGGTATTTAAAAACAGACTTTAAGATAGGCCAATACTTCGTGTCATTTTTATATAACAATAAAGTAATACAGGCATTCGTACCGAAAACATTTTGTAGTACGATAATATGATTTGTTACCAACCTAATCTTTAATAGGCTCGTAGTTTCATATTTACGAAACAATCTTTTGAGATATTTAAATCTCTTTATATCATCCCAAAATTCTTTTTCAGTTTCAAATGTCGGATTATCATAATGCTTTTGTGCATACAATAACCAGTTCTTGTCGGTTATCTGTTTGAACATTAATTTACGCCTATTTCAGTTTAGCGTAAACCTTTGATGAACCGTTAGACAATGTTTCGTACTTAACTTCTAATTTTAAGTTATCAATACCAGGTCCATTATCTACTACTACATCTTCAGGCTTAGTTTCAGTTGTTTTACCGTAAGTACCGCCGAATTGTTTTACTTCACCAGTTACCGTACCGGCGTCACCATCTAATTTCATAGGTGAAATATCTAAACCAATTCTCATTAACTTTTCTCTTAACGAATCAACTGCTTGTTGTGGTTTGATATATTCCATATCTGCAACCGAACCAACAAAGGCATTAACTCTTTTAAGTACATTAGGGTCTTTCAAATTCGCTGTACTGATATTACTATCTTCTACTGCGTTTGAAGTAGCTGTTCCTACCACCTTGTCTTCTTTTAAGTGTTCTCTAAAAGTTTTCATTTATTCCTCTTTTTCTTTTTTATTATCTTTTTTAGTACCAGGTACTAAATCTTCTTCAAATTCATTAAGGTCATTTTCAGTATTAACTTCATTAGGGTTAACCGTTAAAATCTCCTGTAAAGTATTAGACTTTTCTGTAATTTTATCCATTTTGTTTTTCCTCTACAACAGGGTTTAATTCTTTCTGTGCTTCTCTTAATGTCAAATCACTATCTGCTTTTCGCATTAACTTTTCTAGTACTTGTACTGCACCGTGCAAAGCATTTAAACGAGACTTTGTACTTGCGAGTTCACCTTCTAATTTGTTAACACTTTCAGTTAGTGTTTCTCTTTCTTTAAATAGTTGATTGTATTCTTTCTCAACTAAACCAAGTGATATAGCCATAATTTTATCTCCTCAAATTAATTATATTATGCGATTGTAGCGCCTTGATTAGCAATTACATTCCATTTAGAATTTTTAAATAAACAAGTTACCGTTCCGCCTTCTGCATTAAGAACGATAGTTGAATATCCTCTTAAATTAGATGGTGTGATAGTGATGGAGTTACCACCAGTACCTACTGCAATAATTGTTTTAATCATTCCGTTAGTACCATCTGCCATTGAAAGTGCTGTTGCACCACCAGATTGGTCTACTTCTGAAATTGCTGATGTTGTATTAATCGCTGTGCTAGTAGAAGTCAATGCTTCACTAGTTGATGTCAATCCGATAAAAGTTGGAATGTTATTAAAAACATCTTTCGCTGTTACCTTTTTATTAATTGGTGTATTTGAGGGGTCATCAACAATATGGAATAAATCCTCTACCGCCAATGATGTGCCTAGATTGTCTAAGGCTGTAATCTTTTTGTCTGCCATTTTAGTTCTCCTATAATTCCACTAGTTGTGGTAAACTACTGCGTACATCATATACGCACCATTAATACTATTTATACAAATAAAAAAGGGGACCACAACGGATCCCCTAATATTCTTAATTTTATTGTTATTATCTATTACGCAACAGCAGTAATTGTTCCTGCACCGGCACCAGCAGCAGCTGATACTGCGACAGCAGCAGCAGTTGTAGCAACCGTATCAGTAATAGTACCACCCGCTAACAAGACATTTTGAGCCCCGATAGATAGTATATCATCTGCTGATATAGTTGAACCAGCAGCACCTACAACTAGTGTAAATGTTACCGTGTTAGCAGTAGAAGCTGATTTCGTCAATGTTAATGACGCAGCTGAACCACCGCCTGCTTGTGAATTGGTTACTGCGATTGTAGGCGAACCTGCAACCGTGATTTGTTCGTTATAGTTTACCGTTACCGATAAAGTACCACCTGCTGATACATCAAATGATGATATATCAAATTCAGTAGATGAAATCGTAGCAGCAGCTAATGCTGTTGATAGACCACCTAATGCGACTAGTACTTCTGGAGTAGCGGCTGTGTTTCCGTTACCAGTTCTTGTAGACCCTGCTCTTACAACCCAACCTTTTTGATTAGCAAAAACTTCTGCTTTTTCAGTTGTAGTAAGATTTTTAGGTTTACTTTCATCACTGGAACTTGCTCCCCATAAACTCATAGTATCTCTCCTTATTAATTTAAGTTAACTTAATGATTAATCGTTTATATTTATAAGATTGACTATTTAAAACCTAGTTTTCTCAATTCAGAAATCGTTTTAGCGGCACTAGTGTGATGAATACCTATACCACCTCTTGCTCTAAACTGATTAATGTTTTTGATATAGTCGTCAATTAGAATTGTTGGCATACCACCAACTTTAGCAAAATTCTGCTTTTCTCTTCTTTTTACTAAATTTACTTTACTGCCGGACATACCTAATTTGGTTCTAGCCCATTTTGATTTGCCAGGAATACAACTAGGATCCGATGTCTGTTCGACATAAGCAGATAAGATGTGTGGGTCATGTTTACTAATGAAAGACCATAGTTGTTGACCACCTGGATTCCAAGGTAATGTAGACCAGAAATTTTTAGTCTGCATTATCGGTTGCCACTTATCTCTTATTGTTTTAAATACTTTTTTAGGTTCTTGTGCCCATTGTGATAGAGGCATTTTAACTGCTTTTTGTGCAGCCTGTTCAAAATTACATAGGACTCCATCCATATCACAATAGATACGAGGCAACTTCTTGTTGTCTTGTCTAAACGCTTCGTTTGTAAGTGATAGTTTTTTGACTTGATGTATTACATCAGCTCGGAGTTCTTTAAATTTCATAGTGTGTATATCCTTTTTTCATTATGCTTTATAATAACACATTATTATGGCCTTGTCAAGCATAAAATGAGCAAAAAGATGAATTAATTTGCGTAATCTATCTTAGGATTAACATCAATTTTGTCTGATTTACTAGCATTCATAGTAGTTTTCTTTTCAGGTTCTTTAGTTTTGATGTTCATAGGGTCTTTAGGGTCTTGTGATTTAGGTAAAACACTCTTAGCATTATCATCTTTATGCTTTGGACCGTGGTCTTCTTTAATACCTTTTTCTTTTGCTTTCTTTTCAGCGTCTTTATGACCATCAGCATATACATGATTTTTTTTATCAGGTGTATTTGAATTGTCTAAAGTTGCTTTACCATTTTTGATAATATATCTATCATTCTCGTAAGCGTCTTCTTCTTTAATTTCTTTCTTATCATCTTTTTTCATGTCATGCATTTCATCTTTGTCAGCAGTTTCTTTCTTACCTTGTTTAGCAAGAATTGCTTTTTGTAATGCAGGTGGTAGT